AAAATGAAAATAAAAGAGGATAAATAAAATTTGGAATTCTAAAGTTTTTAAGAGAAAAATATGTTGTAAAAATAAAACAGGAGGAGAAAATGGTAAATAAAGAATTTCAAAAGTTAACAATGACAGAGGATGCAGAATACACAAAAAGCTGTCTAATACAATTAAAAGAATTGAAGATTATAATACAGGTTTAAGAATTAGTTGCCATCCAGAAACAGTAGATATTGGTGGTATTATTAATGGATTATTTGGATTGTCAGGAAAAGTCGGGAAATTAACGAATATGATACAAAAATGGATTTTTCAAGGTGATTCGTTAGATATTTCATATACACAAAAAGAATTAGGTAATATTTTGTCATATATTGATCTGATTAGTAAATCTTTAGGCTGGTCATTAGATGAGCTTATGCAAAAAGACTCTACTGATTTAAAGAAAAGACAGGAGAATGACGAAACATTGGAATTCGATGATTCCCAGGAAGAACAAAAGTCCTCTGATTTAACCTTCGCATCTTTGAAAGAATATTCTGAAAAAGTTACTAAGGAAGCAGAAGAGCGTTTAGGAAAATCTGCTATGCGGGATTCCGTTTCATATACGTATAAAAAGTAATTATAATATGTATTGGGAGGTAATATTTTGAATTTAATAAGAAAACGATTGCAGATAATAGCTTTCACATTATTATTATCTGTTATAATGGTAATTGGTGCAAATGTTATTTCAGACTCCAATAATAAAGTTGCTTCAACAGAGGTAAAAGCCGCGACAACAATTCCGGCATATAAAGATATGATTAAAGTTGAATCGTAATCATAAAAGACCAGCAGATTTCTGCTGGTCTTTTACAGTTATTATTATATGAGCTAAAATATATTAATAGTTTCTCTTTAAATATTACTATAATTAATATATCTTGTCAAATCATTGAGAAAATAAATATAATTTCTAAAAAATGTAGAAGATTAGATGATAAAATGTTAAAATATAACTATATAAAATTAATAAAGGGTAATTGAAAATGTATGAAGAAAGGGGAATTATATGCAATTATCAAAATTATGTTTAGCAACAAAAAAATTTTTGTCTGCAATGGTTATTACAACAACAGTCTTATCAACAACACCAATTCAAAAGATTAACTTAAAAGGAAGTGAAATTAATGTATCCGCAGCTACGGAAACGAAAATATCAAATCCTAGAATTGTGAAAGATTCTTCTTTAAAATCAGGACAAAAAGTAACGTGGGATTGTATTTATTTTGGAAGCTATCCACAAACGGAGATTGTTGATACTCCGCATAGAAGTGGGGCTTTTGCTAAAAAATGGGAAGAAGAGGATGATTATGAAATAGAGCCATCGGTATATTCCAAACTAAAAAATGCAACGGGATGGGATAGCAACGGAGATATAACGATTGATAATGTAAAGTATCGAAGACTAAGTAGTGATGATACTACATATAAATTTCTTTCTGATCAAGAAGGATATTATAACTGGGATAAGGACAATGATACAAAATATCATTACTTTCGATATGAAAAAATAAAATGGAGAGTTTTAAATGTTGACGGTAATGAAGCATTACTTTTATCAGATAAAATTTTGGACACTCAGAAATATGACACATGGCATAAAACTACATGGGAGAAAAGTATAATTAGAAGTTGGCTAAATGGATATAAAGGGTTACAAAATTCTAAAGATGATGATTATACAAAAAATAATTTTATAAACAGTGCATTTTCAGAAGAAGAAGAAAATGCAATAGAAGAAACAAAAATTAAAAATAATAATAATCTTACATATCAAACAGAAGGTGGAAATGATACCCAAGACCAAATCTTTTTATTATCACAGTCAGAAGTTTCAGTTGATGCAGCAAAGTATGGATTTTTAACTGAAGCAGTAAGTACAGATGATGCTAGATCCTGTAAAAGTAGCACATATGCAAAAGCTATGGGAAATGCTGTCAATATTTTTACAGATAATTATGGATGCAGTTGGTGGTGGTTACGTTCACCAGGGCTTAATTCACGTTATGCCTCTGCAATAGATTATTTTGGATATACTGGAGGACTTCCAGTTGATAATGTGAATGCGGGAATTCGTCCTGCTCTGAAATTGGATCTTTCACATACAAATGTTTGGAATTATGCAGATACTGTAAGTAATGCAAAAGAAAAAGAGAACAGTTCTGTAAAACAACCAGAATATAAAGATACTGCAGATACTAATCTTCCATATATAGGTCCTTCTGTAAAATTATTTGATGAATTATCAGGGGAAGCTTATGATCCAATTACTAAAATTTACCCAGGCGAATACAAGATTTCAATTCCAGCAATTGGAACAAAAGTAACGAGATCAAATGATAAAGATGGAGGTTATACAATAAAAGCACTTATAGGTGTTAATAAAAAGACATATAACGAAGATGAAATAGTGAAAAAAATAAAAAAAGCTGAAAATAATTTAAATCAAGTAAAAGGTATGCGATCTGTACTTATGGCGGATGGAGATAAAGAATCTTTTGATCTTACCAAAAAATTTGAAAAGAAACCAGAAATTAATTTAATTGGATATTATGAAACAAAATATGATGAAAATGGAAAGCTTATTTCCAAAAATGGAAGAATCGGATTCTTGTTAAGATGGGAAGCAAGTAAGACTGTGCAGTATATTTCAGCTACACCACCTATTCCTTACTATATAGGCGTTAAGGGTACTATAGATGGAACTAATGTATTAAAAATAAATTCTATAGATAAAAGTGGAATAGAATTCGAACTGACAGGATTAAGTACAAAAGGATTTTTTAATGCTAATTGTGGTCTTGGAATCAGTGGATTAGCTACAATAGGAGCAAGTGGAGAAGCAACTCTTAATTGGCAAATAGTTCCTTGGTCAAAGGGAGACATGACAGGAAATGTTTATCTTGAATCACAAATTATATTTTTATATGATTATAGAAGAAGTGTTATTACAGGAAACAATGTAAGGCTTTGGAATACAACAAAAAAGGATACTGATAAAAAGGACGAAAATAAATCAGCTAAATTAAAATCAGTATCAAATAGTCAAATTAAGTTAAAACTTAAAGACCGGACATATCAAAATAAAACAAGTGCATGGAAAGGTAATATATCTGCAAAAAATAATAAATTACGACAGGCAAGTTCTAATAATACAATTACAACCAAAGAATTGCAAAGTTATATATTGCCTAATAGTATTCCTAAAATGATTAAACAAGAAGATGATACTATCATGGTATTTCAATCCAACGATGCAAGTAGAAGCACACAAAATAGTGTAAAATTAATGTACTCAATTTATCATAATGGTAAATGGTCTGAACCAAAAGCATTTTTAGATAATGGAACTTTAGATACGTTTGCTGATCTGAAAAAAATCGGAAATGATATTTTCGTTACATGGCAGAAGTGTGATAAGAAAATAGCTGACAGTGCTGATATTGATAAACAAACAGAAAATATTGCAAAAGATAGTGAAATTTATATTAGTAAATATGATGCCAATACAAAGTCTTTTGGTAAAGTAGAAAAAATTTCAGATAATGATACATTGGATATGATGCCAAAACTAATAGATAAAAATGGTACACCGGCTGTTATGTGGGTAAATGTTCCATCAAATGATATTGTTACATTAAAAGGTAAAAAAACAATTAAGGTTTCTGAATATGATAACAATAAATGGCAGCAGGCAACCGATATTGGAAATACTGATACCTATATTTCAGAATTAACTGGAACGTATGCAGAAAACAAGTATCATGCAATCTATATAGGAACAGATAATGATCAAAATACTAAATTTTATGATTTAGATACTGGAAAAGAAAATGTCGTATATGATAATGCTGCGGATCTTTCTAATATTCATGTAACTAAGGACATCATAACATATGTGCAAGATGGAACTTTAAAATCATACAATTTATCTACCAAGATCACAAAAGATATATCTGACTCTAATAAGACAGCTATTAGTGCTAATGCAATACAAGAATCTAACGGAGATAAAACAGCTATATTATGGATGGAAAATGATGACTCAGGCTGTAAATTTTATTCATCAGTTAAGACAAAAGATGGTTACAGTGCTCCTGTTAATATTTATACACAACAAGGGGTTAATGGAAACTATTTTACTGCTACGTTAGACGATAATGGAGAGTGGGATATTATTCTAAATGCTCAGGATTCAGATGATGATGAAAAAACAAGTATGTTTTATATCCATAAAAAATCTGCTCCAAAGATTGCAATAGAAGATATGTCTATTGATGGAAATGATATGGAAAATGGTGAACAGCCAGTTTTATATACAGTAACCAATCAAAGTGAAGAAACTATCAAGAGTTTTAATTTAAAGATTAGTAATGATGATGGGGAAATTGTAAATAAAACGGTATCATGTAATCTGTTACCAGGGGAATCAAAACTATTTGAAGACAAATTTTCATTTGATAATATAACACGAATCGAAAACTTTACAGTAGAGACAGTTGCTGATGGACAAAAAGATACATCTCAGTCACAATTAAAAGAGGAAGTCTCTTATACAGATCTTGGAATTACGGATGTTAAGAAGACGATTACAAAAGATGGTGTACAATATACTGCAACAGTGACAAATAATGGCCAAGTAGCAGCCTCCGGAATAATTGATTTTTATAAAGATAATAAGCTATCAGACAAATTAACAACAAAAGCAGTTTCAACGATTCAGGCAGGGGAAAGTAAAAAGGTTACATTTAATTATAAGACAAGTGATATGAAGTTTGATGAAGATCAAAACACATACTGTTCTATGAAATTATCATCAGATGATGAAAAAGATAGTAATTCTCAGAATGATTCATATTATGGTGTTATTTACAGATGGGAATTGCCAGGTCAAAATGATATTTCCGATTGTACAGTAAAATTATCATCAGAACAATTTACAGAAGATGGATTAGCAAAAGAACCAGATATTACAGTAAAAAGAGGTAATTTGTTATTAGAAAAAGGTACAGATTATCAGGTGGAATATCATAATAATGTTAAGGCAGGAATGGCAGTAGTAGCTATTACAGGAATCAACCGATACGTAGGAAGAATTGAGAGATCATATGTCATTAATGTAGCACAAAAGGATCATAACCAGAATAATAATTCTACAGAAAATAAGTCGGATAAATCTAACCTGATAAAGCCGATTGTAAAGGTTGACAAAATTACGATCAACGGTATTTCTAAGCAGATTGCTGCTGGCAAATCAATCAAATTAACAGCAAACATTTTGCCGAAAAATGCCAAAAATAAAGCAGTCAATTGGGAAACGAGTAATAAAAAAATTGCGACAGTTAATAAAAACGGTGTTGTGAAGATCAATAAAAGGGCCGCGGGCAAAACCGTAACAATTACTGCCATTGCAAAGGATGGAAGTAATAAAAAAGCAACCTATAAGATTAAAGTCATGAAAGGTTCTGTTAAGAGTATTTCCATTAAGGGAAAGAAAACAGTGAAAGCTGGTAAAACTTTAAAATTAACAGCAAAGGTAAAAGCTTCAAAAGGAGCAAACAAGAAGCTTATTTGGAAGAGTAGCAATACAAAATATGCCACTGTATCATCTTCTGGTAAAGTAATAGCCAAGAAAACAGGAAAGAAGAAAACTGTAATAATTACAGTAATGTCTACGGATGGTACCAACAAAAAGAAAACTGTAAAAATTAAAATTAAATAAGCTATTTCGTTTCCCCTTTTTTAAAATTAACTATTCTTATAATGTAGGGAAAAATTAAGATTAAGAAAGGGGAAAATAATGAAATTTGAAGAAGCAATCAAAATGGTTGGGAAACAGTATATTCAGGAGGAAATTAAATGTAGAGAAGAAAATGATATAACGATTAAATTACCGGTTCGATTTAAAATTAGGATGTGGTGGATGTTTAAAAAAGAAAAATTTAAATCATATTATCTATAATTTTTTATGGATCATTGCAATATGCAATGGTCCATTTTTTTTAGTGAAATACATTGATAAAACAATAAAATTATGATAATATAAAATTGTATTTTTTATCAGATTCCCCAAACAGGAAAAGTGGGACTTTTTATAGAAAATACTTAAAAAGAAACTTAATAACTTTTATTTATAAAAGGGTACAAATTTAACAGACGAAAGGTCTGTTTTTTTTGTGCCCTTTTTTACGTTAAGAAAGGAGAGAAGAGGATGGATGAATTCTTAAACATGGTTGAATCATTTTGTAACAATGGTGGTTTTTTGCAAATCGGATTACGAGATCCAGAAACTCTAAGAGTATATGCAGAAACAGCTCATAATCTTAGGAGAAGCAATAAAACATTGTCGCATGATGAAAAAATGATACTGACACGTATTGAGGTTATTTTTTGTGGAGCATATGGAGACATTGATCGTCAGATTATTGATATAGCTGCCAGCTTGCAACACAAAGACAATGATTTAAAAGGGTATTTAAGATGTTTTTATGAAAAAGAAGGCATCAATATGAAATACCGAAGTAAGTCGTTTATTCAATCCTGTTTAGATGGGGAATCTGTTCTAGCTGATTTAGATGATTGGATCAAATATTGGCAGACTCATAGTACAGGAAAGATACTTATGGATTTTTTAGGATTAGATCCGACAGAATACCGTAAATGGGCAGAAAGTAATAATCAAAAAAATAATGATCGAGATTTTTGGATCGAGGTAATAGAAAGTCGAACAATTAGGAGGAAAAAAGTATGTTAAAACTGACTGATCAAGGAAGGAAAGAGGTAAGTAACTTTGTTCAGAAATGTGAGGAATTCCGGAAGGAACTTCTGGAAACCGGCAGAGATACAGGACATATTGGACCGCCAGATGCGGGAACTGTTGAGAAATATGCAGTGCAAAAAGGTTCAGTAAATGGTGTTTATGAAGAAAGCTGGCATGTAGCTGATAACTATTGTCTTCGCATTATATTATACGTTAATAAAGATTTTATTGAATTATGAGAAAGGAGAATGATTAAGATGCTAAACGATTTAGTATATTTAGTTGCATTTATGTCTGTTTTTTTTATTGGTTTAGGAACGGTAACTCTGGCAGTAGAGAAAATACCATTTCTACACAAAATGACAATCCGACTTATTAATGCAATGACATTTAATGAAAATGATAAGATCCCGGAAGATTGGGATGGAAAGGATGAAGAATGAAGAAACAAGCAAGAGACATTGCAAAAACAAGTAATGGGAAGGTAGTGTTAGTTGCAGCGGATGAGCTGAAAGTAACATCATCCTTTTATGGAAGTATTTTTGCAGAAAAAGAGAAAATTAATGGTAAAACTGAGTATTCAAAGATTCCAATTTCATTATTAGAGGTTGGAGGGAGTAAAAAGAATGTAACATTTTATCTGGATGTGGATCAGGCAGAATATCTATATGAATTTGCCAAATCATTTGGGGATTGTAGTTACAGTTCATGCAAAAAAAATGAAGCTCAGAAGCTAAAGCGTACTTTATTGGTAAAACGACAGAGTTTCTATAACAATCAGCCTAAAAAATATCCATGGTATTTGGAAATTGAGGTTACTAAAAATGAAAAGAAAGAAAAAAGCTGTATCAATATGACAGATGAAGGATTTTTTACTTTTATGAATCGGATTCATCGTTTTATTGATTGTTTTGTTACCGCATATAGTACAAACATCATGAAAATGAAGTTTAATAATGAACAAAATTGGAAACAAAATAAGAATTAGCAGAAAGGAGTAAACAATGTCATACAGTGCATTGTATCGGAAATTCCGTCCGCAAACGTTTGATGAAGTAAAAGGGCAAGATCACATTGTTACGACACTGAAAAACCAGATTCGTAATCATCGTTTAGGTCATGCTTATTTATTTTGTGGAACAAGAGGTACTGGAAAAACAACCGTCGCAAAGATTTTGGCAAAAGCAGTAAACTGTGAGCATCCTATTGATGGAGAACCATGTGGAGAATGTGAGACATGTAAATCAATCACAGAAGGATCATCTTTGAATGTAATCGAGATTGATGCAGCTTCTAATAATGGCGTTGATAATATTCGAGAGATTAAGGAGCAGGTACAGTATTCGCCAGCAACAGGTAAATACAAAGTCTATATCATTGATGAAGTACATATGCTTTCCATCGGAGCCTTTAATGCTTTATTAAAAACATTGGAAGAACCACCGGAGTATGTCATTTTTATTTTGGCCACGACAGAAGTTCATAAGATTCCTATCACTATCTTATCAAGATGTCAGAGATATGATTTCCATCGTATTACATCAAATGTTATAAAAAAACAATTGATTGACCTTACCAATCAAGAAAAGGTAGAAGCAGAAGATAAAGCTTTGGAATATATCGCACGAATAGCAGATGGTTCCATGAGAGATGCGTTAAGCCTTCTGGATCAGTGCATTGCCTTTAATTTGGGCAAGAAATTGACGTATGATGCTACGTTAGATGTACTGGGAACAGTAGATATTCAGGTCTATAGTGAACTTTTAGATTTCATTATGGCACAGGATGTTGCGAAGGTTATGGACTTAATTGAAGATGTTGCTAGTCAAGGAAGAGAATGGTCACAATTTATCACAGATTTTTTGTGGTTTCTAAGGAATCTTTTATTAGTTGGGCAGGGAACAGATGCAGAAGAAGCATTAGAAGTATCTACTGAACAAATGAAGTTTCTACAGGAGAAAGCAAAGTTGATCGATGAAAAATTATTGATCAGGGATATTCGTATTTTATCAGCATTGTTGGAAAAATTACGTTTTGCTACAACAAAAAGAGTCTTAGTGGAAGTAGAATTAATCAAATTATGCAAGCCAGAAATAGAGATGAAGAATACTGATCTTGCTGAAAAAGTAAAATCATTAGAAGAACAATTAAATCTCGTCATGCTGCAATTAAAGAAAAAAGAAAAAACAAAAGAAGAGAAAAATACTAAGAAACTACCGGAACAAAAATCAGGGCAGGAAGAACAAATAAGAAAATCTATAGAAAGACTTCCAGAAATGATTCGTTATTGTTTAAAAAGAGCTGAGTTAAAGTTCGATGAAAAAGAAAAGGCAACAACGTTTACTTTTCCAGAGGAATGTATCCTTGAAAAACAATATGTCATTGATCATAAAGAGTTGATTGAAAAATCTGTTCATGCACAGATCATTGTGTGAATCATAGAAAAAGAGGATAAAAATGAAAAGAAAAGTTGAACTATTATTAATGGCAATGGCACTTATTGTGTTGGCCATTATTTTTTTACAAGAAACAACAACAAAATGTGTATTACTTGTGGTACTGATCGTGCTGCAAGTGATCACTGAGAAAGAAATTAAAGAAAATTAAAGGAGAATTTTATTATGAAAATTGATAGAAAATTATTTGAAGCAGCACTGCAGATTGCAAAAAAAGGTATTTCAAAGAAAGCAGATATAACATCTAAAACTCTGGTAGAAATCAAAAATTCAGGAATTTCTCTTGTTGGTATGAATGATGGAATGTCTGTTATTACCAATATGCCACCAAATAGTTTCGTTTTTGAAGAAACTGAGGAAAAGAAGTTTTTAGTAGATCCTTCATTTATGATGGATTTGTTAAAACAGCTTCCAAAATCTGTAACAGAAGTTGAGTTTGATGCCGAAAATGGTCTTGTTTTAAGATATGAGAAATCTGAATTCAAGCTTGAGACAATTGAAGGAGCAGATATGTTTCCAATGCCTACTAAGAAAGGGGTAGATGAAAACTTTGTTACGATCGAAGCGAATGATTTACGTCGCATGGTTCGTGCCACTGCATTTGTATCAGTACGAAAAGATGATTCTGTATCTGTAGGACAAGAAGCAATGAAATGTCTTGCAATTCATTGTGCAAAAGATGATATTAAAATTTATGCAGCAAATCCTTATCTTTTTTCAAGTTGTTTAAAAACACATGAAAATAATGGTGCTGATTTCAATGTATTGATTTATGCAGAAGATATTAATGAAGCAATCAACGCATTTCAGAATAAAGAAATTCAGATTTTTGCGGATGATAAATTCATGTATCTAGCAGATGATTATACTTTTATTTCACTGCGTATTGTAAATGCAAAGGAACTTACAATCAATACTACTTTAAAGAAAATAGAAACTAATAAAGATCTGACAAAAGTTAACGTAGCTAAAAATCTGATTTTAGGAACTATTAAACGTGCATGTTTATTATCAACGGATCGAAAAATGATTCGTATTTTGTTAAAAGCAAACAAAGAAACGAATTTATTAAATATCCAGGGCAAGAGTGATAGAGGATCTATTAATGAAGATATTGAAGCAATCATTGATGGAAAAGATGCGGAGATTTGCCTTAATGGAAGCTATTTATTAGAAGTTTTGAATGCCATGGATTGTGAAAATACGGAGATTAGATTTGATGCAGCAGATGAAAGGATTCCAATGCTTGTAAAAAATGGAGATGATGAAGTAGTTACAGATTCCACTTATGCTATTGCATTATTAAAAAGGAAATAGGAAAGTCCTAAAGAAAAAATGATGAATGAGAATAATTTAGAATAGTAGAAAGGAAAATAATATGAATAAGAATGAGTATAAAGTGAATACATATGTTTTAATTAAGAATGGTGAAATTTATGAAATTGATGAAGAAGGGTGTGTGAAGAAAGCTAAGAATGGAGAAAATGTTCCATTTTATAGAAAACGAGAAATTTCAGAAGCACTTTGTAAAATGACAAAAAGAAAATCATCAAAATTTTTACTTGTAAAAAAAGATGACTTTATTCATATGGAACAAAACGGAGGAACAGAAAAAATTTTCTGTTCCTTAATGTTTCCATTGGCAAAAAACAAACCTTCTAAATGGGTTACATTTATGGATGATCTCGTAACTCTATTACCGCAGTTAAATAAGGAATATCATGAAAATCTTAATATGATTTCACAATGCGATAAAGAGTTGACAGATTTAATGCATATGATAGAAGGATCACATGTGAATTTAATTTCTTATATTCGATATTATAGGAAAATTAGAAAAAATAGATGCCTTAGAAGAGAATGCAAAACAAATGTTGAATTAATCGATCAAATTAGAAATTCTTTAAATTTTACATTTAAAGAAATAAATACAATGAAAGGGAGTTTGTATAATGCGTATTGTCCAATCTATAACTATAGAACAGATTGGATTGTTGATCAAAATCGTTTAGCTAATACGCTTACAACACATTGCCAGTAAAGGAGAAAATCATATGAGTAATAAATTTGAAAAACATAGTGGATTTGAACATGTAAATATAAAAACATCTCAAACTCCGGTCAAAAGCAAACAGGCTTATTATGTATCAGTCTATTATAGCTTTTCACAGGAAAGTCCATTATATATGTTTGAGTCAGAAGAAGCAGCAGTTAAATTCATTAGAGAACAGTATAATGAAGAGTGGCAAATAACAATGAAAGAAAGAGAAGAGCATAACATTCTGGTTCAAGCAGATGAGTTATTATGTCAGATTTCAGATGATGGACATTTCGCTAGAATTGAACAGGTTGATTATAATAATCCATGGTTTATGGAATGGAATGTTACAACTGTATGGAATGAACCGGAAACAGAAGGTGATCCTAAAACAAATGGGATTGCTTCAAAAGATAAAGGAGAACAAAATGGGAGAATTTAATGAAGCTCAGGTAGCTGCAATCAGACATAAGAAAGGACCTATGTTGGTGTTGGCTGGTGCAGGGTCAGGAAAGACTACAGTATTAACATATCGTATTAAAAATCTGATCATGAACAGAGAAGTCAATCCAAAGAACATTTTAGTGCTTACATTTACAAAGGCAGCAGCAAAAGAAATGGAAGAACGTTTCCATGCTATGATGCCTAAAAGAAATCAGGTTACATTCGGAACATTTCATAGTGTTTTTCTAAGAATTTTAGTAAAACATGGAGGCTATTCTTACAAAAATATTGTTTCGCCAAGAGTGCAGACAGATATTATTCAAAGAGCAGCTACAGAACTTGATCATTATTTAGGTTCTGGTTTCCAGGAGTGTATGGATAAGACCAAGGAAATTATTTTGAATATCGAATTGATCAAAAATCATCGAATTAAAGATGTAAAAGAGATTTCGGAAAAAGAGTTAGAATTGAAAAACATGTCTGCAGATACAGCATGGCAATTTTATCAGTATTATCAGAATTATATGCAGCAAAAGCATATGATTGATTTTACTGATATGTTACTTCTTACTTATAATCTCTTTAAAGAGAAATCGGATGTTCTGGATTATTACAGAGATTTATATCGGTATATTATGGTTGACGAATATCAGGATACTAATCCAATCCAAAATGATATTATCATGTTACTGGCAGAACCAAGGAATAATTTGTTCTGTGTAGGGGATGATGATCAGTCAATTTATGGATTCAGAGGTGCAGAACCAAGTATCATGTTACAGTTTCCAAAAGAATTTGAACATGCAAAGGTTATTCAGCTGCCATTAAATTATCGATGTAAAGAAAATATTGTTCAAGCTTCAAATCGTCTAATATCTTTTAATAAGAATCGTTATAATAAGAGGATTTTAGCAGCTAGAACAGAAAATCCAACAGATGCAGATGTTATCTTTCATGCGTATGATAAGTACAGCGAAGAATGTAATTATGTAAAGAATGTATTGTTAGGTAATGATAAACAGGCTGCAATGATTGGGAATGTACCTTATGGAGATACAGCGTGTTTATTCCGAACCAATCGTTCTGTTGAAAAATTTGCCGGAAAGTTGATTGATAGTGAGATTCCTTTTTATTCCTTAGAGCCTTTACGCAATATGTTAGATCATTTTGTTGCAAAACAGATTATGGCATATTTTGAGGTCGCAATGGGTAATGAGAAAAATCTTTACGAGATTGTGAATCGGCCAGTGCGATATGTAGAGAAGAGGTATGTAAAGCCTAGTACAACTTTAGCACAATTGAAAAGTATATATGCAAATGCGGATAGTAATAAGAGCTATGTATATGAAAATTTGCTGAAACTGGAAGAAGATCTGCATATTTTAAAAGAGTTAGGTACTCCTAGCAAGATGATTCAATATATTTTTTCAGAGGAAGGAATTAATTATAAAAAGCATTTGAATAATTGTTCTAAGATTCTGCATATGACCGAAGAAGATATTGATGATTTAAAGGAAACAACAAATCAGCTTTACATTTTCTTCCGAAAATATGATACGATGGATAATTTAAAGAAAGGAATTGAGCAGTACACCAGAATGATTCAGGATGCATATAAGAATCAGGATCGAGTTGGCAAAGTTGCTTTAACTACAATTCATTCAAGTAAAGGGTTAGAATATCAGCGGGTTATCATTTTTGATGTCAATGAAGAAAATCTTCCATATCGGAAGGTTGATGAAAAAACTGATATTGAAGAAGAACGAAGATTGATGTATGTGGCGATCACTAGAGCAAAAGATCAGGTTATTATTTTATATAATAACAAAAATGCATCTCAGTTTGTTTCCCAGTCTCAATTAGCAAAAGCTGATTTTAAAGTAGGAGATATGATCTTACACAAAGCCTTTGGAAAAGGAAGAATTGTAAATACTGATAGTAAATATATTCAGATTGAATTTCCTGAAAAGAACAGAACTATGAAATTTAATTTTGAATATGCTATCACAAAAAATATTATTAAAAAACTTTAGTTTTTTCAGCTGTCACATTGAATTGTGGCAGCTTTTTTTATTCATAAACATGTTTGGTATAATTGAATTATGATAAGAATGAGCGAAAATATATAATATAAAAATGAGATGATAATGCTACTCATATGGTAGTATTTATGTTATAATATATAGAGTGGATTATGAGATAGTTTTATAATCCTATCAAAATTCATAAAATTAGGAATGAACTCAGGAAACCTTCGGGTCCTGGGTCTTTTTTTATGTCAAAATAGAAGGAGGAAGGTCATGAAGAAATACATTGCAATATGCGAGAAAAGTAGTATTATGGAAAATCTTGCAGAAGCATTACCAGAAAAGCTCGTAAAAAGAGGGCGTAATTATTACGGCGAACACTATCAGATTCATGCTCTAAGTGGACACATTTTTGAATTATTTAATATGGAAGATTATCCAGAGTATCCATCAAAGAAAAAAGGATGGGATCTTGATGCATTACCATTTTTTCCAAAGACTTTTCGATACAAATTGATGCAAAAAACTACCGGAGGGACGAGTGCGAAAAAAATATTTGATGATATCGTAAAAGGAATTGAATGGGCAGATGCCGTGATCCATGTAGGAGATAGTGATGATGAAGGACAGGTACTGGTAGATAACGTGCTGCATTATGCTAAATGTACTAAGCCAGTATATCGTTTAATCCAAGATTCCAATACTGTTGACGAGTTTAAAGAAGCATTGCAGAAAATGAAACCAAATAATTCTCCGGAATATAAAGCAATGGCATTGGAGGGAAGGTTCCGTGCTTTTTATGACTGGCTCTACGGGATCAACGCTTCCAGATATGCATCATTGAAATTCGGAACAACTGGAAAAGATTGTTTTCATGTAGGACGAGTAATCACAGCTATTGTATTTGAGATATTTAAAAGAGATTATGAGATACAAAATTTTGTTCCGCAGCCATATTTCCAAAATGTGAGTAAGGAAGGACTTACATTAACATCTAAGACAACATTTAAAACAGAAGAAGAAGCATCAAAAGTTGCGGATCAATATAATCGGGCAGGAGCTAAAGTAATAGCTATGAATCGAAGAAAAACAGTAATCCAGGCACCTAAATTATTCAGCCAGAATACATTACAGGGATGGATGGGAAAGTATTATAAGATGTCACCGTCTGATACGTTAAAAACAGTACAATCATTGTATGAAAATGGATATGCCAGTTATCCAAGAACAGAGTCGGAATATCTGAAAAGTGAAGAAAAAAATAAAATAAAAAAAATCATACAGTCACTTCAAGGCAGTGGTGTAGATCTTGCATTTAAAGATAGTAATAAGATCTTTAATGATAAAAAGGTCATTGCTCATAGTGCATTGGTGCCAACAGGTAAGATTCCAGATATGAATAAGCTAAATCAAAAAGAACAGATTGTCTATAAAGAAATCGTAGATCGTTTCCACGAAGTGTTTTTCTCGGAAGAATGTATGGTGCATCGTACAACACTCGATATCCAATGTTTGAATGAAAAATTCAGAATACAAGGAGATATTTATATCAGTAAAGGATGGAAACAGGTAAAAAATCTTAGAACAAATGATCGTGAGATACCTGATTTTCAAAAAGGTGATAATATTCCGATAAACTTTCAGCCGGAGAAGAAGATGACAACACCACCAAAACATTATACAACAGATACATTGGTAAAATTTATGGATAATCCATTTGCGAAAGATGAAGAGATCGAAGATGAAGATACAATGTATGCAAATATACGAAAGGGTGCAACAATCGGAAAAACATCAACGCGAGCAGAAATTATTAATAAAGCTCAAAAATCAGGATATATCTCATTAAAGAAAGATATTTATCGGATTGAACAAAAAGGAATCTTCTATATTAATTCTCTATTTAAACTAGGAATTGATTTGAGTAAGGAAAGCACTGTTAAAATGGGCGTATTACAAAGAGAAGTTGGGACAGGCCAGATTTCAATTAAGAAGGCATTACAGCTTATTTATGAAGATGTAAATCATATGTTTGAAAAACGAGATCAGAATTTCTTACCTGTCATTTGTAGATGTCCGATTTGCAGAGGAAGAGTTTTGGAATCTGTATCAGGGTTTCAGTGTGAGAATAATGATTTGATCATGATGAAAGATCATCCATATTTTGCAGCTGTCAAGAAAAAAGTTGATCGAAATATGGTAGCAGAACTTTTCACGCAGGGAAGTGTGGATTTGTTAAATTGTAAATCCAAAAAAGGTAAAAGCTTCAATGTGAAAGTCATGTTGGAAGAAGCAGAGGATGGAAGTATTGTAACTAATCATGGTTATGTAAGAATCACAACAGAATTTTTAAAGGAAGGTATTATTCGATGAAGAAAAAAATTGTATTATTTTTATGTGTTATGGGTATTATGACAGTTTTAACAGGGTGTTCTAGTGGAAGTAAAGAAATTTATACACCTCAAAATATACAGGAAAAGAAAGCAAAAAAAGTGTCTGATAAATTTGTGAAAAAGGTCCAAAAAGAGGACTACAAAGATATTAAGTCATATATTTATATTCCAGACAGCACATTTATTAAAGATGATGATGTATCTTGGTATATTGAAAGAAGTAATCTTGAGGATATCGTAGGAATGTCAAAGAAGCAGATTGTGTTAACCAATATGGAAAAAGACAATACGGTAATTGATGATTCAGATAATAATAATGCAACTACAAGAAAACTAACGTATACAACAGAAGATTCCGAGGATTATGAAATTATACTTGTTCAGGATAGGAATAATGATTGGAAAATCTATATGCCAGATATCTATGTATCAAATTATAAGTATAAAGCAGAAAAAAGTCTTACGACGTACATTAATGGAATCGAAGTTACAAGTGATTACATAGAGAAGAGTAATGGTGTAGTGGATGATAATTATACAACGTATGATATTCCTTTTGTACCGAATAGAGAATTTACAATCACATCATCAGATGGATTTGAAGAAAATGTGACAAGTAATGACAGTGATGTGCAAATTGATAAAAATAAAAAATAAATGCAAAATTGTAGAGAGTGTGTTAAATATGCAAAATACACAAATGGAATAAAGATAACAAAACATCATCGATACTAAGATGATGTTTTGTTAGAAAGGGGAAAGAAGATGCAAATAAGCCAAAAAATCGGGCAATATGAAGTTTTAAAGACATATGGAAAAGATGCAGCCATCGTAACAGATACAATGTTTGAAACAACAGACAGTTATATTATGACGGTATCTGAACAATTAGATTTGTTGGGGATTAAAAATTATGATCTTATTGGATTCCCAAGTCTGATTAATCAATTTCAGTGGGAAGATAAAGCATGTTTTATATATAAAGAATTTGAAGGAGCACGATTAGATACAATACCATATGATATTGATTTTGCGGTAAATGCAATTAAAAATTTATGTCTGTCTATTTATCAGGTGTGGACATTATCAAATGGATATTTTTATCCAGAAATTGATATGAATCAATTATATTTTACGAAAGATCAAAATCTGGTATTTAAAAATGCGTATAACTTTTCAATGTATAAAAAATGTGATGAGGGTTTTATTACAAAACAATTATCCTATGTGTTATATCAATTAGTAACAGGAAGAAAGCAATTAGATGATATTCGCAGTATTGATCCATCATTTTCTTATATCTTAAACTCTACAATACTTAAATGTGCAAAAGGAGAGACGGTATTAGGTATTAAAGCATTTGCAACAACGTTGCAGCAATATAAAGAAACTGATCTGATAGTATATCAACAGGATCGAAGTTTGCGGCCGCCACGCAGGAAGAAAAATACATTAACACGTTTTATGCCAAATCCAGAACAATTGGAATTTTATAAGATAAAACAGGATATAAATCGTGAAAATATGGAGAATACTGCCGAGATACTATCAAAACCTATTGTTTCAGAGGAAAACAGACAAAAGCTAGAAATAAATGATTCCAAACAGAAGCAGGGAAAAGAAGAAACTCTGGAAAATCATATAACAGAACATGAAGAAGAAATGCTGCTGCCGGAAGAAGAGTTACTGGTGATTAAAACAAAAAAAACATTAGCAACAGATGAAGTAGAAGGAAAAAAGAAAAGAAATCTTCAAGAGGAATCATTAACAAAGGTTGCATCAAAGCAACAAAAAGAAGCGGAAGATAAAAAAGATCTGAAAATAGAAAAATCAGAAAGGCAGCGTATTTTATCTAAGAAGCCGAAAGAGAAGATTAACAGTCAAAAGAGTATTAAAAGTTTAGAATCTGAAAAAAAAGAGCAAAATATAAAACCAAAATCTAAAACTGAATCACAATCAGGTAAAATGGAGAAAATAGGAAAGGAGAAAGATCATAATAAAAAGATAATTCCACAAGACGAACTCAAAGAAAAGGAGACTCATCCAAAGTCTCATATTCCAAAACTAAGATCACAAAAATCTAAAGTTCTCAATAAGCAGGAAGAAAAAAGAATTCAAAATATATCTTCAGCAGGTAAAGGATCATGGAATAATATAAAACTTCCAAAGGCGAATAATGACAAAATAGAAAAAAAGGAAGTAAAAGTTCTTAATGATAAAGAATCTTTGAATTTAAAACAAAATAAGGAAAATGATTCTAAAAAAGAGAACAGTTCTAATAAAAAAGAAATAGAAAAACATAATAAGATTCTGAATCATCAAAAAATAAATAACCAGAAGGAAAATCATGAAAATCTGAGACAAAAAACTAATACAATACAGGAAACGGAAATTGTTAAAGAACCGAATCATGATGAAAAGTTATCAGATATTCCAGCATCTATTATTGCAGAAGAAAATGGGGAAGATATAAAAAATGCTTCTGTTTCTAACAATGAGATAATTCTTGAAAATAAAAAGGAAATGCCAATAGAATCATCCTCGATAAAAAAAGCAATTCAGGAGAAAGAAAATATAATCTATGAAAGTGAAATAAAAGATTTTGTAGAACAGAATTCTTCTATACCAGATATTAAAAAAGAAGCTACTATACCAATTAAGACGGAATACAAGGTAAAAAAAGAAAGAAAATTTATAATGCCTAAAATCAATATTCCAATGAGTGTATGTATTGCGATCATTAGCTCTGTACTTTTAGTTATAGGAGTCGGGGGATTCTTCATACATAATATTCATCAAAAAAATAAATATAATGATATTATAGAGGTTGTAGATCGCAGCACAAACCAAAAAGAAAAAATCAAGATGTTGCATCAGGCAATTGATATATTACCAAAGGAATCAAAAGCATACGAAAAATTGCTAGATGTATATTTAGAGGACGCGGTATTTAGTTCTAAAGAAGAAAGTGCTTATCTTAAAACGATTCATCAGAATTGGGACAAGGTAAAAAAAGGAGATGGCTATGGAAACTTGTCTTATGAAATTGGAAAGGCATATTGGTATTACTATGAATATGATGATATGAATAATGAAGAAATCACAAGAATGAAAAGTGCTGTTCAATGGTTTGAAGATTCTTTGAAATACAAAAGCACAGCAAAGCATCATAGAATTGCCAAAATTTATTGTGAGATTGGAAAATTTAATCAAGAGATCACATTAAATGTAAAGGAAGGAACAGATAAAGGAGTTTATAAGAAATATTATAATAACCTTAAGGATCTATTAGAAATAGGAAATTCAAACACTGTTGCATCCTTAGAATTATACAAGTTAACGGTAAATTCTATTGATACTTACCGAGAGCGATTTATTGATGATGGTATTAATGAGGAAGAGATCAATCAAACAAAGCAAGATGTTTTATATAAAGTCAATGAAACTTCTGTGGTAACTGAAAAAGAAAAGGAATTGAAAAATACAATATTATATAGCAGCAAGCAATAATCCACGGTTGTTTGTAGTTATCAGTTGTTATTTAACATAATTTATGATATTATATTATTGTATTTTTATTAGATTCCCGACGGTATTAGGATACTTGGGACTTTTTATAGAATAACGATTAAAATAGAACATTATCAACCCAAAGGGCGTAAATTTAGCAGATATTTTATATCTGCTTATTTTTATGTCCTTTTTTACTTTGAGAAAGGAGAAAATCAACGTACACAGTACAAAAGCAACTATCAATATGCTATAATTAGGAGAAAGAAACTATGATTTACGAAGGAATTCTTCCTAAACATGATTATGCATTTGGAAAAATCATGGAAGACAAAGAAACCTGTAAACGATTTATAGAACAGACATTGGATATCAAAATTCGTGATTTGGTTTATTTGGAAAAACAAAAGACCTTAGATCCAGCTATTGATGTCAAAGGTATTCGATTGGACGTTTATGTAGAAGATGATCAGAATACTGTATATAATATTGAAATGCAGTCAGCAAATCGAGGATCATTACCAAAACGCAGTCGATATTATCAAAGTGTTATGGATGTAGAATCCCTAAATCGAGGAAGTGTCTATCAGGAATTACAGAAAAGTTTTGTGATTTTTGTTTGCTCTTTCGATCCATTTGGAAAAAAATATATGAAATACACTTTTGATAATCGTTGTCAGGAAGTATCTAATTTATCATTGGAAGACGGAACAACTAAAATTTTTCTTAATACAAAAGGGAAGATTTATAACGTATCCAAGGAATTGCAAGATGCTCTGAGATATTTGGAAAAGCCGATTATTAAAGAAGACAGCTTACAATTAAGTAAGATGATCGAAGCTCAATTTCGAAAAGCAATGTCTGATCAGAAATGGAGGCAAGATGTGAAAGCAATGGAAATTCGATATCAAGAACTTCTACAAGAGGGTCGTATAGAAGGACGTACAGAAGGACGTAACGATAGAGAGATGGAGATTGTTTTAGGTATGATTGAAGAGGGTGCTTCCGATGAGATGATTCTAAAATACTTGAAAATCTCAAAAGAAAGACTCGAACAGATCAAAAAAAATCAAAAAGTACACGTATAAAAACATATTAAATAAAGAAAAGATATAGGCAAAAAACAGACAGAAAAATTACTGTCTGTTTTTTTATTGCCTTTATGAAAGGAGAAAAAATCAAATGACAAAACAGGTTGTGGCAAAACGTAGCTTATCCGAAGGAACAGTACAATTAGAAGAATGTATATGGGATAACGGATCTGTAACATATGATGTGTGTTTGATCTATACATCTTCACAGGCGACAAGTAAGAACTTTCATAGCATAGAAACTATTGAAGAAGCTTGTCGCATATATAATGAATATTCTGAGGAGTTATGTGAAGTATATAAGAACAAATACCGAAAAACACAACGAAAAGAAGGAAAACTTATTATTCAGGTGCAATAACTGAATGTTTATGCATTGTATTATAAAGGAAGGAAGAGAAAAAATGAGAGACTTAAACATAATCACAGTGTCAGGAACTGTAAATCGTGAACCAGCTTATAAAGAGAATAAAGAAAATCCAAACAGAACGATTTTATATTATAGTATTGAAATTTATACAGGAAGAGATTATTATCCGGACAAAGAAAAGAAGCAGTTAGTTCATGAAAAAATCTATCTTAATTGTGTCAATTATGGGAAAACGGCAATGGAATTGGTTAATAAGGTTAAAAAAGGATCTTATGTGCAAGTTTCAGGAGAGCTTAGACCAAATAATTATGACAGAGAAGATGGAAAAGTGTATGGGCTTCAAATCATGGCCAATACATGTATTCCAATGAATCAGCTAAATCAGCAGAACAATAATCAAAATACACAGAAACAAAATCAGAATAATTCAAGCAAAAGACAGCAGAGGCAGTCTAACCATGCAAATCCTCAGAATCAGGAATCAAGAAACTCTAATAGAGGACAGCATTCTGAGATGCAAGGGCAGAACACAACTGAAACAAGTACAAGTGTACCGCCTAAAAAAAGAGCTACAATGCCAATGGCACAAGAAGTAAATAAGCAGCAATCAGCAGGGAATTCATCGAATAGAACATCAAATTCAAATCAGCAGAATTCACAATCTAATACTGGCAAAAATGCTTCAACTCAAAGAAGTAATAATTCTGGAAGAAAAAATTCTGAAAGATCAAATCAACAGCCAAGTAGTAGTAATAATGAGTTTGCTGGTCTTGCACCGGAAGAAAATCCATTTAATATGGCAGCGGTGAAGGATGATGAGTTTCATAACCCTTACGGAGATGGAAATTTACCAGATCCAAATGACTTTATGCAAAATGGAGATAATTAATTATATATATTAAGGAGAATGAGTAATGAAAGAACAAACAATGAAAGAAACAACACTAAAGGTTAAAAATCAAACAACAACATTACAAAAAGCAATTATTTTGGGTGATATTGTGTTTATGATTGGATCCTTTTCAGTATTTTTATGCAACTTATTAATTTCCTATATTTTATATCGAAATGAAGGAAAAGAAGGAGCAGAGAAATGGAAAATTGTATTATTAGTTTTCTTATTTTTAACTGGAGGACCAGTTAACTCTTTATTAGGGTTAGGGAATGTAAGTTTATTTAATACATTTTTATCCAAAAATAAGGCTAGTAAAAAAGAAGCAGTAGAAACTAATGAAGAAGAGATTATTAATAATTCATCAGAAGTTGAAAGTGCAGTAAAAGAAAAAAGTGTGAAAAAATCTGAAACAAAAAAAACAGATCCTAAAAAAGAAGTAGACTTATGGTTAAATCATTTTGCCTACCAGACAATCAATCGCTTCATCATGGAAGCAGACGCAAGTGGTTGTGACTTTTTACAGGTAAATACATCTGGAAAAGTAGAAGGATATGGAGAAGAAGATGGAGAATTGAAAAAAATGTATGAAGATACAATTGAACGGTTACCAGATTCTAAATTTTTCCCTTATGTATGTTCAGAATTTGAACGTCTTTGGAGAGAAGTTTCTACAGATTATTCCGATGATAAATTTGTGATTCAGTGGAAATAATCGACACTTTATGTAGAATGTAGGAGGAATTCTACATTTTCACATTTCAGATAACAATTTAACTAAATAATAATAGAATTTCAGACGAAGGCCGTCGCATTAATGATTAAGAATCAGAGATGCGGCGGCCTTTTTTTGTTTATAAGAAAGGACCTTTAAATTTATAAGAAGAAAGAAAAATAAACAGATGGAAGGGCAAATGTCTATTTTTGATATGTTTTCTTCTGTCATTGAAAATACTAAAACTGAGGAAGAAAATGTTACAGTTTCAGAAGGTGGCATTGCTGCAGCTGACATAACAGCAGTAGAGACAGGAACGCAAACATCTATTTTCGACTTGTTTTCTACAGATGAGCAAGATACACAGAAACAAGAAAAAAAGCCTAAAAAGAATTTCTTCCATAGAACAATTCAGTTCGCAAAGAGCTTGGAAGATAAATGGAAGAACAATCTAGCAGCATTAAAAATGTTACTTGGGTTGGACGATTATGCTGATGAAGATCAGCAAACCATCTTGTCAAGTTATGAAGGATGGGGTGGATTGTCTTCATATTTCGAAGTGGAGGAAAAGAAAGTACAGTTAGAAACCCTTGTTGGAGAAAATACATATAAGGGAATTAAGTCTTCAATCTTAACATCCTATTATACAAATGAAAAAATCATAAACTTTATGTATCAGATTCTATCTGAAATAGGAGTCAAAGGGAAGTTGAATATTCTTGATCCTTGCATGGGAACAGGAAATTTCTATCGGATGCTTCCAGATACATTACAAGATTCAAACTTGTACGGTGTTGAGTTAGAGGAAACGAGCTGTAATATCGCAAAACAGCTATTTCAGAAAGCCAATATTCAAAATTGTGCATTTGAAAAAGCTGATCTGCCAGACAATTATTTTGATCTGATCATTGGAAATGTACCATTTTCCGATTTTAGTGCAGCAGATAATACGTACGGCTCATGCTTAATTCATGATTACTTTTTTCTTAAAGCATTAGATCTTGCCCGACCGGGTGGAATTGTTGCTATGATAACCACAAAAGGTACAATGGACAAGAAATCTAGCCGCATTCGTAAGATGTTAGCGAAAAAAGCTGATCTTTTATGTGCCATCAGACTTCCAGAAACAGCTTTTGCAGTGACAGGAGCCAAGGTTTCTACAGACATTTTATTTTTCCAGAAAAGAAGATACCAGACGGTCGGTGATGAACCGGAATGGGTAAACATTGCACAAGAAGCTAATATGTATTTTGGCACGCATCTTAATCATATGTTAGGACGTATGATGGAAGAAAGTGGACCATACGGAAAACGCTTTGTATGTAAGGAAAAAGAAGGTATGGACTGGAAAGCATGTATTGATAATTTTCATTTGGAAAGTTATCTCAAAGATGTTTATGAACCAGGTCAGACAATTGAGAATAACGATGAAGAATATGTTCCGGCAGTAGATTCCATTAGTAACATGTCCTATGGAATTTACAATGATCATATTTATTACCGAAAGAATTCCATGATGAAAAAAATTCCGGATACAGGAATGGTCGCAAAAAGAATTGCAGCCATGATCGAATTAAGAAATGTATTAAAGGAATTGATTTCTAAAGAAATGCAAGATGTTAGTGATGAATCGATTGAACCATATCGTAAGAAATTAAATATGACTTATGATAAGTTTCAAAAAAAATTTGGACTGATCCATAGTAGAGGGAATAAATTAGCATTTCAGGAAGATGATAGTTATTACCTCCTTTGTTCTTTGGAAAATCTGGATGAAAACAATAAGCTAAAAAGCAAGGCAGATATATTCACAAAAAGAACTATTGTTCCTCATTCTGTGCCAGATAAAGTCAATACAGCACAGGAGTCATTATTATGCTCACTGAATGAAAAAGGATGTATTGATTTTGCTTTTATGGAAAGTATTTATGACAAAGCAGAGAAAGATATCATTGAAGAACTTCAAGGACAGATCTTTTTAGATCCAGAAACCGAAGAGTATGTCATGAAAGATGAATATTTATCAGGCAATGTTCGAAAGAAATTGGAATTTGCAAAGTGTGCAGCAAAACAGGATAAAAAATATAATATCAATGTCGCTGCATTGGAAGAAGCACAGCCGGAGCCATTAAAAGCTGCAGAGATTGATGCAAAACTTGGTGCAACATGGATTCCTGCTCATTACATTGAAGATTTCTTGGTTGAGGTTTTTGACACTCCACGAGAATATTTTAATGGAAATGGTATGAGTGTTACTTATACTAAAGAGACAGATCATTGGGATATCGAATGGTATCGAGATTCTGCAAACCAGAAAGCTGCGGTTACGTATGGAACAAAACGAATCAATGGATTTCTTTTGTTAGAAAAATGCTTAAACTTAAAAGATGCAAAGGTCTATGATACGGTTTATGATGAAAATGATAATAAGAAAGAAGTATTAAACTCAAAAGAGACAACGCTTGCGATGGGCAAACAGGATGAGATCAGAGAAGTATTTCATTCTTGGATCTTTAAGAGCTATGATCGTCGTTGTGATCTTGAAAACATTTATAATGAAAGATTTAATTCCATCAGGTATCGTACATTTGATGGGGACTTTTTAAAAGTTCCAAATATGAACAGCGAGATCAAACTGTATAAACATCAAAAAGATGCAATCATGAGGATTCTATTTTCTAAAGACAATTCACTAATTGGGCACAAAGTAGGCTACGGAAAAACATATACTGCGATTGCAGCAATTATGGTGGCCAAACGATTAAAATTATCTGAAAAGAACTTATTTGTTGTTCCAAATCCATTAGTAGGCCAGTGGGGAGAAGAATTCATGAAATTATTCCCTGGTGCTAACATTTTAGTGTCCAGTGAGAACGATTTTACTCCGGCCAAGAGAAAAGAATTTTGTTCTAAAATCGCGACAGGATCATACGATGCAATCATTATTGCTCAGTCACAATTCCAAAAAATCCCGATTTCTCCTGAATATCAGGAAAAATATATTAAAGCACAGATTGAAGAATTAGATAAGCTGTTAGACTCTGCTGAGCAGAACTTTACAGTACGAAATATCGAAAGTTCCAAGAAAAAACTTTCTGTCAAGCTTGAAAAGTTACAGGATAGCAAGAGAAAAGATGATGTAATTTACTTTGATCAGTTGGGTGTTACTAAGCTGATCGTTGATGAAGCACATTATTACAAGAATCTGCTGTTAACAACGAAGATGAATAATATTGCAGGTATCAATACCAGCAGTAATTCAAAGAGAGCTTTTGATATGTTCATGAAATGCCAGTACATGGAAGAAAATTGCCGAAACAAAGGTATTGTATTCTTAACCGGTACTCCCGTGTCAAATAGTATGGCAGAAGTATACACAATGCAACGCTATTTGCAGTTAAATACCTTAAAAGAACTTGGCATTGACTCATTCGACAGCTGGGCATCGACATTCGGTGAAACAAAGACTGCCATGGAACTTGCTCCGGAGGGAACAGGGTATCGTGCCAGAACAAGATTCACACGATTTGTTGGATTGGCCGAGTTATTAACAATCTTTAAAGAAGTAGCTGATATTAAGGTCAAAGATATTAAAGAAATGGATGTGCCGAATGCCGTTATGGAGACTATTTCCATTGATGCTTCTGATGAACAGAAAAAATATGTAGATGGTTTGGCAAGCAGGGCAGCTCGCATTCGAGACGGTGGAGTAGATCCATCAGAAGATAATATGCTCAAGGTTACAAACGAAGGACGTAAATTAGCTTTAGATCAGCGACTGGTTGGAATTGAGGAAGAAAACTTTAATTCTAAAGCAAAATATTGTGTGAATCAGGTCATGGATATTTATGAGAAATATCCTGGAAAAACTCAGGTTATTTTCTTAGATTTATCAACGCCAAAGAAAGGAGAGTTTAACGTTTATGATGATGTAAAGGCTAAATTAATAGAAAGGGGAATTCCAGAAGGAGAAATTGCTTTTATCCATAGTGCTAAAACGAATAAACAAAAAGTTGATCTTTGCAAGAAGGTAAACGAAGGTGTTATTCGTGTATTATTAGGAAGTACAGATAAAGCGGGAACTGGTTGCAACTTCCAGAAAAAATTGATTGCCTTACATGATCTTGATTGTCCATGGAGACCGTCAGATCTTACACAGAGGTCCGGCCGTATTATCCGTCAGGGTAACTTCAATAAAGAAGTTTACATTTACCGATATGTAACGAAAAATACCTTTGACTCTTATTTATGGCAGACAGTGGAAAACAAGCAGCGATATATTGGACAGATTTTGTCAGAAGAAAACATTCCTAGACGTATGGAGGAAGATGATTTAACATTATCGTTTGCGGAAATTAAGGCAGCAGCCTGTGGGAATCCATTAATCAAGGAACAGATGGAACTTACGCAGCAAGTAAAACGATTAAAAATGCAGAAAAACAATTTCTTAAATCAATATTACGAGTTAGAGTCTTATATTAGCAAGATTGCTCCAAACAGAATTGAACAGTATAAGAAAAATATTGAAAACATTGAAAAAGATATCGAAGTTGCTAAAAAATATCATACAGGTGATTTCCATATCAAAGTTTTAGATAAATATGATTCCGATACAAGAGCAGAAGCTAACAAAATAATCCACAATATTCAACCATCTTATAAGAATGAACGAAAGATTGCCAGCTATCAAGGATTTGATATTATTCTTGATAGAAAGTCAGTTTACAGTCATCAGACAATGATTATTCGTGGTAATTATGACTATGAATTTGAATTCAGTGGCAGTACGAATATCATGTATCAGATTGATAAGATCATTGAATATGGAATATTGGAAGAATTAAAAACTTTCAAGAGAAGATTAGAGTTTGAATCCAGAAAATTTGTTACAGCAAAGACGGAATTAAATCCTGATTTTCCTCATGAAAGTGAATTAATTAAGAAACAGGCACGATTATCTGAATTAAATCAGAAATTGAGTGCGTAATAATCAAAATAAGGGGCAGGCATATATTTGTCTGCTCTTATTTTTTTGCGACAAAATCTTTATAATTTTTTTGGAATATGATATAATACTAATGTATTTTTTATTAGACTTTGGAGTTTTAACAGAAAAATTCTGAACTTTTTTAAGGATAAAAAATCAATAGAAATTTCATAACCAATCATTTGGGCATAAAGTTTAGCAGATATTTTGTATCTGCTTCTTTTTATGCCCATTTTTATTTTTACAAAAGAAAGGAGAAAAAAATTGATAAAACTAAAAGAATTGCAACAGAAAAGGAAAGGAGAAAAATTATGGGGCAGAGATCACAGATTTTTGTAAGATTTGAAAAGAACCCCGGAGAAAAAGAGATTGTCGCAAGATATTATAAATGGAATTGTGGGGATCAAATGATTAGTATAGTATACCATACAATTGAATGGCTAAAAAAACATTTGGATCTAAATAATTGTGGTTCTGGGCAATATTTATTATGGAATCAAAAAGAATTTATCCGTATTCTTGGTACAAAATATGATCTGGGCGACGTTGTTATCATTACTGATATTTTAAATAAATATGGAGATTATTGGAAAGATGATAATGATGGAAAAGCACTTATTGATATACAATGTGATGGAGCGATCAAGTATGCATTGTTAATAAGAAATAATACTTTGTGCAATCCTTCAGAATATATGTTATGGAATCTTTGGATAGAATCCATACTTCCAAATAAACCTATTCCAAGAAGAATGATTGACAATATAGGGAATCATATTCAAGAATTATCAGAAAGTGCCATGCTTATGACGGAAGAAGAAGTCAAAGAATTTATGGAATACAAAAGGAGAGAAGAAGAATGAATCTTGTTAATACGTATGAAAAAATTTTTGAAACTGTATGGCATAATTATACATGCGGTGATGTCGAGTTAAATCTGTTACATTTCGAATTTCCTGTTCATGCGAAGAAAGCAGAGCTGCTGGAAATCTATGCGAAACTTGTAAAAACGATCAATGGAGACGATGTTGTTTATCTGACAAATATTCAAAAATTTGTAGATGGACATGGAGCAACATATATTTCTGGAACAGTTGCAGAACCAGATTTATCCGATTTTGAGGATGATTTTCATGGGAATTTCTCAGAATTTCTAACAAGTTGTTTCAAAGATCGAATAGACTGGTACCGGATCAGTCAGAATGAAGAACTTGGCAAATTGCCTCATGGAGACGTATTTGGAGAAAAACTAGAATTAATCGTATGAGTGAAATTTACGGGCAAAAATTACTGCCTAGTTTTTGAATTATTTTATTTAATAAAGGAAGAATGTTATGAGAATTTACAAGGAAAAAATAGAGAAGAAAAAATTAGCAGACCAATTAATCATTAAAGATTTTCATTTGGTTCCAATGATTACCAATTCAAATGATATTTCTAATTACACATATTTCAAAGTCAATAATTTAAAAGACTGGGAATTACTAAAAGAAGCTTATAATATCCATCCATTGAAAATGGATATTAAAAATTTTCCTGAAATTATTATTGGAGGATCAAGTTTTGATTTAGAGGATAAAAAGATTTATTATAGTATATCCACATATGAATCTTTTGAAATGGAATTAGATTATATACTTTGGTACAAACTTTCAACAATTCAACAAGATATGATCAATTACTGGAAAAGTCTTGGTTATAAGGCAGTTTTTGAAAAATATGATTTTCCAAAACATGATCAGAGAAAAAAAGTTGAGAAAAACTTCTATAATGGACAACATGTATGGCTTGTTTCTGATAATACATATCTTAGCGAACTTTATCTTCGCTCTTGTGACAGACCTGCTTATGAAATCCTTGAAGGTATGATTCGTGAGAAAAACCAGAAAAATGTCAAAGTAGAAGTTGCATCAGAACGGATAGACAACTTGCTAAACTTTATGTTAGATGGTGAAAGAGATACAGAATTTGGTATTAAAGAAGCCGATTATGGAAATAGAGTCCTATGCACTTCAAGAGAAGATGCTGAAAAGTATATTGAGAAAACAAAATTAATATTAGAGATTCATTCGAGAGGGCTTCGTGAAAAGGACTTTTCGCTGTCTCAATTACATGAATTACAAAACTATTTAGAGAGAACTGAAAAATGATAATGTAATAAGCTTTTCACGAGTCTTAGCTGATTTGAATTAGAAAGGAATAAAATTAAATGAAAGATAAAACACGTCTGATTGCACTATCTGATAGTCCAGAGATGAATGGAGAATTAGTTATTTTTGAAACAAACGCACCTTCCAAACGTCTAAAAGAGCTGGAAAAAGAAAGTTGTGCATTATTTACGGAAGAAGCTTATGATGAAATTCCAAATTGGTCTTATACGTTAGAATTTGAGGGATATTTATGTAGATATATTGATTCTGAACAGCATGTAACCCCATACGGAACATCAGAAGAATGGCAGCAGGAAAATTATCAAAATATTAAAGAATTTTATTATATTGATAAACTTAAGCCTGAGTCAATTAACTAAAGAGTTGTAGGTTTCTAGGTATAAAAATAAGAAGGAGAAAATCATGATAATAAGAAAGTTAGAAGTAAATGGGAAAACTGTTGTTTTAACGGAAGATGTGATTCGTGAATTACATCGCCAAGAACATATTGAAGAAGGAAAACTTATGATAGAGAGATTCGCCTCAAAAGATGTTTATAATAAAATGACAGATGATGACTTCGATATGGTAGTCGATGAATTTGAATATATCTTGAATACAACAAATGATGATACTGCTGAAATGATGGAAGAAGCTGTTAAAAAGATTACTCAACAAGTAGAGGAACGATATTATAGTCAGACAACAAAAGCAGTGTTAGTTGCAAAAAGTTGAGATTGACAGTAAAAATTACATTTTATAGAAAGGAGGCTCGCTTAATAGCGAGAGCAAATTTATCCCCGACCTTAGAGGTTTGGGGATTTTTGCTTATTTACAATGAATATTCAAAATATATCAAAAAATGACAGAGAAGTAACAGTTACTCTAAGTTCTGATGAATTAGTCAAACTTTGCAATGTATTATATTATGCTAGAGACAAGTACGATGGAGACAATTTATATCACGAAATTAAGAGTGACTTAATGATCGCAAGAGATATAAGTCAGTATGGAAATATTGATGATACGACTCTTTCTAAAATTATAAAGGAAAGAGCAAAAGCAGCAAATCCATATCAGACTAAACCATCTCAAGAATTTTAAAAGGAGAAAAAATTATGTTAAAGAAAGAATTTACACAATATCCACATCATACTGATCCATATGCAAAGCATCGTATCACAGATGAAGAATTGGATTTTTTGTATGAACTGCAGAAAGAAATGAATACCCAACATTCCGACATGCTGACTTATCCACGTATCTGGGTTATTCAAGAACCAATCAAAAATTATCTCGACAATGTTGAGACTGATCTTAGAAATGATCCGGATGCAGTAGAATATCTAAATCAGATTGCTGATGGAGCAGATTTATGTATTGATTGTATCAATATAACAACTCCGCAGCAATTATATCAAACGATTCAGAGTATTATTAAGGATAATTCACTCGAAGAAAAGTATCAGGTAGAGTTGATTAACAATTATAAGGTCTTGATTCATGGGAAAAACGATATAGGCAAAACTATGTTATGGGAAGGATCATTAGAAAAAATCCAAAAGAATGGATTGCTTGCAATTGTAGAATGGGTTATGGGATATACATATCATCATGCAGAATTAAGATATTACATAAAAGAATTATATCAGCGTCCAGGGATCTTTTTCTTAACTTACAAAGATGGCGTACGTTATCTGCAAAAATACGCGGATAAGTATGATAAGGATGTAAAGCTAATTGAAACGTCTCCAATGGATTTATTTACAGATTGCAGTCCAGAAATAAAAAAACTGTTTGATATTTTACATACGGTTGATTTTAGCAAGAAGAACCGGAAAGTCTATATTTCTGGAAAGATTACAAAAACAGAAGATTATCAGGAACGATTTGATGTAGCAGCGAGAGAACTTTTGGCACAAGGATATGAAGTTGTAAATCCTGCATATGAAGGGACAAAATTAGAAAACGCTTCTTACGAAGATTACATGAGATTATCTTTTCAGTTGTTAAATGATTGTGACATCATTTACATGTTAAAAGGATGGGAAACAAGTCCAGGTGCAAATCAGGAGTTTGGCTATGCATTAGCAAAAGCTATGGAAATCAGATTTGAAAAATAAAAGGAGAAAATTTATGTTAGATTTATCAAATATTTTCAATAAAGATATGAAAAAAGCAATTATGTCCAAAGAAAAACTCGCAGAAATGTTAAGGGTTACGCCAGAAGCCTTAAAGGCATTTGAAAAATCCTATCAGCTACATTCCATGAATGAGCCGATTAGCGACAACCTTTTCAAAGTCAATGCAAAGCAGGCTGCAAGTTTAAATCCAAAACAGGATGTACCTGAGAAAGGAAAAGTTCAAGATTTGATTGACCGGATCGTGAATGAGCTTTTAGATCAAGCCCTCATTTATGAATATGACGGAAAACCAGGATTTACATATGGAAATATCTATTCTTGCAATCAAACGAGAACAGTTAAAGTTCCAGAAAACTCAGAAGTAACACTTGAAGAAATCAATGAGCTGCCAAAAGAGTTAAGACCTGATCTGACTGGACGATATGTTAAAAAAAGTCTTTCTGATGGTACGGGAGATGCATTGTTAGAGCAATATCAGCAGTATCTGAATACAAAAGATCCACGAAAAAAAAGGTTTCTTTATGACCATTTTCGTCAGGGATTAGATATGTTAGATCTGGATGGAATCAGCTATGCAATTTTAGATCGTTGTCAGAATTCCATAGGAAACTGGTTTCCACGATTAGTAAATGCGATTTTTTATTCTGATTTCTTTCAGCTGCCAAAGACAAAGATCATGAAAGTTCCATTGCCGGTATTACAAATGAGTCGAATGGAATATACAGAATTGTCGTCTACGACTTTTCAGATCATTGATCAATTTTGCCAGAAAGCTTTTGAATTAGACGAAACGAAAGAATACTTTATCAAAACTGGTGTTTTTTCTTCTAAATTTGATTTTCGGAATGCTTATATTCATGACGCAAAAGAAGTCAAAGAGATCGGAGAATATTTACTATTCATCAGTTTTCAGGCAAGTTGTTTTGCACACTATGATCTTTCTGGAAGAAACCAGCCAAGTATATATGGTGCAGCAACAACAAATGAGTGGGTCGTTAGAGAATTCATTAAGGATAAAGAAAACAATCCATGTATCTACAAAGGATTACCACTACATACAGAATATCGTGTATTTATTGATGCAGATACAAAAGAAGTGTTAGGGATCAATCCATACTGGGATCCGGATGTCATGAAAAAGCGATTTGGAAAAGAAGCGGATGCAAATAATCCAGATATGGTGCATGACTATGTGATCTATGCAGCACATGAGAAAACATTAATGGAACGATACGAGAAGAACAAAGAGAAAGTTCAAAAAGAGATCATGAAACTGTTACCATTTTTAGATTTAAGAGGGCAGTGGTCCATTGATGTGATGCAGAATGGAGAAGATTTTTGGATCATTGACATGGCATTAGCGAAAGATTCAGCTTTACTGTCTTGTGTCCCAAAGGACAAGATTAAAGCGGTAGAAGAAGACTGGATTCCAAGAATCTCAATCAAAGAACTGTAACAAATTTTATGAATTACCCACCACCTAAAGGTATGTGGATACGCAGCTGAGAATTTTATAAAAAAGGAGAAAAATTGTGAGAAAAGAATTAGGAAACATTAAAGAGCCTACAGACTTTGAAGGAACGGTAAAGGAATTAGCAGAACAGGTTTTGGATTTATCGACAAAACAGCCAGATGGGATGATTCATGATGCAGATACGATTTTAGCAGATATTATGGAAGCAGCAGACTTTCAAGTTAGTGGAATTTCTGATGATATATTAAAATTGTATCTTGAAGTAGAAAATAAGGACGATTTTGAATCATTATTTTATTTAATTACAGATGAAAAATTTGAAGATTATCTAGTAGAAAGCAAAAAAGTGATGGAAGAAAATATTTTGAAAGCAGAACCAAGAGCTATTCAAGTATATCTTTCAGATTCTGGCAATGATGAAAAAGAATCTATCATTTTTAAAACAGATGCTCCCAAAGCAGTGATCGAGAACTGGATAAAAAGTCAGCATAATTCAATTTCTTCAAATTATCCATTCCACCATATAGTAATGGAATTGTTAAATGAGGGATATATGGTTAAATTATTATATGATCAATACTCAAAATGTAATGATGTCGAATTGATCGATCAGTATTCTTGCGAAGAAATATATCATGTAGGCTGTAGTATTGGAGATATATTTCATCATATGAAAATTTTTAATAGTTTATATTATGATGCTTCTGGTGTTCCATATATTAAATTAACTGATTCCATGGATGGCAGTGATTTAAGAAAGATTGCAAATGTATTAGGAATTTACTCAATAAAAGCAAATGAATTTTGTATTTCTAAAAGGAAAGCATTAATATGCAATCTTGATTTTGTTGATATAATGAGAATAGCAGAACATGAAAAATACAATGTTGAAACTGGAATAATAAAAAATTCAAATGATGAATGTTATATTCTAACTCGAAAGTAATGCCACCATTATATGGAGAAGATTTTGTCTTGAATGAGAATAGCTAGAAATTAATTTTTGGAGCAGATACATATTTTATGTGTCTGCTTCTTTTTTTTGCGACAAAATCTTTATAATTTTTTCTGAATATGATATAATACTAATGTATTTTTATTAGACTTTGGAGTTTTAACGGAAAAACTCTGAACTTTTTTTAGGATAAAAAATCAATAGAAATTTCATAACCAATCATTTGGGCATAAATTTAAGTAGATATTTTGTATCTGCTTCTTTTTATGTCCATTTTTATTTTTACAAAAGAAAGGAGGAAATACAAAATGTGTAAATCAAAATTCACTGATAAAATGTTAATTAGTCTGAAATGCACTCTGATTCAGGAGTGCATGAACAGTGACTATGTTTATTTTGATTTTTTTGGTGAGAATCGCCCAGATGATGATCAAGAGGATTTATATGCAAAAGTTGAAGAAACTCTTGAACAGATGCCAGAAGAAGAATTGATGAAATTTTATAAAGAATATGTAAACTCATCAGGAAAGGAGATGAATTAATGAAAGTTTTATTAATTCATACAGACGGATATTCTATTGATGTTGTTGGAAAATATAACACCAAAGAAGAAGCCTGTAAGCAACTTAATTTTGAATATGAACGAAAGATTGAGTATCAAGAAATGTTTTCAAACGGTATTGATTCGGAATGGATGAAATCATCACACTGCGATAATGAAGAAGCTATTCTCTATATTAATGGAGAAGAGGTTCATGTTTGGCAGATTGTAACTGCTTAATTTTGATATATATTATATTAAATATGGTACAAAAACAGATGAAAAATTATTATTTGTTTTTGTACTTTTTATATATCAAAGAATTTTATCGTACTGAAATTAAAAAATCATAGGAAAGGCAGGCAATAAATATGAGTTTGAATAGTATTAAAAGAGACTTGAAAGATTATATTGAGGAAAATAAAGCAAGACTGGAAGCATGGGAAAATGTCACATATTTAACTAAAAAAGATGGAACCCCTTTTAAAAGCATGTCAAAAAATTTCACCAATGCAACATATAAAAGGAAAGAATCTTTTCGAGGATACATTCTTGAAGTTGATACAAAATTTACCAAAAATCAATATTTTAGAAATTATATTGATTGTGGTAATAAGGATAATCCAAATACTTTGGAAGAAATTAAGCAAAAAGTATCAGAAGAAATCGAAAGCACAAAAAGGTTTATTAAATCATTAGAAAAGCGATTAGAAATAATTGACTATGCTTACGAAGAATTTTCAAAATCTTATGATGATATAAGAGAAAATTTGAAAGAGTTATGTGAAAATGACGATTTTCTGGCAAGCATGATTTGCAAGGATATTGTCAAACGACAAAATTATTGGTAAGGAAGGAATACATTATGAAAAATGAAAAGCAAATTAAAATTGATGGGTATAAGTGCATCAAGCTTGATGAATGGAAGACGGAATGGAAAGCGGAAAAAGTAAAGTATGTAATTGGAAAAGCAGAAGATGAAGAATTTCCTTCATTCTACGCAAAAGTTCAAAGAGTCAACGATAATGATGATCTTATTGATGATGATTATATCTTCGAGTATGATCACAAACCAGAGAGATCAGCGGTTGAGGATGATTTCATCGATGAATGGGGTCAAAGAGATTTAGATCGTCGTGAACGAAAAATGCCCGTACCGGAAAATGATATTATTCATATGATTTGTATTTAAGGAGAAAGAAAGTATGATTAAGAATTGGGAACTAAAAATTAAAGAAAATAAATCAACGCTGATCATTAATGATTGGGGTGTAAAATCCGATGATATTATAGATCTAGCAAGACACCTTGTGATTAAATTTCATTTTGATAGATTATATATCAATTATGAAAATACTGGCAAAATCATACATTGTGCGTTAAAAGACAATGATCCAATAAATAAGTGTTTAATGATGAATTGTGGTATGAAAGCTTCAATCATAAAATATCGATCACATAATGACATTGATATTCAATTTGAAGATGGTACAATCATTAAGCATCGGGATTTTAGAGATTTTTGTAAAGGAAAAATAGCGAATCCTAATCTGAGCAAAAGAAAATCATGGGAAGATGTTAGGATTACAAATATTCAATGGGATGCATCCGATGATGTTATGGCAGGATTGCCTGATAAGGTTAATGCTTTAGATCTTAATATTAATTTATCTCAGTATGATACAAACGAAGATTTGAATTACAACGAAGATTTCTTATATGGGGTTTCAGAGGCTCTATCAGAAAAATATGGTTTCTGTCATGATGGTTTCGAGCTTGAAATCAGCATGGGAAAAATGGAGTCAAAAATTGTTGGAATCATCAATCAATTCGGAGAAAATGACTTCTCTTATTGGACAGGATTCTGTTTGAATGATGAAGAACAGAAACAGATTGAAGAAATTCTTCATCGACACGATACAGAGGGATGCTCTATAAGAGGTACCAAAAGTGATATTTCCAATGAAATAAAAGAATGAGAAGGAAACTATCATATGATGTGTATGCTGCTAAAGCAAAGCATCAATGATAGTTTTTTAAAATTAGGAGGGAAACAATGATTGAACAAAAAAATGAGTGGTTAGTTGTAGTGTGGAATGATGGCATCAGTCAGTTCTTTATTGAACGGCTCACTGCAACAGAAGAAGAGATTAAGAGGTATCTTTTATCGTTAATTGAAGATGATAAAAAATTATCACAAGAAACGTGCAATGATTGCACAGACAGTATTGATGGAATTGGAAGCTATGAAGAACCCGTTACAGAAGGTTTTATGGCGTTTCATGCGTATGCTTCTTTTGATACATATCATATCGAGTATGAAGCACGTCCATTAAATAAGATTAAAGATGCAACAGAAATGATAGAAGAATTATAAGAAATTAAAAGGAGAGTAACCATGGTTAAAATTTTTCAAAAAGAATTACCAGCTGATTGTGAGAAGGCAATAAGAGAACTAATAAAACTAAAAGTATATATTGTTATGGATGATGACAGAATTGAAAATTTCTCTGATGTTTGGTGGAAAGTGCAACATGAGTGCGATATGTATGAAGAAAAGCAAGATAGTAACGAGTTGACTTATCAAAGTTACGTTGGTGCCAAAAACTGGTTAAGTAAATGGGAAAAACTTTATATTAAATACAATGACAAATAAAAAATTTGGAGTTGGGAGGTCGATTAAAGTGGAAACAAAAGATTTAATCAAAGAATTAAGAATTTTAGAAAAATCTTCAAAGTTAGGTGAACAGGCGTGTATTTGTGGAGAAGCTGCAAATCGCTTAGAAGAATTACTGCAGGAAATTGAAATTTCGCGAAGATTAGAAAAAAGTGAGAATCACAAAGAAAATGATGATCGTAAGCAATTACTTTCTAAGAATAAAAAGAAAATGGAAGTAAAGAAAAATGTGCTGAAGCCTCTTCAATCATTTTTGAAGTCAGGAAGAAAAATTTATATTACGGGTTTCGACTATGATGAAATGTCTTATGTGTTGGATATTGATGATAAATATTTGAATGATTTTGTCGGAGATTACACTGTTTTTGATTTAATGATTTTAGATGCCAATACATATATCGCACAACTCAATTTTTCCTATTTTATTTTAAGAACATGGAAGAGTAAATATCACTGTAAAGAAGTAAAGTATTCGTTAGAAGAAAAAGGATTGTTATAAAGATTCAAAGCAAAAAATAACAGGAGGAAAAAATCATGAAGATTAATAAAAAAGAGCTTATCGTTGGAAATACGGCTTATGTTGTAACCAAGAAATACGATTCAGATCAGATGAAACAAGTATATCACATTGTTCCGGCTGAGATTAAAAAGGTTGGTCGTAAATATATTACTGCTATTGTTCAGTACAGTGATCAAGAATACTGTCTGAAACATGACGGAGTCATTTACGAATTTGCTTTAAAAAATAAGACAAGCGGAGCAAATGATGTTTTATGTTTATCTAAAGAAGATGCGAAAAAGCATATCTTAAAACAGAATCTTTTGATGGAATTTCGAAATAAGAGATTCTATGAAAATGACTGCAATCTGGATCAACTGCTACTTATGAAAGCAGGATATTATTACGATCCAACAGGTCCAATGGCAGAACATTGGCAGAAGATTTTGGAATATGAGAAAGATAATTATTAATTGTTATGCAGGACAGGGAAACTCCCTTGTCCTGTATCGTTAAAAAGAAAGGAAAATCAAATGGAAAGAAACGATAAGATATACAATTTTTGACAATCCACAGTTGAAAAAGAAGTATGGTAAAGATTGGGAGGAAGAACACAAATGATCAAGACAAGATATAAAATACAGGAATATTTTTCAAAAGAAACAAAAATCCATTGCAACAGAGTAGAACAATACACGAAAGCAATGGCAGAAGAATTAGGGCTGTCTGCATACGACACAAAGATGTTAACGGTTGCAGCAAGATATCATGATATTGGGAAATATTACATTCCAGAAAAGATTCTGAATGCACCAAGACCATTAACAGGATTGGAACGTAAAGTCATTGATATGCACGCATACTATGGATATGAAGCTTGCATGGAATATGGGTTTGAAAAAGATATTTGTGAATTAATATTACTGCATCATGGTACACACAAATATCGTACGCTGACAGATGAACAGATCAGCGATTTTGCAAAAGAATATTTTCAAATCTTAATGGCAGCTGATATTTATGATGCATTGATAAGTGACAGGGTGTATCGTAGAGCAATTGATCATGATCGAGCATTGGATATCGTTGCAGAAAATCCAGAGATTAAGCGATGGGTGTTTCTTGCATTAGAAAAAATTTCACTATGTTAGGGTTGAGATACTGCTCACAACATGATATAATAAAATTGTATTTTTATCAGACTTTAGAATATAGGAAAATTCTGAACATTTTTAAGAATCAAGTCAATAGAAAATTATCAATCATGGGTATAAATTAAGCAGATATATGGTATCTGTTTATTTTTATACCCTTTTTTATTTTGAGGAAAGGAGATTTAAAAAATATATTAAATTGAAAAAATTCATTGAAACAGACAAAAAGTCTGTTTTTTTATTTACGAAAGGAGATTTTTATGTTTAAAGAAGCAACAATTCAAGGAAAGATTTCAGGTCCAGTGATGATCGTATCTGTTACACAGAAACAGACCAGAACTTCAAAACCCTATTTGATCTTAAAATTAAGAGATGATCAGAAGAAAGAGGTAGATGCTAAGTTATGGAATATGTCAGTTGAAGAATTTCCATTTGATAAGAATACTGTGATCATCGGTGAATTTTCTGTTGGAGAATACAACGGGCAGAAAGATTTTACACTGGATATGTACAGAGAAGCTTTGGAATCTGAGTACAGAATGGAAGATTTCATCAATGCAGCACCTTACAGTCCGCAAAAAATGTATGAGTATATCTTACAGATTGCAGATCAAACAGTACTTGATGATGATTATCTTGCTATCATTCATAATATTTATGAGAAGTACAAAGAACAGATCTTTATCTGGTCTGCTGCCAAAGCAGTACATCATAACATTCGATCTGGATTTTTGTATCATACATTCCGTATGGTTCAGAGTGGAATTGCACTTGGAAAAGTGTATGGGCAAGCCTTAAATCACAGTTTATTGTTAACCGGCATTATCTTACATGATGTTGGAAAGTTAAAAGAATTATATACAGATCCTACAGGAAATGCCGATTATACTCCGGAAGGAAGTTTGCTTGGACATTTACTGATTGGATGTGAAATGATCGATGAAGCTTGCAATAAATTAGATCTTCAAAATGATGAGAATAAAGATAAGATTTTACTTTTAAAACACTTATTAGCATCTCATCACGGCAAGCAGGAGTACGGAGCAATTACAGTTCCACAGCTGCCGGAGGCTATCATGTTAAATCGAATTGATATGATCGATGCGGAAATGTATCAATGTGAACATGCATTAGAAGATCAGAGCAACGGAACATTCACGGACCGTATTTTCGGGTTAAACAACACCCGCTTATACAAACCACTCTAATTAAGGAAAAGTAAATTGAAGAAGAAAATAAATCATAAAGACATGATCGAAGCATGGAATTACGATTCTGGCGTCTTCAAAGGACAATCTATCGGCATTCATAATTCAGCTACTGGAGAAATCGACAAGCTGTTATCAGTGGAATGTTTTCATGGAGGAGAAGAAGTAAAACGAATTGTAATTAATAAAGAAGCTACAAAGAAACATGGCTTTACAATTATCATTGATTAAATTTAATGGAGGAAGCTATGAGAAAAGCAGAATTCGAACAGAAATATTTAGGGGAAAAAGTTCAAATCGAGTTATTTGATGGAGATATCTTAACAGGATTCCTACAAAAAACTGGAGCTGAAAGATTTAGAAATAATCCGGATCTTTATTTGCGTAGAGGTTTTTATTGTTTGACAGAAACTTTAGAATCACAGGATTGTGTGAATTTCTTAATCTTTCGATTTTCACATGTTCAAAAGATAAAATTTGTATAAAGAAAGGAGTAATATAACTATGGCACAGGTAGCAGAATCTAATACAATCATCATTCAAACAAATTTTAGATTGTTATATTTTGCGATGGAAAACATTAAGGATTCAGAGCAGCATGATATCAATTACTGGAATCGCTTACAGACAATCATGTATGCTGAAATTGATAAGAATGCGATGTATAATAAAGAATTCTTAAAACGCAATATGACACAGATGATGATGTTTTATTGTAAAGAGGTTAAGGATATAAATAGAGATTTCTATGATGAAGTTTGCAGACCAATTTACAATATTGTAAAAGAAAATGCAGATGATAATGATCCTATGGCTTATTATGCAGAAAGCTTTGGAAAATTAAATGAACTTTATCGTAAAGTAGATGGATACAGTTATTATACGAAGTCTATTTTAGCAGCGACAGATCTTTTAGAGCAGTTAAAATGGGTGGAGTAGTTAACAAATATTATAAATATTAGAAAGGAGGCTCGCCAAATGGCGAGGGCGGAATTATTTTCAACAATTAATGTAGGAATAAAAATTTCGCTTATTTATGAATGAAACCTTATGACGTAGGATTAGTGTGTGGACGATTCCAGACCTTCCATAAAGGTCATGAAAAATTAGTTGATACTGGTCTGTTACTGTGTGATCGATTACTGATTCTAATCGGCTCTGCACAGGAATCTGGAACTGAACGTAATCCGTTCAATATCAATACACGGACCAAAATCCTAAGAGAGATTTATGGAGATCGGCCAGAGATTATGATCTATGCACTTTCGGACATGACGGACGAAAATGATATTTGTCCTGAATGGGGACGTTATCTGTTAAACAATGTAGACAGATACATCTACAAGAATCCCGAGCTGATGATTTATGGCAACGATGAAAGCCGAAGCGGTTGGTTTGACAAAAAAGATCTTGCAAACACAGCTGAATTAATCGTTAACAGACAGGATTTACCAATCAGTGCAACTATGGTGAGAGAAGCAATGGCAAAAGATGATCGAAAAAAATGGATGAGTCTAGTAAACCCACGTTTACATAAAATGTATGATGTATTACGTGCGGAACTTATGAGCGTACCGTTTTATCAGGAGCTAAGTAAAAATTAGCTAAAAAGAAGTCAAAAAATTAGTTATAAAGAAAAGGAGAAAGAAACAATGAATAAAGCAATTTTAATGGGAAGATTAACAAGAGATCCAGATGTAAGATACTCACAGGGAGAAAATCCTATGGCAATCGCACGATACACATTAGCGGTAGACAGACGATTCAAAAGAGATGGTGAGCAGAGTGCAGATTTTATTAACTGTTTAGCGTTTGGAAGATCAGCAGAATTTGCAGAGAAGTATTTCAAACAGGGTACAAAGATTGCTGTTTCCGGAAGAATCCAGACAGGAAGTTATACAAACCGTGAGGGTGTGAAAGTTTACACAACAGAAGTTGTGATCGAAGAACAGGAATTTGCAGAGAGCAAAGCAGCTGCATCCCAGAACAATAATAGGGGAGCTTCACAGCCAAGCACACCTCAGCCAAGCACGACAGCAAGTGATGGTTTTATGAATATCCCTGATGGACTGGAGGATGAACTCCCATTTAATTAAGAAAGAACTTAGAATCATTATTGATCCAGTATATTCAGACAGATTGTCGGATATACTGGATTTTTTTTAGAAAGGAAGAGGACAAAATGCAAAATAAGAACACTATTAAAAATTGGAAGATTGAAATAACGGAGGAAGGAGCAAAATTATTTATTACAGAAGGAGCCGTAATGGCTAGAGATGTTTTAAATCTTGCGAGAGAACAGGCTATAAAATACAACTTATCAGTTCTAAAGATTTATATGCATGATGGACAGTATTATGATTATACTTTTGAAGATGATATGCTATATTTCATACATATGACTGAAAAGATTGAAAATGAAGATATTTCTTATTTGATGAAACGGGCTGCAGAAAAGTTATCAACTCTAAAATTAGACGATCGTATATGGAGCGTTAATTTTTCTATTGATAATCTTTCAAGAGAGAAAAATGGAGATCTATATGCTGCCTGTGCTATGGTCATTCATTTTTATGATAGAAATGATGATTATGAAATTGATTCACAACGGTTTTATTTTAATTTATCGTCAGGACAATGGGAATCTATTAAAAATGTAAAGAATAAGTCTATATCATGCAAAAATTCATTGGCCTGCAAAATTGGAGATAACTATTTTATGATTCAGAAATCAGAAGATGGTTACGATTATACACTTTATACTTCTGATTATTCAGAAATTGATGGAGGACAGCTTGATAATCCGGATATTTCTATTTATGATGCAATGAATGAAATCTTAGAAGATCTGGATATTGAGATTCCAGGTCATAAAGATGAAATTGATTATGAAGAATTAGAAGAAAAAGTTGAAAATGCAGAAAATGAACGTATCAACAAAATGTTATCAAAACACGGTTGTACAGTGATTGCTCAATCAGATCAGCATACTGATTTTCTTATAAAATCGGGAGAAAATTAGAATTTTGAAAGAATATTAAGAAATAACTAAAAGCGGTGTGAGTATAAATCTCATACCGCTTTTTTACTAAAGGAGAAAAACACATGGAAGAAAAGGAAATAAAAATTGCAGAAAGATTCAACATACTTGATAAATGTCAAAAGTTAGAGAAAGATTTTTTACAGCTTAGTAGAATAACAAAAGTAGAATTTGATCTAAACGGACTATATGACAATATTTATCAGGTTATTATATTAGTAAAATATGAGATTCCAATGGAATTAGGTCCAAAGAAATATTTTAGAATCAGAACAAATATTTTGAAAAAAGTTTTGGAAATTGCACAAAACAACCAATTAATTCGAACAGACGATTCGATAGAAGATTATGGAGAGTATTTTTACATTGTATTTGATTGTTCTAGTTGGAAATATCAGATACAAAGATATACAGAACTTTTCAAAAATGTTTATGGTCCTGAAATTGAAAATCCTAAAGACGGGATGGAAAAGGAACGTGAAGTAATTAAGACTTTGATCAAAGAGGGACTTGGAATGCTTAATAAAGCGAGATCACAAGCTCTTTTTCTTGACGATATAGAGATGCAAGAGGATATTACAAATGCTTTGAATATTTTTCTGGCAGCAGAAGAAAAACAACAGAAGATTTCTCCGGAAAAAAATCTTTTTGAAGATTATACAGATGAGGAATTATTGATTTTTTATGATTGCCTTAAAAAAGCTGATTTTTATGTGATTCCTGAATTAAGCAAGATTGCTTCAAAATATGTTTCTAGCAAACGCTGCTATTTAGATTTGATTTTCGAGTTGTCTAAACGATGGTATCAAGAGAAACAGAAGAAATACAAAGAAGAAAATGGAAAATTTCATCAGTGGTTAGAGGGAGAAGATCCATTAATTTAAAAGATTAGTGATTGATTAAAGCCTCTAAGCTAAATTGAAGATATTATTAAGGAGAAAGAAATCATGTTAGTAGAAGTTACATATGCTTGTAAAATGGGATGTACGCATTGTTTATCAGACTGCAAACCGGATGGAGAACATATGACACTGGAAGTATTTGAAGATGTATTAAAATTTATGATCAAAAATCAGATTCCAACGTGGAGTTTTTCAGGTGGAGAAATGTTTGAACATCCAGATATTTTGAAGATGCTGTCACTTATCGAATCATATTGGAAGACATTACCGATTAAGTATCCAATCACATTTGCAACAAATGGTCGTGAACTTGTTCGTAACAAAAAAATTTATCATGCAGTTTCAGAGTTCTTGAAACACTGTGGAAAACGATATGTTATGATCCAGGTGACAGATGATCCGAGATTTTATCCCGATCCATTAACAGATAATGAAAAATATTGGTTATCTAAGTTAGGAGTTATTATTGATACGGTGCCTTCGGATCAAAACAATAAATCTCACTGTTTGTATCCACAAGGACGTGCTTTGAAGAATTATTCCGATGAATATTGGAATACGATTGCACCTAAATGTATCAATTGCATTTTGATTACAAAGCAGAAACCAGAAGCAACATTGAAGGATTTGGTCAATATACTTTTATCTAATGGCAAGGTTTGTACACCAGTTATTGCACCAGATGGAAGTATTAAGATTGGTGAGTCGGCACTTTGTCCTAAAATTGCATCTATTTACGATTCTGTTCCGGAAATTATGGAAAAGATTCGTAATGCGAAATGTCGTGCATGTAAGATTCCATGGGAAAAATTAAAAGAAACAAATCCAATCGCATATTTATTATGTGAAAATTTTTGATAAGAAAGGAGGCTCACTCTACAGTGGGGCAAAAGAGGCTTAGATGATAAGTCTCTTTTGTTTACTTATAATGAGCAAAACGGAAATCGGAAAAAGAATAAGAAATATTAGGATTCTAAATGGTCTGTCTCAATCTGAGTTAGGTGAAAAGCTGGGATTGACAGCAGATCGAATTCAAAAATATGAAAATGGAGCAAGAAATCCAAAAGTCTCCATGATATTTCGGATAGCAAATGCTTTGGATGTTAATGCTGCTGCATTATATGATCCAACACCATGTGATGATTTAAGTACCATGTTTTTTTTCTTTGAAATGGAAGAAAAATATGGAATGACTATTAAAAAAATTGTAGATGATGATGGAAATGTTAAATATGCAGTTGTGGCGAATTCTGAAAATCGTATGTATGATTATTTATCTAAATGGCAGGATGCTTATATATGTAAAAAAATTGAAAGTAAATTGGTAGATACGCAAGAAGAGATGGAAAGAATTTTAGAAGATTATGCTAGATGGAAAAGTAAATTTCCAAAAAGTATAGAGAATTCTAAAGATTTAAAAGAGAATCAAAAGCAGAAATTGAAGAAGAAAATAGAAGAATTGCAATCTGAATATGAAAGATTACATTGAATGGCCGAGAATTCCCGCAGAGTATCTTAAAAAATAGCTTATTACGGACGCTGTTCTATAAAATCATACAAAAATTGAAAATATTAATTAAGGAGAAAATTATGAACAAAAAAATTAAAAAAATGGAAGATGTAGTAACAATTCCAATGACAAAATACGTTACAACAGATGGAAAAGAATTTGCAGATGATTATGATGCAAATATGCATCAAGCACATTTAGATTCAATGGCCGAGGCAAAGTTATGCTTTGAAAAATATGGAATTTATACCAGTGATCTAATGATTAAAAATCATAAAAATAATGATCAAATTATTAGCAATGATTATCTTCTTACTCGCGTCTTACATACAGATATATCAAGTAATGATGATTTGTATATCTTACAGGCAAAAGATGAGGAAGCTGAAAAAGAAATTCTGAAAACATTTCGTGATTACTTGAATACTGATGTTATGGATCGTCGTTTTTTTAATGTGGCAAATAATTATATATTTCCCCATACAATCATCTTTTGTAGAGATTCCATTTATGGAAATTATAATGCTTTGTGTGCAGAAAGGGAATTTGAGCTTATTGAAAAGGCTTTAAAATTTGGAAGACAAGTCTTAAATATGGCAGACAAAAAAGAAGATAATATCGTATCTGATGAAGCGAAAGAAAAAAATATGATTAATAAAAGAGAGTTGGCAGCAAGATTAAAACAGGGAGAATGTCTTGAAGAAATTTTTGATTTTACTGATGGTCAGGAATGTTTGATTTATAAAGGAGAATTTGAAGTATCCGATAATATTATTTATATTCCTGATATTTATCTTAATAAATTGAACCTTGGAGTCGTAGAGACAGGGGAAAATTTGAATGATATTTTGAAAAATTGCTATACAGGAAATGATTTCTTGAAGGAATGCAATGGATACAAAAACATTGCCAAAGCCTTATTTGATTTTGTTGATTGGCAGCATCCAAACATCCAAGATCTCACTGATTGTTATGATGAAGAAGAATTTTACAATGAATTTGGAATTCATTTTGATGATTTAGGTAATGATTAGCCATTGAGATGTAAAATAAAGTATTGAAGTTGAAAACAGAGAAATTTATATTATATAAGAAAGGAAGAATACTAATGAATCATAATCGTAATGCCCATTATTGGGAAAATAGAGACGAAAGAAAAGAAAGAGCTTATCTCCATACAAAAAATATGGCTTATGTTTTTTCAGATCATATTGAACAATGTGTTCGAAATACAAAATTATATGATGATACAAATACATTTGATGAATTAAATCCAGTATTGACAAGAGAAGTTTCCGTTGTTGATCTGGATACGGTGTCTGCAATATTTCGTTACAAAAGGAAAGAAAAAAGGACGGCAATTCTTAACTTTGCCAGCTATAAAAATGCCGGCGGAATGTTTTTACAAGGTAGCAGTGCTCAGGAAGAAAGTTTATGCCATGCATCGTTTTTATACAATGTATTATCTGAATTCAAAGACTATTACGCTTGGAATGATAAGCACAAGAATCGTGCATTATATGAAAATCGAGCATTGTATTCTCCTGATGTTGTATTTACAAATGATAGTGTAGGGACACTTTGTGATGTAATTACATGTGCTGCACCAAACAAATCGGCAGCACAGAAATATTGTCATGTATCAGATGAAGAAAACTATAATGCATTAGAGTCAAGAATTCGTTTTGTCTTACATATTGCAGAAAAAGAAAAAGTAGACACGCTTATTTTGGGTGCTTACGGAGCGGGAGTTTTTGGTCAGGATGCAACAGAAGTTGCACAGATTTTCAAAAGACTTTTGATTGAAGAATTTTGGACTTTTGAAAAAATCATCTTTGCGATCCCAGATTGCTCAAGGAATGAAAATTATAAGAAATTTTTGGATGTAATGTCCGATACGATTATGTAAGAATGGAAAACGCCTTATAAAAGGTCAAAATTATTTAAATAATGGAAAGGGAGTTGCACATTTTTGTGCAGCTCTTTTTTTGTTTTCTGAAAGCTTAAAATGTGTTATAATGTAATTAATTTATTAGATTCCAAAACAACAGGGATAGTTTGGACTTTTTTAAGGAATAAAGCTTTAGAGAAATTATGTATTACAATTCAATATTTTTGATATAGAAGCATAGATTAAGCAGACAAATGGTCTGTTTTTTTTATGCTTTTATTTATATATATACCTGTTAATAATCAGTCGATCAGAGAGGAGGTGACAATGATATGAGTAAAAAAAGAATACGAGTTATTGGTCTTTTTATTGCGGTATTAAGTCTTGCGGTGCTAAGTGGATGTGGATCTGCAAAGAAAAAACAAAAAGCAACTACTAAAACTACAGAAGTTGCATCAACCACGGAAAAGGAAAATATTTCAAAAAATAAAGATCAGCAGACAATAACATCGTCAGCTACGACAGAAGCTACAACCAAAGTGACGACAAGCACAACAACAAGCACAGCGAAAAAAACAACCAAAGCAACAACAGAAACACCAATTGCTACTAAAAAAGACGAACAAAAAGCTGCAGTTAAGGCGACGGTTACTTATAACGGATTTTCTGACACAAATAGTGTGGAAATGAAAATGTCTGATGGAAGTTATGAAGTGATGATCGTTGAAAAAGAGGATTTAATTAAGAAGTTAGAAGATTTAAATCCTGGAACAAAAGTAACAATTCGGTACAAAGCCAAAGCAGGACAAGCCAATAAGCAAATTATTGCGGTATTTTAAATAAGGAGGAAGTATAGGTTATGAAAAAAGGAACATGTAAACGATTCATGGCAATGGCAATGAGTCTGGTAACTGCCTTAGGAACAGGATTTGGAGGAGGGGTCAACATGGTTTATGCTGCAAATTCCTTCAAAGCTGGAGATACAGTACAAATCAAGTATCTGCATAACAATAAGACTTATAAAAAGAGTGCAGTGGATGCAAGATGGAATGATAAGATTCTAGGTACAAAAATGCCTGGATACATTGATGAGGATTCCAATGCAATGTATTCTGCTTACTGGATTTTTGGACAGGCGGAGGGTCCCAAAGTATTATATAAAAAAAGTGGAGATACTTTTACATTAAGCAGATATAATACAACCATTAAAATGACAGTCGATAGTAAGACTGCTTATATCAATGGCAAAAAAACAACAATGTCTACAGCTCCACGAAAAGTATATAACTACGGCAACAAAACTAATTACATTATGGTGCCGGGATCATGGACAGCCAAAAATTTAGGCATTAGCTATAAATGGAATGCTACGAAACGTGCAGGCTGCATGAGAGCGGCCAGTCAGTCAGGTGGTTCTAATAATGCAACTACAGCTACAACGAAGCCTACAACAACGGCAGTGAAACCCACAACAACAACGGCAAAACCAACAGAAACTAAGCCGGAAGTTGTAAACAAAAAAGTAACAACATCCTATGATATGACAGCATCTGCGTATGCGAAAGAACAGAGCAAAGCTGTTCCTAAGTATAACAATCAAACGTTTGATGAAAATGCATATCAGAAAAAAATTACATCAACAGTAAATGATGAACAGTATATGAGAATTGATGTTTATCATAATGTAAATGAATCTGCATTTGCGAAAAAACTGGATGAGTTATTACAAAATAAAAATAACAGCGTGTTAAAAGGAAAAGCAAGTGCAATCATTGCAGCTGCTAAAAAAGAAAAGATTGATCCAGTGTACTTAGTATCCCAGACGATTAATGAATCTGCATACGGAACAAGTGCATTAAGTAAGAAAGCTATTACGAAGGTCATCACAGGCGATAGTGTAAAAAAAGATGCCAATGGAAATGTAACAGGATTCCAGAAAGTTAATGGAAAATATATTACAAAAACAATTCCGGAAACAACAGTATATAATCTGTATGGAATCAAGGCATATGACAGTGATCCGCAGCTTTGTGGTTCTTCCTATGCGTATTATATGGGATGGACAAGTGTAGACAAAGCATTAAATGGAGCTGCACAGTATGTTGCTGATAATTATATTCATAATACCGTTTATCAGCAGAATACACTATTCAAAATGAGATATAATCCGAAAAAGGATAATATCTGGCATCAGTATTCAACAAATCCTTCTTATGCAGAAGAAATTGCAGAACATATGAAAAATATGAAATCTGTATATGATGGATGTTCTAATACATTTACCTATGACAGACCAGCTTTTGTGAAAGAACCTGAAACAACGACTACAACAGCCAAACCCACAACGACAACTGCCAAACCAACGACTACAACTACCGCGACAAAGCCAACAACGACAAAATATACAGTTACGGGAACATTACCAAACGCTCGTGTAAAAGCTTCTAAGAGTAATTATAATTTAAGAATCAAGTTACCTAGCGGAGTGACAAGCTATTATCTTGAAGATAAGTATACTAGCCGTCAATTATTCATGTCTTGTGCAGGCAATTATGTAAGCCATTTTAATAATGCTTCAAACCGCTACGCAAAAAGCAGTATGTCAGGATTTACAGTCAAATATAATTCTACGAAAAAAAGAACATATGTCTATGTAAAAGCCTCTAGTTCTTATCGTGGATATGCTGTTTCTTTTGACAATGGATATGCTTACATCAAATGGGGAACACCAAAAACAATGTATAAAAATATCTTAGTTTTAGATGCCGGACATGGTGGTTCTGATTCTGGAGCAACAGGAAATAGATTAAGAGAAAAGGACCTTACATTAAGCATTGTTTTAGCAGCAAAGAAACAATTTGATAAGGATAAGAATTATGCAGTGTATTACACAAGAACCACTGATACTTATCCATCTTTGACAGATCGAAGTGATCTGGCAAACAACGTTGGAGCTGATTACTTCCTTAGTTGCCACATCAACTCTGCAGGAGCAACAGCAAAAGGTTCAGAGACGTTATACAATTCTCAAGGATATAAAGCATCCAATGGAGTTACATCCTATAAGTGGGCAGCTAATGTACATAACTTTACAAAGGCAGCAACAGGATTTACGAACAGAGGACTGGTAGATCGTACTGGATTAGCTGTATTACGTCATACAAAAACTGCATCTACTTTGACAGAGTTTGGATTTATCTCCAACAAATCCGAAGCTGCATCTATGAAAACTAATACAGACAAGTATGGAAAAGCTATGTATGACAGCGTTGTTAAAATGTTCAAGACAAACCCATCAAAACGATAATGATTTCTGCATGGTCAGAAATTAATTATAATTTTTTCAGGAAGGAGGAAAGTAATTATGACAAAAGAATTAAAAAGAATGTCATTTATGGCACTTGCAGTTATGATGCTTGCAGGCGGATTTCTTTTAGCATCTGGGAAAAGTCAGCATGTTATGCCTAAAAAAGCAGTAGCTGATATTACAGAAACAGTGCCGGAAACAGGTACAGATGAAATTGTAGCTGGTGATGAAGAAGTTCCATTATAATCAATGACAAAATTGTTACTCAGATTAAGAAGCAGATATGTATTTTTATGTGTCTGCTTCTTTTTTTTTTCAAATATATATGGTATAATATTAATGTATTTTTATTAGATTCCTCGTCCACAATAGGATAAATAGGACTTTTTTTAAGAATATACAACAACACAGAACATTTAACCATAAGGGTATAAGATTAGACAGACAATTTGTCTGCTTTTTTTATGCCCTTTTTTAATTTTTAGAAAGGATGGATTTATACCATGAAGAATTTAGAATTAAAACCAAGCGACATTTTAACAGTAGATGGAGAAGTTATGCAGATTGATACGATCACTTCACAGCTTGCTTCCATTGAAGATGTAGGAGGACAATATAAGGGTTCCATAATCATTAAGTTTTATGACAAAAATGGAGAATTCCATGACATTAACAGTGATGAAAACCGCATATTAATGTATACGGAAGATCTGGTAATGAGTACATGGAGAACCTTAGAGGTTAGCTACAAAGTACGAAAAAATATCAATGCATATTTCAAAAAAATGCTGCCAAACTATGAGTTAATCAGTGTTGCAAGACAAAGCAATCTTCCACAAGATGCTCATTTATATATGATTTCAGCGGTACAGAAAAAAACAGGGGAATATGCTGTCTGGACAAGCTGGAATGAAAAAATTCAAAATTTGAATTTTGGGCATTATTGTTTAAAACCTAAAGCAGAAATTGTATTAGATATATTTGATAATGCTTTCTTTGACGGCTTTTCAGAGATTAAGAAGGCTGTTAAGGCAGAAAGTGAGGAAGAAAATGACTGATTTCAGTACAATGAGAACCATTTGCTTTACCGGACCAAGACCCAATAAACTGTATGGATACAAAAACAAGGAAAAATATCAGAAACTTGTAGATTGTATTCATGATTTCCTTCGAGGTTTTTGTAGAATAGAATCGGATGAAATCTTAACAGTTATTACAGGTGGAGCACAGGGAATCGATCAGCTTGCTTTTTGGGCAGCAAATTCATTAAAGAAGAAGTATTCCTTAAAAAATGAAGTGTATATTCCATTTGTTGGTCAGGAAGAACTCTGGAATGAAACAGGTCTGTTTGGCAAAAAAGAATATCGAAAGATGAAATCTATGTCAGATAAGATTGTAGATGTTTCCAAGATTCGAACATTGGATGTATCAACAAACGATGGAAAAATTAAAGCACTTTTAGAAAGGAATAAAGAAATGGTTGATAATAGTCAGATGATCGTTGGATTATATCCTTTGAATAAGGATTTTACAAAAGACAGAAATAGTGGAACTGCAAGCTGCTTACGTTATGCAAAAGGCAAAATTCCAATCTGTCTGATCGATCCGGAAAGTCATTTGATAGAGTTTCATCCGTGCAATGAGTAGAAGCAAGAAATTGCTTCTACTTTTTTATTATTAAAAGAAAGAAGGGAAAAACATGTATTATTTACATATTTATAACAGCGAAAAAGAAGAAGGCTCTATTGTGCTTCCATTTGAGGATATGCAGCCTATGATTAATTTCGTGGTTGATCAATATCAGAAAACGATAAAGCGTTTGAAAACTAACAATAAGAAATACCAGAAAATCACATCAACTTGGGATAAAAATAAGTATGATGAGACATTAGAAGAATCAATCAAAAACTTTGAATTTGGGATTTTTTGTTCTATGGAAATAACAATTTGCTATGAATTAACTCCAGAATATAATGAAGAAAAACATAGCGAAAAGACTAAAAGAACAGAAGTAATTCATTGGGAGATTATTAAGAACTATCCTTTAAAAGAAAAAGAAATAGTTAACTTAATGATGAATCCAGATTATGAATTTGAATGTAATATTTCAGAAGAAATGTTTTCTGGAGAAGTAACTCTTCCAGGAGCTGCGTATATATGGTTTGAAGATATTGGTGTAGAATTTGAATTCTGCATCGAAAATGGAGAAAACTACAGTGCAATTTACCGGATGGATATGAATAAAGCAGGTGACGATTTTGAAACAGATCATGATGAATTTTACCATTATGAAATTGATCCAACGGATCCTGAATGGAAAGCAAATCTTGAGATTGAAATGTGTAGAGTATTGATTTTATTACACGATTTGAAGTAAGAAAGAAAAGAGGAAAAAATTATGTATTATGTAATTGCAAAAAATAGCGAAAATAAAAAGACGTATGTGTCTACATTTAAAGAAAAAAGAGAAGCTGTTTCAAATATTGCTTTTCGATTCAAAAAGAAATTAAACAGTCTGAATTCAAGCAAGCATGATATTAAAAATGTCGAAACTTGTTGGGATTGTGATGAGATATATGAGGAATTGCTTGATCAGAATTATGATCAGCTCTCAGAATCAAAAAAAGTTAAGATCATGTATGATTTATTCAATTACGAGCAAGAAACTTATGCACGTCAAGATATTAGCTGGCAAATCATTTTTGCAAATCGTGGGCCTGATTCAGATTTATATGATTTTGTGTTGGATTCAAGATATAAATTTGAATGTAATATTCCAGAATCAAGACCATCAAATAATATAGTTCTTCCTAATGCAGCACGCATTTTGTTTGAAGACATTGGTGTAGAATATGATCTTCGCATCGAAAAAGGAGTAGATCGTAGTTGCATTTACAAGATCAAGAAAAATGAAAATGGAGACGGTTTTGAAAGAGATTGCAATATACATTGCTCTCACGATGTTCATTTTGAATATCCAGACTGGAAAGCGTATCTTGAATCAGTGATGTGTAAAACATTGATTGAAATGCATCATTTAAAGATTTCTTTCAATGAAAATGATGTGGAGGATATGTTCAGTAGAATTATCGGAATGAGATTTTCAACGATCGCTATGATTGAAAAATGGATTTTTGAAAAATTGCAGGTTACAAAAAAAAGTCTGCCAAATTTTGTGCTCCAGGAATCAGAGATTAACGATGAGATTTTATTCGGAAATGCTGATGTGGATTTTGTGCTTGATGGGACTTTTGGGAAAGGTGTTTTAAAAAAACAACATTATGATTTTTCCATCTCATATCTAAAAACAAACGATCATCAGATGTTTATTACTGATGCACATTGGAATTAATTTAGAAAGAGGACTGCGGTCCTCTTTTTTTGTTAGAAAGGAAGAAAAAGATTATGAGTAATTTAAAGAAAAAATTCACAGTTGATGAAGAGATTGTGTGGAAATTTGAAGATTTTGATAGTCAGGGAGAACAAAACGTAAAGTGCAGGATCGTAGAAGTGCATGAAGATTACTGTGTTGCACACACAGAAGGGAATCATAATGGCTACGATGACATGAGATTATGCATTGAAGCTTCCAATGAAGAAAATTTTTATCATATCTAAAATCTGAGAAAGGGGTCAATACTATGCAAAAAATAAATGATTTTGGAGAGAAAATTGGCGGAGCAAAAAAGGATCTTTGGAAAGAAAGAAATATGATCTTTGAAGATACAATTGAAATGACAGAAGCAGAAAAACGCAAATATGTAAAACGAGACAATATCTGGAAAAAGATCAATGCAGAAGAAATGTTAGAAAAAGGATATCCGAGATTAATCGTTTTCTGGCTGAAAGAAATGCGAGCTTGTATCTATCCTGACATGAAACGTACATACATTAGCATAAAAGAATACATCCAGGCAATCGAAAAGATTCGAGATATTGTTATGAAGGTTAAAACCGAAGATGATATCAATCTTGCATGGAAAAAGATTCTTTGCGAAGAAGGAGTGCTTTATAAAACAGGACCATGTCGTTATAGCTATGCTGTACCATACTATGGTATTGCTAACGGGAACAAATTTCTAAAGCTTCATGAGATAGACGCTCTCGATAGGCTAAAGATGAAGATGGAAAAAACGGGATTTGGCTTATCAAAAACGGAATTCTTATCAAAGAAATACGATATTGTAGAATTTGACGAGGAAACTGTAAAGGTTGAACATGAGCGTTTCGGAATTCAAAAAGGAAAACCTTGCATTGCATGGAAAATATCAGGAAAGACATATCCTTTCTATTCAAGAAGTGAAGAGATTAATCTGGAAGAGATCAAAAAAGGGCAGTATTTATTATTATGTAAAGAAAGTCGTGATGTTCTTTTTTATGGAAGTAAACCAGAAGTTATTTTATTCAAGGATACATTGATTGATTTATTAATTGCAGGAGAAAAAAGAAAAACAAAACGCAAAGGTAAGAAAAAATTAGTTCCAAAACAGCTGGAAAATATAGAACGAAAAGGAAAAGATTATCGTCATGGTCATAATATTGTGGGAGACGATTTCTTGAATGCATTTAAGATTCGCGGCGGTGAGTTTGGAAATTATACAAATGACAAAGACCGTCAAGCTAACTTAAATATGGCATATGAAGCATTTTGTGATTTAGCTGATGCTTTAGAAATATCTCGGGAAGATATCGGACTGGTAGGTTTGGAAACAGGAGCATTAGGAATCGCTTTTGGTGCGAGAGGTCATGGAAATGCTTTGGCTCATTATGAACCAGGGAGAGAAGTTATCAATCTTACAAAACTGCGTGGAGCAGGATCATTAGCACACGAATGGGGTCACGCTTTCGATGATTTTTTGGGGAAAATTGTAGATTCGCATATTGTTGGTCACTATGCAACCAATATGCTTAGAATTGATGCGATTCCAGAATCGTTTAAAACGCTGATCCATAGATTGATCAGAAATGAAGATAATACTTTCACAGAGTTTTATATGAATGCTGAAAAAATCGATCAGGGAGCAACAAAGACAGAAAATGGATACTGGAAAAGCAAAGTTGAATTATTTGCTCGTGCATTTGCGTGTTATGTAAAAGATAAACTCAGAGAATCAGGAAAAAGAAATGATTATTTGTGTGGACATGCAGATCTAGTGAATTATGAATCAGAAGAAGGGTTGATTGCAGCTTATCCAACGGGTGAAGAAAGGAAGAGATTTTTTGTTTTGTTTAATCAGTTATTTGTTGAATTAAAACAGCTGGGATATCTTCACGAACCTATTGACGATTATGAGTTTAATAATAATAGTCATAGTCAATTCAAGGATCTGGCTTCTGAAAACAATATTAATCTTGACAATGCAACACAGTTAACATTTGCTGATTTTGGAATTTAAGAAAATTTATAGTACAAAAAACAGACAGAAATTGCTGTTTGTTTTTTGTACCATCAATATTGAATAAAAGGAGTTTATAATGGCAGGAAGAAAACCTATTGATGATGATAGAAAAAGGAAAGCAGTTACAATGAATGTATCTAACAAAGATTTAAAAATATTAGATAATTTTATTCGTAAAAATGGATTAAGCAGTCGTTCATATTTTTTGTACCGAGTGGTATATGGATATATTAATGGGAACTATGTTAAAAAATCAAATGACATTGTGATTCCTAATGAGTACGATTATATGCAGCAAGAATTTTGCAAAAAATCATTGAAGGATAAAGAATTTTTAGATAAGCATATTGAAATTGAAAGAATTTTAAATACTTTGAATGTAGAAGATTTAATAATTTTACATTCAATTTTTTTAGACAAAGGAAAAAAAGAAAGATTGATATCCATGATTAGAGATTCCAGAAGTCTTTATCCAGAGGTGGAATAATGGCACAACATACAAACTGGGATAAATGGATGTCAGAGAATTTGAGATATGCCCTGGAAAATAACAAAAATGGTAAAAAACTAATTTACACATATTCAGAATATTATATCAATCATTACAAAAATAATGGTTACATTGATATAGTTGGAAAAGAACGATATGATTCAGAATTAAATGAAGATGTTATTATTGAAATTAAAGGTTCACTATCAGATTTAAATAGTGGACATGGACAACATTTTATCGGTTATTTTAACTTTTTTGCTACCAATCGAGAATTTTTAGATAAAATGATTATTTATTATCGAAATAATTATATTAATTCTGGAGTAGGTATTTTGGTAGTAGAAAATGATGGTAGAGTCAATACGATCATACCGGCTAAACATAATAACTTTAATTATTTTGTAGAAAGTAACTTTGATAAGTTTTCTACGGACGATGAAGTTGAAGAGTTTTTTACCGATATAGAAATTCCAAAACAAGAATATATGGATAAGCATAAGCCATATTATAGAAATAGAAAGGAGACATTATGTCAGAAAGTGAAAGAACAAAACGTATGAAATATTTTTTAAAACAGAAATTTAATAGAAATGATTCTGATTATAAATTGCAACTACAAGAAGAAGTATCATGCGGTGAATATCATAGAAATAGATGTGATTTGGCAGGAATAGAATATGTAAATGGGAAAATTCATAATTCTATAGGTATTGAGATAAAACAGCAATTAGGTGATTTTAAATCTGGTTGTGGTATGAATTTTTGTTTTGATGTTAATTATCTTTGTGTACCTTCAGAATTTGTTGGATTCACATTTCAATATTTATACGAACAAAATTTAGATAATGTTGGAATTATTGAATATCGTAATAAACCTACATATTATAAAGAAGATCTTATGCTTTTAAAAATACCACGTTATAACACAGGAAATGGAGCTAAAGATAGATCAGATTGTATTATGGAAAAGAATATTTATAATGCATTAATTGTGACACCTAGAAGTGCATATAGCATTAATAGTATCTAACAGTTTAGATCAATATTAAAACTAAAAAATTGAATAACATAAAGTAGTATGTGATTCAAACATTGACATGAAAAGACTGAAATGATATTCTGGTAATAGAAAAGGTATTACCGATATAATGGTTACCTGATATATTTACGATTTAAAATGATCGCTCAATTTTCCAGGTTGGGGCGATTGCAGAAAAGAAGTGGTTAAGCAGAAATTGTTTAACTGCTTCTTTTTCTTATATAAATTTTATGTTATAATAAATATGTATTTTTATTAGATTCACAGACCGATATAACTGTGACTTTTTTTAGAAAACACAAAAATAGAAATTTTATAAACCAAATGGTGTAAATTGAGTAGATATAAAATATCTGCTTATTTTTATGCCATTTTTTATTTTTAGGAGGGGAAATAATGAAAATAATGAACTATGAAGAATTCAAATTGGAATTAGAAAAAGAATTGCCAAAAGCATCAAAAAATGAGTTAGCAGGACTAGAGATAAGTTTTTCTAAGCTAGTACGTACAAACAGAATGATGGATGGGATCAAAATTACTCGAAAAGGAGAAGATAGAGGAATTGCGATCAATATACAGCAATTGTATGAGATTTATCTTCCATATTATGATTTTCCATATACATTGGATACAATTATTAAGCAGGTAAAAGCGTATTTTCTTCATGAAGATCGAAGAGAAAAAGAAGAAAAACTCTCAAAAGAAACAGCTAAAGTATTTATTCAATTAGTAAATATGGAAGAGTCAAAAGAAATGCTTCAACATGTTCCACATCGGCAATTTCTTGATCTTGCAATAATATATCGTATAGTACGCGAAGAAACAGATCAGGGATTTGAAACAGGGATTGTTAATAACGAACTTATGGAAGCCCTTGATTGGAGTGAAAAGGATTTGTATCTAAAGGCAATGAGTCAACATATTATGAAAACAAAAATTACGTTGCTTGATGATGTTACTTGTGAACTGCTACTTAAAGCAGGAGCACCAAGAGAGTTTGTAGATATTATGTATCCACCAGAAGCAGAGTCTCATCCTGTGTATATGCTTACGAATGAAAATATGCTTTTTGGAGCAAATGAAATTCTCTATACGGAAAATCTATGGAAACTTTCAAATAAACTCCATTCAGATCTTTATATTATTCCGTCATCTATACATGAATGCATCGTGTTACCCGACGATTGTTCCATTCATGATGTAAAAGAAATGTTAGGTGCAGCTAATGATATTATAGTTTCAGAGAGCAATCAACTAAGCTATAACATTTATCATTATGAGCGAAAAACCGGAAATATCAAAATTGTAGAAAAGGAGAATAGATAATGATAAAAGAAAGATATAAAAAATATGCAGCTATTATTCAGCGTGCAAAAGAAGAGGGCCTTCATGTTAACGATAAACTTTCAGTATTAATGGATATTGAAAGTGCAGATCGCAAATTTAACATCAGATTAGATGAATGGCTTCAAGCAGATTTATTTAATTTTACACATGATTTTTATGGAATTATCGATCATATTGCACGAGATCAGTTTCCAGCAACGAATTTTGAAGGATTTATCCCTAGATTTGCATCTAAAAAATAGAAACTCAAGAGAAATTATTGAATGAAAGATTATTAAAAACAAAGGGCAGACATAAATACGTCTGTCTTTTGTGCATTTTATAAGGAGGACAGATTTATGAGAATTAAAGAATACAGAACAGAATTGGATAAGGATAAGAAGAATGTTTTGTGTGAGATAGGTTATTACGATGTTACAGAAGATATATTTGATAAGCCTGAAAAAATTGCTCGTTTTGCAATAAACCAGCTACATCTCGACCGACGTGCAGAAGAATATGTTTATGTCGTTGGGCTTACTACAAAAACACAAGCACTTGGTGTCTTTGAAATTTCACATGGAGCCGTTTCTGCATCCATATGCAATCCTAGAGAAATTTTTATCCGATTATTATTATGTGGAGCTAGTACTTTTGTAATGATACATAATCATCCGTCCGGAGATACGAATCCATCAAAAGCAGATCGTATGGTTGCACAAAAATTAAAAGAAGCGGGAGATTTACTGGGAATTACCATGATAGATAGTATTATTATTGGAGATCATTATCATCTTAGTATGAAAGAGAATTCAAACGCCAAATTACTGAATCGTATGAGTATTTAAAGAGAAAGAGAGAAAAATAATGAGCAATTGGATAAGTCATAAGGCACAATATTTCAAAAAGAATGGAGACATTGATCGAAAAAAAGAATGTACGTGTTTTTTGTTAGATACAATCAACAGTGATCTTTATGAAGTTGTACATGCTGCCTTTTATTGCAACGTGTATTATGCTGCAGTTGTACAAACAAAAATATTCAATGACCAGGAGTATAAAGAGATTCCAAAGGAAGAGCAGGAAATTACAGCTATGGTCATTGATACAAAAACAGAAAAGAAAGAATTTATTTATCTGAATCTTGAAAAAGAGTCTGATATGCCAATCCGCAGAGAATGTCCCAAAATTATTCTTAATCTGTTGTCTGATACGGATGATGAAAATTCGCAGGAATGGAGAAAACAGTGTCATAAAAGCTTACAGATTAAGAGAAAGTTATTAAAACTTGATGGACTGCCGGAAGGTACTAGAATTCAATTCCCTTCACTTCTTTCATTTTCAAACGGTGTAGAAAAAGGTGATTCCATTATTCTACTAAAAAGTAATCGTAAGTGGATATGGGAGAAGTATCAGTATCGATTTATGAAAAGTTACATTAATCCAGATTATACAATTTTACAGAAAGAGGAAATAAAATGAGGAAAACAGAAATTATATTTAAAAGAAATACTAACTTTATGTTGCATGGTTATGTTTGGAAACCTGAATGTAAACCGGTTGGAGTAATACAGGTAATCCATGGAATGACAGAATATATTGGCAGGTATGAAGAATTTGCAGCACATTTTACCGATTTAGGGTATGTTGTGTGTGGATTTGACTTAGAAAGTCATGGAAAATCTATCCCTATTCATCATAAGGACAGTGGATTATATATCCCTATTCATCATAAGGACAGTGGATTATATATTCATTGTTGGGATGATCTTATCGCGGATGTTGAGATGATTAGAATCAAAATACGTCGTCAATATCCAGAGATTCCATACGTTATGTTGGGATTTTCACTTGGATCTTTTGTTTTACGATCACATCAATGCATATATCCCAAAACAGCGGATAAGCTGATTTACATTGGAACCGGGCAGCCTAAAATGAATGAGTTAAAATTTGCTCACTGGATTGTAAAAACATTATGTAAAAAGGATAATAAACCATCAAAATTAGTAAAAAAACTGGCTTTTGATAATTATAATCGGAAATTCAAACATTCTAAGAATGGCATTGATTGGTTATTAAAAGATGAAAAAGCTCAGGAAGATTATCTGTCAGATAAAAGAGTTGTTATGGATATGACACCAAGATTTTTCCTTCAATTCTTAAATGGCATGATGAAGATTCAGAGCAATGAATACTGGTTGTATTGCAAGAATGATGTTTTATTTATTGCCGGAGAGGAAGATCCAGTATCCTGCGGTTTATCAGAAGTATTAAAGAGATACAGAAGAGCCGGGGCAAGAATAACAAAAAAAATTATAAGTGGATACCGACACGATGTTTTACATGATTCATGTAAAGAGAAGGTATTTCAGTGTATTGAAAAATTTTTATAGTTGTAAGAGAAAGGAGTAAGATTAGAAAAGGTAATATCATATGTAGATATTATCATTCTAATCAGTAATTATTATGAAAGAATTTATTGATAAATTTGCCGAAAAGGTAATGACAACAAAAGAAAGCTTTGATGTTAAAAGAGATAATGGAAAGGCAGTAACTTTTGTACAAAGACAATGTGGAGATGCAAGATACATTTACTGTTTTCTTGGAGCAAAATATTATCAGGTTGATGAAAAACCAGATTTTTGTGCAGTTGTGAAAGATGATCAAATCTACATTATTGAGGAACAGATATTCTTTAGAAATGATACTGTCAAAATGTGGCCAGATAATGTCATGCATATCGATGAATATGTAAATGAACTTAATCGTAAAGTTGGTGAAGAATTCAAGAGATTTTATGATAATCTGCCAGTAAAAGATTTTGCTGAAAGTGCTGTTCAAAATATGATTAATGATATTCGCAGAGATTTTCTGCTGCCATCCAAAGTCAAACGAGAAAATATTCGTTATGACAGAAGACCTAGCTGTAATGTTAAGATCGACAAAGAAAAGGCAATTGAATATCTTTGTGGAGTTATTGATTATAAAAAATACACGGAAAAAGAATTTGAATCCGTGAGAAATACTTTAATGATCAGTAAGTCGAAAAGATGTAAAATGCAACAGCTTTTAGAACAAGGGAATATCGTAACAGAAGATGAATCTAAGTTAGCTTTAAAACTTCGTTCATTGAAAAGATCTGGACAAAAGATTGTAGAAGTACAATTTACTGATTCACAAGACCATCTTAGGGGATCAGCAAGAGTAAAGATCGAGGATTTATTATATGCATTAGTTGAAAGAGAAGCATTACTGCCTTCTTATTGCGACAGGCATGATTCTGGTACATGTGATTTCCTTGAACGATTAGAAAAATTTGGGCAGGAAAATAATGTCAAGTTGTATGATATTATGACATTTGATAACATTACAAAGATCAAGTCATTATTAGACGAGGCGATATTATACAAAAAATAACATAAGGGAGTAGTTGAGCGAAAATTCGTTCAGCTGCTTCTTTTTTTTATGATAATTATATGGTATAATACATATGTATTTTTATTAGATTCCAAAATTCCAGAGGTGGAATAGGACTTTTTTTAGATACATGAAAAACAGAAAATTAATAACCAACAAGGGTACAAATTAAAACAGACGTTAGGTCTGCTTTTTTTGTGCCTTTTTTTATTTTAAGTTAAGAAAGGAGAAGATTAAAAAAATGTTCAAAACAAATTGTAAATGCCCAAGATGTGGAGGAATTCTTTATACACAAACAGAGTATGGAGATTATTCTTACCAATGTCAAAATTGTGATGAAGATTTTTATGATTTTGAAGTAACTGATACTGAGGAATCAGAAGACACTCATAATGTTTTTGTGCCTGCAGAATGTATGGCAGCAGAATATCCGATAGAAGATCAATGCTATATAATTCCAATTCAGGAGTTCAGGGCATTAGAGAAAGTTGAATTAATTACGGAATAAGAAAGGAGACAAATTGAAATGTCGCAGACATTAAATGTATTAAGTATTGATTTTGATTATTTTCAAAAAGTATCAAAAGATGTGCTTATGAATTGTTATCCAGATGGACTCGATCTATCCACTGAGTTATCAATCTTTACCTGGTCTGGATATTATAATAATCCAAACTCAGCAAAAGAACTTCAAACAGTAGGGATACTGGAAGATGAACTGAATCATTTAAAGAAATTGCTATTATCTGATCGTATATCTGACGATGCAGAAGTAATGGTTACAAACAGTCATGTATTTATCTATGAGCTTATTCATAACTGTATGGAGAAAAATGATCATTATAAAGATATTCGCTGCATTAATATAGATCTACACCATGATTTCGTTAATGGTTTAGAGGATGTTGATTGTGGAAATTGGATTTCCCATTTATGCATGGATTATGGAAAGCATTTTAAATTTAATTGGGTTGTCAATCCGATATCCAGAGAGATGTTTAATTTAAAGGAAGAAATTTTCGATAAAAAACTATTAAAATCATTGACAGACATTAAAATTAAAGATTTTGATGTCATTTTTTTATGCCGTAGTGACAATTTTTTTGCACCACATCTGGATCCATACTTTGATGAAATTGTTAGATTAATTGAAAGTCGGTTCCACGATATACGAATTGAGAAAAGTGTCAATAAGGTTCGTGATTATCGGAAATATGATAGCATATATGAAAAATTAAAAAGAAAGGAAGCAGTAAGTATATGAGTCAGACAGAAATTACCAAATGCGAAAAGATGGATAGAGAAACATTTTACCAGTATATCCTGGATAATTTCACATTATCTGGCGGAGAACAAAGAATAGTTGATACAATTCTGCAATTTATTGAGAGTCATTATAATGATTACGATAAGCAGCAGGAAATTTTAAGAGAACTTTTATGTGACATTGATTTGACCGAAGAAGAGTTAAAAAATGTTTGTTTGTAAGAAAGAAAACAATATTAAAAAAATAGAAGGAGAAAAAATTATGTTAATTAATAAAATTTGCCCAATGTGTAAAAAAAATGCTTTTTTAAGAATCAATTCAGATCAGAAAAAAGAATTCAAAAGTTATGCTTGTTATGGTGGATTAATCCAAGAAAAACTAAAATCATTCAATGATTTTGAGAGAGAATTTGTAAAAACAGGTTATTGCCCGGAATGTCAGAATGGTCTTTTTATGAAAGAACTTTCCAGAGGCGAGAATCATTTCTTTACACAAAATGATATTCGGGATGATGTTGTTGAAAAATTTATCAATGATATCGCAGAAGTATATGTTGATGAAAATAGAGTTCTGGATTGCAGAAAAGCAATTTTATCACCGATTGCAGAAAAGCTTTCAGTTAATGAAAAATTATTGTATCTATACGAATTTGATCTGGAAAATGAATTTGAAGTAGATTTAGATACAGGAAAAGTAACAGAAATTAAATAAATGGAGAAAAATCATGAGTTATGTATTAACAAAAAAAGGAGAACAGAGAATCAGAGAGTTTATTAAGAAATGTGAAGAAAAACGTGAACTAATCTTAGAAAATGGGATTGACACTGCAAATGTGGAGATTGTGAATGAGGGATATATTAATATTGATCTCTTTTTCAATAATTCTCCATCTAAAGGTGAAAATTTTCAGCATGCTTATCCTGTAACAGATCATTTTGCTCAAGATATTGTTTTAGAATATGAAGTTGATTTCTTTGATTCAGAAAAAGAAGAGTATACAATTTCAATTCTTAACGTTGTTGAGGAATTTCTTAAGGAAAAAGAATGTGAGATTCCATGGCAGCAGAGTGATGGGGATTGCAAAGTAAAGAAGCAGGAGTTAATCGAAAGACTTCGCAAGTTTTTATAAAAGAAGAATGGTTGAAGAGAGGAAACAGAAATGTTCCCTCTCTTAATTTATAACTGTACAGTATACAGGAAGGAGCAATTTATGAATGAACATGAATTTGAATTAACCGAAGAAGGAAAAAGAGAAGTTCAATCTTTTATTACCGAATGTAAGACGAAAAGAAATGAAGTTTTAGATAATGCAGGAGATACCATTAAGCATACTACTATTCCAACACAGAAAGAGATTCTTAATGATCTCAATTCACAAGAAGATGTTGATGAATGTTGGGGTGTTACTGATAACTATGGGATGAAAATCTTTTTGGAGTATGGTATCCATTTTATTTGATAAAAATTTATAAACAAGTATATTTAGAAAGGGAAAAACTATGAGTAAAATAGAAGTAATTAATTTTGAGGAAAAAGTGAGAAAAATGAAAAGATCATCCAAAGTCAATGGTTTTTCAGGCATGATAAAAATGCTTCGACACAGTGTGGATGTATTTGAGTTTGTTGGGGAAGATGTAGAAGAACGTTTACAGAAGTATTCTAATCTGGTCGGAAAAGACAGTAAGGATTTCATGTTAAATCCGACGGATATGAAAGATTCTTGGAATTCTCTTTCATGCGGGAATCCAGCTATATTTAATTTTATGTCAAAAGAGGTCAACAAAGAAAAATATCATCTGCGAATCTGTTATAATCCGGTAGCAGAATCCGTAGCAACCTCTTTTTCAAAATTGTCCAACGGACTTCCTGTTGCCCAATATGACTCAGAAAATAATATCTGGATTTCACATACAGGTCCAGAAATTTCAGAGAAATTTGCAAAGATTCTGGATTCTGGCTCTCCAGAAGCAGATATTTTGGAATTCTTACTTGAATATCATAATCCTACAGAGAAGGATTATCAGAGAATCAAGCAGAAATATCAGAAATTGTTTTCTTTGTACAATAAGACAAATTGTTACATGGAACCAGTTTTCATTATTCCAAAATTTGCAAAAAAAGAGGACGATGTGATACTATATCTTGTTCCAAGAGATATGTTCCGTCACGGATTTTGTGTTGGAATGGAAAAGAATCAACTGGTATTAATGCAGGAATTGCATATGGATGAGCTTATGCTCAATGGATATTTTTATGATGTGAATGACAATTATCGAAAGATTGTTGGAAGAACAGATAATGTTAATACAATGCGAAACAGTCTGTATCGTCTGGCAAATCGCTATACAGATGATGATATTTTTACGATTCCTGTTTCTTTAAATCGATACGTTGAATCAAATAATGTAAAATCATTGGTAAAACGTGCTTCGAGAAAAGGTGCGGAACTAAACGATGTTGAGAAGAAAAATCTGAATAGCTTTTGTTCTTTTATTAAGAAAAATATTGATATTAGTTACTAATCTGTACATACTAGAGCAAGTACAAAAGCATTATAAATTCATGGATGAAGGCAGTGATTTTATGAAATAATATATTTTTAAGCACAATTTTATGTTGCTTTATTATAGAACTTATGCTATAATACCAATGTATTATTTTTATTAGATTTGCGAAGCTAAGAGGCGAAGTGTAACTTTTTTTTAAGAATCATATATTTAAATAGAACTTTCAACCAATGGGTATAAATTAGACAGACATTAAGTCTGTTTTTTTTGTACCCATTTTTTTATTTAAAGGAGGATTTTGACTATGAAAAATTTCATGGAACAAAATTTAGAAACTGTTGATAAGCATAAAATGACAATTGACGAATTGTTATTTTTGCAAAATCTACAGGAGGATCTACAGAAAGCAGAAATTACTTGTAATGGTAATGATGCAATCGCTACTTACTATGTTCTTAAAGAACAGGTAAGAAAATACATAGATCCATTCTTTGGTAACATAGAACATCAGCCAAACGGCTTTGAATTTCGTATTCAGGGTTCAGATAACGACAGAATCATTGATAATTTCAATGAACTGTACGAATATCTGAAACAGGAAATTCAAAACAGCGAATATGCTGATAGCTGCAAAGGACTTTTCCTTAATACCAGTGATTGCCCATATTTGTGTAAAATTACAATGATTGATTCTTATGGTAATCATATAAATTTTGCCAAAATGTTATCATGGTATGAAATTATTGCTAAGGATAAGTTTGACTTTAAAGCATTCTATTGTGCTGATTATTTGTTGCATAAGGAGATCTTTTTAACAGAAAAAGATGCTCAGGATTATGTATCAACAAATCTTCGTTCCAAGAAAAACTTCATGCAAATTGATAAGGTTCAGAGACCTATCAGTAGCAGAATGGTAAAATTATTTAATATTTTATCATCTGTTGATTTTGCAGCATTAGCATCTTTACATTAATATGTATTGATGTTTAGAAGAATGATCTGATATTTGTAACAAATTACAAGTATCTCATTTCCTTTAAAATAACGGTGAAGTTTCTAGAGCTTCACCGTTATTTTTTTTGCAAAAATTTATAGTAAAAATAAAATTATTATAATACTAGGAGCAAGGAGAAAATTATGTTATAATAAAAATGTATTTTTATTAGACTCCAAAATTCCAGAGGTGGAATAGGACTTTTTTTAGATATACAAAAACAGAAAATTAACAACCAACATAGGCACAAATTAAAACAGACGTTATGTCTGCTTTTTTTGTGCCTTTTTTTATTTAAGGAAGGAGAAAAATTATCAAAAAAGAAATGAAACAGTAGTAGTGGGCGGAGAAATCGATATCCCCTACGGATATGAGGTCAAATACAGTCGGTATTTCCGACATGTCGGACTCCGTAAAATTACCGACCGTGGATTGAAATAATTATATCTGAAACAAAAAGAACATTATAACGCATATATACAGACGATTTTATCGTCTGTTTTTTTATGCCCATTTTGCAGAAGGGAGAATTTATATCATGCAAAACAAAAACACAAAAGAAACAAAGAAAATCGATTTACATCCAAAAAAGTGTAATATCTGCGGAGGATTGGTTATCTACACAAACAACAACCTTATTTACGGGAAATCGTATGGAAGCGAGAAATGTTATTTGTGTACGCAGTGTGGAAGTTACGTTGGAACACATGAGCCAAGACCAACTGAAGCACTAGGATTGTTAGCAGACAGTCAGATGAGAACATTAAAAAAGAAATGCCATAGTATTTTCGACGAATTCTGGAATTGTGGTTCCAATGGAAAACAAAGAAGATATCTGAGAAATATGGCATATAAGAGACTAGCTACAATGATGAGGATTCCATTGGAAGAATGTCATTTTGGATACTTTGATTTGTTACAGTTAAAAAAAGCTTATAACTGCTGCCAGGTATTAAAGAAAAGATCAGAGACTTATACATGGGAACATACAGATGTCACGAAAAAGTGGCTAGAAGCAAAAGCTGCCGGAGACAAAGAAATTCACGATCATATTGGTAGTGTAAGAATTGGAACTCTTTGCTTTGATCTGATCGAAAGAAAAGGAAAAAGAGATAAAAATTATCTCTATGCAGATCTTTATGTTGGCGGAATTGATACAGGATATGGTTATGGAAAAGACGATTATCCATATACCTATGTTGATTGGATTTCCAGACAGTGGACTGTTGATAAATTGCCGAAAGATTACAGATCATTCAAAAAGGAAATTGAGGAAAAATTAACCATGTTAATTAAACATGCAAGATCAATTACATTAAAACGAAAACAGTATTCTTTACAGGAAAAAATTTTAGATGATGTGAAGATATGGTAGTTAATAATATTACAAAAGGAGAAAATTAAAATGGTAAATTTGATGCTAAATTTATTTGTTAATCATATTGTTGAAAATTATCCGGCAATTGATTATATTGCAATCAAAACAAAGAAAGGAGAAGAAATTTCTCTTAACTGGGAAGAAAGCGAATATTCTTGGAATGATGATCAATCAGGCTCAGGAAGATCATTAAAAAAACAAATGCCGAAAGATATTCATGCAGAGTTAAGGAATGTCTATTTTGATGCAGAGGAAGAAGGACATACAATTTCTGATTCTGTAAAGAGAGAGTCCTTAAAAGGTGCAGAAATTGAAGAAATTCAAATATTTATTGAAAATTTTTCTGGCAGAAAAGAAGATGTGGGATTTTGGTTACAACAGATGGTATTTCATTTTTCAGATACAGATGAATATTATCATTTACCAATCACTCATGATTACAAACTGATTTTAGAATAATATTAAAAGGAGATTAAATAATGAAGAAAGAAAAAAGACAAAAAATGTGCTTAGAGATCATTGATCAATTTGAGCAGCTTTTGGAAAAAAAGGATATTTCTATTCCATGTGAGGATTCCGTAGAAGAAAAAGAAAGACATGACGGCGGTAATAATGCAAGAATTTACGGTGCTGAATACTGGCGTTTAGAAGATGGAATTCATAAGATTTTGGAACAGGAAGATTCTGATAACACAAAATAAGAAAGAAGGGTATTTATGAATATCAAAAACAGTAATATTTTACGTTCCTGGAATATGGAACGGATCGAATATCAGAGAAGATATTCTAAATTACATAAGGATAGTGTCAAAAATCCAGAGGATCGATATATTTTAGGGCAGATTCATGAACTGAAATATATCTTAGTTTCATTTTTTGGACTTACAGAAGATGAATTAGAAGAAATACAGAAGGATGGATTTGCTGTTAGAGATATTGAGCATCCAGACAAACTAATATAAGTCGATATTTCATCATTAGTTAAGTTTAATGGACATAAGGAGAAGAGTGCATGGTATGATCACACATATCATGCACTTAAAATTATTATGATTAAATATTATAGAAACAATTTTATTAAATCAAACAGAGAAAGGAGTAATACCTTATCCTAGTGAAACTAGGTTGGGCGATGGAGAAAAGAGATATTCGCCCGGAAAATTGAAGATCGTGGCTATAAGTTTGAATTAGACTATAATTCATTCGCATAATAGCAATCCATATGTTGCCATTCACCGGATTCGGTTAGTGGCTGGTATGAATCTTATATACAAAGAATATATTAAATTTTTAAGAGACGTAACAGGGAAAGAATTAGCAGACATAAAAGAAGGTTATTTTTGGCTTGATAAACAGATTATTAAGGGATTCGATAAGTATGGGAATATCCATAAATTTTACAGAGTCGTTATTTCTAATGATTTGTCAACCGCTGAGCTGAGAAAACTGAAAGATTATGACAATGTAGAAGATGTGGATTTGGCAAGCTGGCAGGATTTAATTGAAATGAAGAAAGAGCATTTGAAACAAATTGAGTCAGAAGCAATAATTCTTATCAAAGAAAAAATGAAGGAATATCAAGAATATACATCAATCATTCCCGTATCAATGGGAAAAGATTCGATGTTGACATGTTATCTGGTTAGAAGTCTGTATCCAGATACTAAAGCAGTATTTAACAATACGACTCTTGATTGTAAGGATACATATCGTATGGCGAAAAGATTTTCTAACTGTGAAATCATGAATCCAAGAAAAGGATTCTATGAATATGTGGAATCTCATCATATGATACCAAACAGAAGATCTCGTTTTTGCTGCCGAATATTTAAAACTGGTGTTATGGTATCGAAACTCAATCATAATCATCCATATCTGCTATGGATGGGTATGAGAAATGACGAATCATTAACACGTAAAGCATATGAAGATGTTTGGGTTAATAAAGCAGAATGGGGAAATGATACATGTTGGAAAGGGATTCTTCCTATTAGAAAATGGACAGAACTGGATGTATGGTTATATACAGTCTGGAAAAAGATTCCCGTAAATCCTAAATATAAAAAAGGTTATTCCAGAGTAGGATGCCATTGTGCGTGTCCTTACTATTCTAAATCCACATGGATTCTGGATAAATACTGGTATCCAAATGGATATCAGCGATGGAGAGAAATTCTAAAAAAAGATTTTATTGAGAATAAGAAATGGCTTGTTATGAATTGTACATTAGATGAATATCTTACACAAGCTTGGAACGGCGGTACATTTAGAAATGTACCTACAGAACAGGTAATTGATGAATTTGCAATGTATACAGGAATTCATAAAGAAGTAGCTGTACACTATTTTAACAAGACATGCTGTAGGTGTGGAAAAACAAGGATAAAGCAAAGAGATGTATTAAGCATGAATTTAAAATTGCATGGAAGAAATGTAAATAAATTTTATTGTAAAAAGTGCCTAATGGATCAATATCATTGGACCTCTGAAAACTGGAATCAACAGGTAAATGCATTTAAAAAACAAGGATGTGATTTATTCTAAAAGCACATAAAAAGTATTCACATTAACAGATTCTTATGCTATAATATATTTGTAGTTTTTATTAGATTCCTAAGCACCGTGGGTGTAGTAGGACTTTTTTTATAGATGTATTAATAAAATAGAATATTAACCAATATTGGCACAAATTAAAACAGGCAGTAAGTCTGTATTTTTTTGTGCCTTTTTATTTTACTAGAAGGGAGAAATGCTTATGGAAATGAGTGTATATTCGCATAAAGCAAATGATCGCTTTAGAAGAGATAAAATTTCGATTTTGGAACAGCTTGGGATTTGCATAAGCAAAGAAAAAGAAGCTGAAATTTATAATAAGGTTTCCGAAGAAGAAATTGATGCGTATGCGAGAATGTTATTAAAAGAAAATTTATAAATATTGATTGAGATTTATGAGAAAGAGGTGTTATTAATTAATCAATCAAAGAAAGGAGGCTTATTATGAAGAATAAGCACACTATGTTACCAAAAAAGGTAAAGGAGGTTATCGTTATGTTAGGAATAACAATAACGTATTTAGCAATATGTTTTGTTCTTGACATATTGCATAAACCATATGTGTTTCAACACTATGGTGTTAATCCTTTAACCGTTGCATATTACACATTTTGTGTAATTTTGCAGGTTGTTGCATTGATTGGGTTTTTAACAGATGTTAAAGACTCATTTGATTGCAATAACAGGTAATATGTTTCGTAATCTATTTCAGTTTTATACTGAAATGGATTACGTTTTATCCTATTTTTTGAGAAGATTAACGGAAAAAAGAAGTTTATTGATTGAGATTTATGAGAAAGGGGTGTTATTAATCAATCAAAGAAAGGAGGCTTATCATGAAGAATAAGCACATTATGTTACCAAAAAAGGTAAAGGTGATGATCAAATTGCTACTATTTGTAGCGTTTGGTTTGTTAGTGAATTACGGTATGTATTCACTACGAACTCAATTCCTGTCATGGGAATATGATATCTTTCCTTTCCTACGTATAGTAGATACCGGTTTATGGTATTTTACTGTAGTGGGAGCTTTTATTATATTTCTAGTTGGAACTAGAGATATCATAAAAGCTAAGTAACATATTTCAATTATAGCCTGTCTTGGTCAAAACCAGGATGGGCTATAATATTATTTTTACATTTATTAAATTGTATTTACCAGGAAGGAAGAAAAATAAAATGAATGAAGATTTATTAGTAATCAAAAAAAATGAAGTGCCAGCAATTCAGTTTAATAAAGAAGAGCTGATCGAACGTGTTGATGAGATCTTGGAACAACACAAAGGAATCATTTATACCATAGAGGATATCCCAGAGGCTAAAAAAGTTGTGGCTGATCTAAGAAAACAGAAAAAATATCTGAATTCTGAAAGAATCAGTGCATGTAAACCGTATGAAGCAATTGTAAAACAAACAAAAACAGATATGGATGATGTGTTGGCCAGATATGATACTGTAATTCAAGAGATTGATACACAGATCAAAGAATCTGAAAACGTCTGGAAAAAAGAAAGAGAAGATTATATCAGAGAAACATATGAAGATGTTTTCCTTCATGAGATACCTGAAAAATATCTTGTATGTCCGATTATTAAGAATCTAAAGATTGATTCTAAATGGATGCTAAAAAGTACATCCAAGAAAAAGATTAAGGATCAAATGATCGAAAAAAGAGATAAAATTTTATCAGATATTAATACATTAAAATGTGTTGCAGAAGAAGAATTTTTATCCGATGTTGAGCAGGAATATTTTAAAGAACTTGATCTCAACAAGGCAATCAAAAAAAATCAGAGTCTTAGAGAAGCAAAGCAGAAAGTTTTAGAAGCAGAAAAAAAGAGAAAAGAAGAGGAATTAAGACGAAAAGAACAGGAAATGAAAGAGCAGCAGGAAACACAAGCTGTAGAGCCATTTGAGTTCGATTTCGATCCTATTCCAGTTCCAGAACCAATTTTAAGAAAAGTCAGTAGCAGTTCTACACCAATTCAAAAGAACAGAAAATCATCCATTAACAATTCATCCGTTCAGAATTATCCGTATCCGTTGAATCGTGAAATCCACAAACCTGTCATGAAAACATTAAATATTAAGATCAGGGGAGAAGAATCAGTTATCAGAGATATCATGAAATATATCTATGATAAAAAAGATATTGAGATTTTACAATAACGGCTTTGATTGGGATGGATATAACAATATTAGAAAGAGAAGGAGTTTAGTATATGACAATTTATGATTATAGCGATTTACTCAAAATGATAGCGAATATCAATACAGATAAAATTATCGCAAAAAATGAAAGAACAATGAACAATAAAAACAGATTAGCCAAAATGGAAAACAAATTATTAACATGTGGAATTCTAAATGATTGGTATGATTTAAAGAAAAGCTGCAAAAGACTTAATGTAAGACTTGCACCGTATGGTAATTGGGACGAAGAAACTCAAGGTCCGCTTATGAAAGATCAAAATGGAAAGTATTTTATGAATAATGGAACTTTTTCTATATGTATGAGTTCAGGTTCCCACTGGAGTGATCATTTTGGATTTTCATATTATGATAAAGAATTCGAATGGAATATCTGGCATTCAACAGATTATGTTCTGTTCAGTAAGTTTTCAAATGAAGATTCAGAAATTGAGACAAAAATAAAATTAATTCAATTATTTTTATCCCATTATGAAGAATACAGATCTGTGCAGTTAGATAGAATCAACAAAAAAATGTCTAAAATTTCAAAAGAAACAAAAGAAATTAAAGATGAACAGGCAGCAATGTCAGATTTTTAATCAGAGGTGAAGAACATGATTAATGTAGAAATTTTAAAGAAAGAATTATTAAAGCAGGATTCCGTAGAGTCCTGCTTTAATGATGAATACAGGGAAATGATGGCATGTATCGCAGGAGCTGTTGACTGTTCGATTGAAAAAATCGAACGATTTTTAACAGATTATGGGCGGTTAACTAGAATTAATCAAATGACTTATGTTTCAAGAGAACATGAGACAAAAGAAGAATTTTACAAAATGCCACATAAGAAAAGAAAGGGAAGATTATTATGATACAAATTATATTTGATGAAGAAAAAGACCGAAGAGAAGGTTATATTGACTGCTGCCATATTATCATAGATGATCATGGAATCAAACAGCAGAAGGTAATTCGTACAGAAACCTTATATGAATTATTAGAAAAAACAAAAGAACATAAAAAGAAAGAACTTTTTCTTGGAAGAGTGCCACGAGGATATCTTGCAACAAAACAGAGAATTGAGGATTTTCCCAAAATCCAAAGTAAAACTGCCATTTTCTTAGAAGAAGATGTCCGGAGAATCATATATGAAAACAGCGTTTATGAGATTCCGATTCCTAATCTTATGATGATCCATTCAGTAACAACAAACGGATGTGTATCAACAGATTTGTTTTGTCTGGAAAAAGATATGGACCAGAAAACGGCAGCAAAATTACTGGAGGAAGATCGTATGCCAAACTTATATCAATGGCCATTTGCAAATGTCAGTGGTGCAGGAGGAGTTTGTTATGGATCAAACAATATCCGAAAGATTGAAAGATTAAGTGATCTGGACATTCTTCCGATTCTGTTTTTTGATAGCCCAATGAATTCTGATTATTATACCCCACATAGAACAACACTTGGAAAGGCAACGATAAGAGAATTATTAGATACCTTAAATGGGAAAAAAGAATTTCCCTATGAGATATTACAGGAATATAACCCACTTACTTACAAAAGAAGTATATTTTAGAAAGGAAATTAATTACGATGAAAAATGATGTAAACGGACAGATGGATCTTTTAGACCTTCTTGGAATTGAAAAAGAAGTAGAACAGAAACCAGAGAAAGAAACAGAAACAAAGAATACCAAAGAAACAAAAAAAACTGAAAATGTTTCAAATACTTCTAAAGTATCCGAAAAGAAAACAGAAACAAAAAAATATAAATGCCCTATCGTAGTTTATGGTGGTCCTTACAGTTATACAATCAACGAGGAAAACAAGGAGATGTCATCAACAGAGGTTAAAAAACATGTAATTAAGACATTTCCAGAACTAAAAGGGATTGTTACTGTCAAAATGCAAGAAGATAATAGCTGCATTTTGCAGGTAGAATACAAAGAAACAAAGTTACCCGAGATCAAAGATCAGGGAATCTTTACTGTTAAACTTGGAAAAGAGTATGTGATCAGTAATGAAGGAGTGGAAGAAGCTGTCATAGCATGGAATAAGAAATTTCCTCAGTATGTCGGATGTAATTACCATTACGTTAATAATAATGATCATGTTTTGATTCCATTTTACAAATCTGATTCCAAACAGGTGCTGCGTGCTTATAAGCTACCAGTTCTGATCGGATTTCCTGAAATGATGGAACAGATAAAACCAGATAAAGATCAGGAAGATCAGACAATCAGCGGTGCTGAGATCATGGAACGATACAGCAAGACTCATCCGGAATTTAAAGATTGTACATTCAAGTACATTGAACATACAAACACGATTATTCCTTTAAAGGAGAAAGCTGTTTATGTTCCTGATATCTGCATGATTCAGTTGCCGATCACAGTGGCAACAGGTGGATACCACATTCAGTTTTCAGCAGATGATTTTCACGGAAAAGATATTGTAACAATGGAAGAAATCCGAAAAGCATTGGAAGCTACATATCCAGAATACAGTAAAGAACGCACGAGCATGACTTATGATAAACGTCATTTTATTATAGCAATGTTAAAAAGCAGTACAAAAGGTGCAACAATTGTATCAAGTCGGGAAGGTTTTCACAGAGAAGTTAACGAAAATGGAGTTACAGAATACCGGCCATATGGGAAATTTGTTCTTACAGGAAAAAATCAGCTGGATTTTTCTTTAAATTCTGATCAGTTAAAGATCCCAAAAAAACTTTTATCTGATATTATTGATAGATTCCGCATGGATATTCACAGAGAATGTGCTTTGCAGTTATTTATGACAAAAGATGAAAAAGGATATTGGTTATACGAGCCAAGACAGACAGCAACATCTTGCGATGTAACTTTTGAACGAAACAACGTTATGGAAGATGAATATGTTCTTGTTATGGACATTCACAGTCACGGGAAATTACCAACTTTCTTTTCAGCCACGGATAATCGTGACGAAAAAGGAATTCGTCTTTACATGGTCATTGGTAACTTTTCAGAAGAAAATCCACGTTCTTATAATATCATGCTTCGAGCTGGTATGAATGGAGTTTTTCAGGAGCTTTCTGTAGAAGATATTTTTGTATAACTGACAATTTACATATTTAAGAAAGGAGAAACTGTCCGGTCATTGATCGGACAGTTATTTTATATTATGAGAGAAGAAACAAAACAGAAAATTTTTATTATTGGATGCGGTGGTACAGGTTCCAACTACATTAAAGAATTAGCGAGATATTTAGCTACAAACAGAAATTATATGATAAATGCAGATGTGATTTTAATTGATGGAGATACGGTAGAAGAGAAAAATCTTGAACGACAGTCTTTTACTCCGGAAGACCTACTGATGAACAAAGCGGAAGCAATGGCATTAGCAGTCAGCGATATGTATAATCTAACATTTTCTTATGTGCCAGAATATATAGCATCTAAGGAACATATGTTACGTATTATGAGAAATACCTATGAAAGAGAATCTTATGAGGAGGAAGAAACTTTCGTTCCAATCATCATCGGTTGCGTCGATAATCATAATTGCAGAAAAATTTTACATGAAATTTTTGAAGAATATACGGACATCATTTATATTGATGCTGCGAATGAATTTAGTACTGGAGAAGTTGTTGTCGGGATTAAAAATAATCAGGCAGTTATTGCACCGGATCGTGCTTTTTATTTTCCGGAAGTTTTAGAGGACAGTAAAAGTGTATTAGAAATGTCATGTACAGAATTGAATAATGTCAAACCACAGCATTTAGTCACAAATCTGTTCGCTGCAAATATCTGTTTAATACAGACGATTAAAATTTTAAGCGGAGATTGGACCTGTGGAGGAATTTATTCATTTGATGCATTTGGGTGTTCCTGTACAAGAACTGATCCAAATCTAATCAAACAACAACAGAAAGGAAAATTAAAATGAGATTTTTTAACGAATTGGTAAATTATGACTTAAAAAGTAATATTACCTTAAAAACAAGATTATATCAGAAATACATTTTAGAGATTGAATCTTATTTAGGAATTTCACAATATCATCAAAATTTATTTTACAATTCGAATGAAGAAGATACTTTTTATAATGATATGCAAAGGTATATCATATACCAGGATCTTCTTTTATTAAATGATATTTTAGATAAAAATCAGATGGAACATGTTTTTTTTGCAGTTTATGATGATGACGATAATAATGGTGAATTTGAATCTTTAAAACGCAAATTTTATCAGCAATTAAAAGGAAAATTTCCAGAATTTCAAAAAGAACAAACATTTGATATGAAAATCATAAAAGGTCCTTCTATAGAAGAACTGATTTCTAAGGCTTATATTGGTTTAGGAAGTGCTTCTTTTATAAGAGTAGATGAAGTAAGGTTTTTTCCATCCATGTTTCTATTGATCCGTGAAAATGATGATATCTTATATAAACTTCGTTTTTTACAAAAGATTCAATACCCATTGGATCAAAAAAGAGTTTATCGTATGCTAGATGGAAAGTTTTTCATGGATGTTTTTGGAAGATCTGATCTTCGCATCAATGATGCAGTGTATCATTTCTGTGTACTTTCCATTGATTCCAGAGCAAATCTTTGGAAGTGGATCACACTGACAAAAGAACATGAATATATTGATCAATGCTATATGGATGCATTGTCTGGAAATGGTTTTAGGAGGTAAAAATCGTGAACAATCAGATTTATGAAATGGTTGATTTATATTTTGGAGAGAAGTTTGTATTATACAATGATGCATCTTTCCTTTTAGATGATCATCAGTTCAATTTTTTTGCATTATTTATTCGATACATTGAAGCACTTGGGAAAAGTTTAGGTTTAAATGTAGATCAGGCTCAGAGATTGTTGCAACGTATCAACCAGAAAAATATGCAATATACGAATGATGATCTGGATTTTACAATAGAAGTGTCTGATGTTTATACTGAATTTTCAGATCAGCTTGAGATTCAGTATCTTTCGTTGTTAGATATACAAAGGTATTCTGTTGATATTTCAGGATTCTATCGGGAAGATAATGAAATCAATGAAACTGAACCACCAGAAACGATTGAAGAATTATTTGATCGATTATATGATTTTCCAAAGGATGATAAACAAATAATCCTTAATGCGATTCATCAGGATGAAAATGGTAGATCGTACCAATCTCTTTTGGATAATGCGATGCAAGATGCATATGAGTCAGACTCGTATTTATCATTGCATATCTATATTGATCCAAACTATACAAAATATAGAAAAAGATATGAAAAATGGTTCAAAAATGACTATGTGTATCAAACACTTGATCAATCTGCACCAGAATATGTCCGTAATTTATGGATGACTTCTGCGGTTTTAAAAAATGGAGCGAGATGCGATATCTTTTTGGATGGATATATGGTGGAAAATTTTGAAAAATATATATCAACGATTAATCATCAATACTTTATTGATCAGATAAAAATAAGAAAGAAGTTAAATTTATTGTAAAATGACAGGCTATTCCTTTATGGATGGCCTGTCATTTTTTTGCATTAATTTACTGATAAATAGTGACATGTTATTTTTAAAATGATATAATATATCTTGTCAAATTAGATATAAAAATATACAGATGGCAATACATTTCTAAAAAAAGAAGTGTGATGCCATTTTTTTATGCACTTGAACCATTTGGTTCAGGTGCTTTTTTATACCTATTTGACAGGTAACCATTAAATCATTTTAAGAAAGGAGCAGCAGGATTCTACAATGAATTCTGCTAAAATTAGTTATGAGCATATTAACGATTAACAAAGATGGGACACCAAGTTACAATGAAGTCAATTATGTGCTTCATGAGCTGGAAGATTCCAGAATCAAACGTCACATTCTGTCTGGAATAATCACAGACATGGAAGTATCCGATATTGGAGCAAAAAATACCAATTGTCGTGTTCGTTATAAAAACCAGTCTGTGTTAATCCCAATCTCTGAAATGGGAATTGAGCTGTCAAATAACGATAACGGAGACGAATGGGTGAGAAAAACGCAGATTCTTAGTAAGATGCTTGGAGCAGTTGTTGATTTTATCGTAAGAGGGATTGATCGAGATGATCCAGATGATATCCATATTGTTGCTTCCAGAGCAGATGCATTACGAAAAAAACGATTTGAGTATTTCACGTCAAATGAGCCAATTTTTGACATAGAGAAATATGACAAAGCAGAGGCAAGAGTTATTGCCGTTTCGCAGCAATCTGCACGTTTAGAAATTTGCGGGGTAGAACTTACATTGCCAATGAATGAGTTATTCTGGAGCTGGGTGGCTGATGTAAGAGAACATTTAAGCCCTGGTGATGTTATCCAAGTTAAAATTCTTGATGAAAGTGTTGATGAAGAAGGAAACATCAAGTTAAGAGTCAGTGGAAAAGAAGCAGTAAAAAATACAGCTGCACTTGCATTAAAGAAGATTCATCCCGGTAATAAATGTGTGGGAGTTGTTACACATATCGAAGAAAATCAGCCAGTGTTTATCCGTTTGGAAAATGGAGCAAACGCCATTGCACACAATTCAAGAGTAAATACAGTTGCATATCCTGGGGATATTGTTACACTTGCAATTAATGACATTAATGAAGAAAAGCAAACAGCTGTCGGTGTTATCACAAATGTCATTAAACAGAATAAGGAATTCTAAACAAGGCAGGAAAGGAGAAGGCAGATCTAATTTAATAAGATCTGCCGACTTTGTTTATGGGAAAAGTAAAAAAATTTTTCAGTGATATAAATAAATCAAAGTTTAAATCTTTGTATGTCAAAAATTTTCTGTTTGCAGTTTCCATTTTAATTGTTGTATTATTTGCAGCAATTACATTCAATGATATATGGTTAAATATCATTGGGATCTTTGTTTTATTCGGGTTCAGCTATCTTACATTTAATGTACGAGCTATAGAGCAGAATAAGCTATATGAAGAAGTAACAGGAGTTATCACAGGGTACAAAGAAAAAGCAAAGGCAGATGTACTCACACCAAGATTGATATCCGAAGAATGCAGTTTCATTGTAGAGACAGATAATGAAAAAACATACGAGATTTTATTGCCACGATTAGAATTAAAGACAAGAGGAATTCTTCTTCAAGAGGGTGGTCCAAAATACTGGATTGGGAAACAGATCACATTCTACTATAGAGATGATCCTTCTAAACCATTTCATTATGATATTAACGAAAGAAAGGCGGGATCTAAAGATGGGAAAGAAAATCCTGAAATTTAGTTTAGACATTATCATTATTGCATGTCTGGTGGCAGCTGGATACTTTGGATTAAAAATTTTTGAACGATTTCAGGAAGATCAACAGTTAAATAGTTCGTATGAATCTATTAGAAAGGATACAAAAACAGGAAAACATATTAACTGGAACAAACTGAAAAAGATAAATTCCGATATTGTTGCTTGGATTTATGTAAAAGGAACAAACATTGATTATCCAGTGGTTCAAGGGAAAACGAATCAATCTTATCTTCATACAAACTTTAAAAAGCAATACACATATGGTGGATGCATCTTCCTTGACAGCAAAGATAATAAACAATTCGCCTTAAATGACAATAATGTGTTTTATGGACACCATATGAGAAATGGAAGTATGTTTGCGGATCTGGTTAAGTTCCGAGAAGAGAAGTTTGCAAGGAAGCATACGATTGAATTATATACACCAGATAAAACATATCATCTGAAAGCATTCTCTGCCTATGCTAAAACGGCAGACACGTCAATTCCAATTACATTTAAAAATCAAGAGGAAAAAAATGCTTATATAACTAAGCTTAAGAATAGAAATGGTGTATCATCAATCATAAAAAATATTCCGAAGAAAGATGAACCGATTTATACATTTGCGACATGTAGTTACGAAGGACATGACTACCGAACCTATGTCCATGCAGTCGAAAAATAAGTTGTTCTGTATGCTTGCTGATATTAGAAATTTATGTTATTATTATATTGTATTTTTATTAGATTCCTCATCCTTAACAGGATAAATAGGACTTTTTTTAGAAATATAAAAATTTAATAGAACATTTCATTGCGAAAGGCATAAAAATATACAGACATATTAATGTCTGTTTTTTTTGTGCCTTTTTTACTATCCAGAAAGGAGGAAATAATATTATGGATGGACACAAACCAATTCCAATCCATGATCTACGAAAAGCAAATGCCTTAGAAAATAAGGATCAGTGGCTAAAGTGGAGAAAAGAAGGAATTGGAGGCAGCGATAGTGCAGCAGCAAGAGGAAAGGGCAAATTTAAATCGACATTGGAGTTGTTTTGGGAAAAAACGTCCAGCTTTCAAAGGGAGCCAAAAAATTGGGAAACATTATTATGTGGTCAATTATTGGAACCTTATGCACGGAGAATGTTTTCTTTCAAAACAGGCTTAAGAGTTATCGAATTACCATACATGTATCAGCATCCGGACCACCCATTTATGCTGGCTGATCTTGATGGATTAGTCATGATGCCGGATGGCAGCATGGCTATTTTAGAATGTAAGGTAATTAATGCTTTTACTAAAAAGTATTATGGAACGAAAGAAAATCCTAAACTACCATACCAATATGAAGCCCAAGTCAGGCATTATATGTGTGTTATGGATATCGATGTTGCATATGTGATCGCCATCTACGGTAACACGCGGAACGATGTCATTATTCGAAAGGTTACAAGAGATATAAAATATGAAAAGATCATGATCGAAGAACTGGAAGAATTTTGGCAGCATGTTCAAAACAACGAAGAACCGGGTATGTTTGAGGATAAAGATCCAAACCTGCTTATTAAAGCATTAGAGGAAAAGAAATATGTAGATGGAACGATTGAATTACCTTATGATCCATTTAAAAGTCTGTTAGAACAATATGACATGCTAATGGAGGAAAAAGAGGTAAAAAAACAAGAACTGAGCAAAATAGATCAGTCTTTAGATCGGATTAAAGCATATTTCATTAATTCCTTAAAGGGAGCAGATGATACCCGTTATGATCGAGGAGTTATTGTTCATGATGATGAAAAAATCATATTGAATTATGAACAAAAAGAACCCAAGGTTACATTTAATGTAGAATCTTCGCAAAGATTGGCAGAAATGTATCCGGATATTTATCAAAAATTTTGCACTGTACAAAAACAGTCTCCAAGATTTTCTCTGAAAAAGGAAAATTTAAAGAAAGGAGAACGTTACAATCATAAGTATATTTAGATGTAACGAAAAAATTATGCAAGAAGTACATTGTAGTTTTTACAAGAAAATCAATGAATTAGATGATGGTACATATTCCATCGCAAGATATCATGCGATATCTGAGGTACCAAAATTGGCACTTTGGAAACAGGATATATTCACGGTTTTAGGAAGAGATCTTCCAAGACAAAAGAACCGAGAGATTATTTTTTATGGAGAATGGAAAGAAAATATCTATAAAAAAAGAAAATCCCTGCAGTTTCATGCGGAAAGATTTAAAGTCTTGCTTCCAGAAACCAAAGAAGCCATTCAGGAAGTTTTGGCAGATGAAGTTCCTGGAATCGGGAAAAAGACAGCAAAAGCTATTGTGGATGCCTTTGGAACGGATACTTTTCACGTTTTAAAAGAACCTCCTAAACATGAAACGATTCCAAGAATAAAACTTATGGCTGTGCGAAACTTTATCAAAGCTGAGGAAAGAAAAGAAAGATTATGTTATTTGATGGGTACTTATGACCTAAAAAAAGGTCAGGCCAGAAAAGTTCTTAAAGCATTCGGAGAAGATGCTACAGAAATGCTAGATGCAAATATTTATAATCTATACAAAGCTGGAATTTCATTAGCAGATATAGAAATGAATCACGAGCCATCCGAAGAAGAGAAAAATGATACGATCAGAATCCGGTGCGGGATTTATTCCGCGATTACAAGATTATGTAAAAATAAAGGACATACTTTTATTTATGAAAATGATCTGATTAATGAAACTTATTATGTAATGCATAAAAGTGTCCCAAAAGCAACAATCATGTTTGCATTGGATTATTTTAAAAGTCAGTTGGTCGATGAATCTATCGTTTATGAAGATGGAAAATTCTTTTTACAAGAATATTATGATGCAGAAATGCTACTTAATAAGATGATTCGAGAAAGATTAGGAGAAAAAATCTTATCTGAGGATGAAAGAGCCAAGATGATTGAAGAGATCAATGATCTGGCAAGAGAAGAAAAAATCCTGTTAGCTTCGCAGCAGCAAGAAGCAGTTATCAAATCTCAGATTTATAACTTATCTATTCTAACCGGAGGACCAGGAACAGGAAAAACATTAACCATAGACATTATGATCAAGTGTTTTCTTAAACGTGGGAAATCGGTACTGTTAATGGCACCAACAGGATGTGCTACAAAACGAATGATCTCTGCGACACACTATGAAAATGGTGGTACGATTCATAGCAAACTAGGATATTTCTTAGACGATGAATTTGTTGCAAATCGTATGGTCAATGAAGATGTTGTTATTGTAGATGAATCTTCGATGATCGGATGCAAGTTATTTAGAGATATCTTCACGCAGGTAAGACCTGATGCGACTTTGATTTTCGTAGGAGATAAAGATCAGCTGCAATCCATTGAACCTGGACAGGTGTTTACGGATATGATCGATAGCAAAGTAATCCCTACAACAATTCTGGATCATATTTTCCGACAAGGTCAGAATTCTATGATTCCAATCAATGCAAAACTGATCAATGAAGGAAACCCAAAGATGATATGGAATGAGAGAGATTTTCAGCTAATTCGTATCGAAGGAAATGATAAAATGATTGAAGAAGAAATCTCTAAAAAAATACCTCAAATTTATGAGATGAATTATGAGAATCGAGAATATTCTGACGTACAGCTCTTATCACCGCTGCGTAAAAAATTTAGCAGGAGTGGAAAAGTAGCCCTAACATCAACGGAATATTTAAATCCAGTCATCCGAGACTTGATCAATCCTTATGCAACACCAGATTCTAAAGAATATGTTGAAACATATGGAAAAAGGTTTTATATGGGAGACAAAGTATTAGAAACTTCAAACAGCAATATAAATGGAATCGTGAATGGCGATATTGGAAAAATCATTAAGATTGATCCCAAAGATTTTACTATTACGATTCAATTTGATGAAAAGACAGTTAAGTATAAAAAAGAAAATTTTGCGACACTGACGTTAGCATATGGTGTTAGTATTCATAAGTCCCAAGGGCAGGAATATCCGATTGTGATCATTCCATTGATGAAATCTTATCACAGAATGTTAACCAGAAGATTATTATATACAGCAGTAACCAGAGCAAAAGAAAAAGTTATTTTCATTGGTTCCCTGGCTGCTTTTTTTATGGCTGTAAATGATGATTTTTCAGAAGCAAGAAATACCAATTTGTTAAATCTACTGACGCAGAAAGCACAGTAGTTTTTTCATTATTAAGGAGAAAATTTACGATGAAGAAAGAAACTTACGAATTTACAGATGAACAAATAACAAAAATGAACTATTACGACAGGCGTGCAGCTTTAATTGCTGAACTAAATAAAAATCTTGTCAAAAACAGAGAAACCGATGATTACGACTACATTGATCTGAAAGGGATTAATGATGTTCTTCATCCGTTAAAGTGCAAATACAAAATTACGGACATGCCATGTAAAGAAGATAATGGCGATATGTCTTTAATTATGATTGATTCACTTACAGGAGAAAAGCATGGAAAAATTACCATTCCATGGCCAGGAAACGATGATGAACATAACAATAATATGCGAAAAATTCAGATCACAGGAGCTAATATCACATATCTTCGCAGATATTTATTGATGCTTGCCTATGATATCAGCGTTCCAAAGGATTTTTACGATGAAAACAAAACTCCTTTGAAATTTAATGATATTCCAGAAGCTTTACGTCCGAAAGAATCTGTCAAAGATGGACAGAAAGAAAACAAAAAGTCTTCCGACTTAGACCCCGTATCCAAAGAAAAATACTTTGGGACAGAAAAAAAGGATTTAGTTCCATATGAGACAGGTGAAGAAGAATTACAGTTAGATCCTAATCGTGGACGTGGAAAGACAAAAAACATCTATGATGATGCTGAAAACTATATGGTAAAAGAAGGAAAATATGAAGGAATAATGCTTTGCGATGTTGCAAAAATGGATCCAAATGATCTTATAGAAATGGCACGACAAGGAAGTCTTATTGAGCCTGAATTACAAAGACATGCGGAAACATTAGTGAAGAAATATAACTTATAAAGCAAAGGAGGAAGGCATCATGGGATTTCCGTTTACTATAGAAGACGAAGCAAAACTGTTACCTCTTAAAAATGCCAGACTGACAGGCGGAACAATCTATGCAGATTGTCCATTCTGTGGCAGCAAAGGAGCTTTACATATTTCAGTTAATAAGAATATGTGGAACTGCTGTGCCTGCATGACGAGAGGTGTGAATAATTCTGGAGGAGGACGAACGCAGCTTTATGCAAAATATTTCAATATGACAAACAGTGAAGCCTATCACAATATCTGTGATCTTTACGGAATCGAAAAAGATTATCGTTCAATAGATGTGGATGAACCGACAAAAGAAGAACCTAAAAGAGATGTAAGAGAAATTGATTATGTGTATCGAGCATTGCTTTCTATTTTGACACTGAGTGATGAACACAAAAAAAATCTTAGAAAAAGAGGTCTGAATGATGCCGCTATCCAAAAACATCAATATCGATCTGTTCCAGTAACAGGCGTTGATAATATTGTGAAAACACTATTATCTTACAATATGGATCTTAAAGGAGTTCCAGGATTTTATATGTTAGATGGCAAATGGAAAGTCAATTTTACACCAGCCCTCGCCGGAATTCTTATTCCAGTGATGAGCCGAGAAGGCTACATTCAGGGATTCCAGATCAGGTTAAATAAACCAATCAGAGATTCTAAATATATGTGGTTTTCAAGCCAAGGAAAAGAATGTGGAAGTTCTCCAGGATCACCGGTACATTTTATCGGAGATGATCCTTTAGCAAAAACGGTTGTTTTGACAGAAGGCTGTTTAAAAGCAAACGTAGCCCATGAATTGTCAAAATATCTAATGAACAAACCGATGACGTTTGTGGCAATTGCTGGATGTGGACAGTTTAATTCTACAAAAAAAGCATTAAGCAGCTTGAAAGAATATGGATGTGAACTTGTATATGACGGATTTGACATGGACAAATTCAAAAATCCTAATGTATACAGAGCAATGGCAAAGAATTTTGATATTGCACATGAAGTTGGAATCCGTATGGAAGTGTATCGTTGGAATGCGATAGAGATATACGGTAATTTCAAACAAAATACGCCATATAAGGTACTGATCAATGATAAAGACTATGCTTTTTATTCTACATACACAAATCATAAACGTGAATTTTTTGATGAGTTTTTTGCAGATGAAAAGACAGGAAGATTGATCATTCCAGAGCCAATATTAAATCCACTACATCCACACGAAGATGTTAATTGCAAACTGATTGATGTTGAAACAGGTGATTACAGTGAGTTTAAGATGAATGTAGATGCATCCATCAATCGTTGTCAGGATTATACTGTTTGGCAGAAAAAAGGCATTGACGACTACTTTTATTCATTAGTACGTCTCAAAAATAAACAACAAAGAAAAAATTAATTTTACACAAAGAAAGGAGCTTATTATGATCGTAAGCGTAGATTTAGGAAACAAAAATATTAAGACACCAGAGTTATTATTTTTGACAGGACTGGATTCATATGACAGTAATCCATCTACGACATTTTTCAGAAATGATTGCATACAGTATGAAGGAAAGTATTATACCGTAGGAAGTCACAGAATTGAGTATACACGATATAAACATACAGATGATCGCTTTTTCATTTTAACCTTAATGGCTATTGCGAAAGAAATCAAACGAAGAGGCCTGAAAGGCGATAATTACGAAGTTGAGTTACTTCTCAGCCTTCCACCGGCTCATTATCGTACTCAGCATGAAAATCTGAAAAATTATATGATGATGAAAGGTCAGCATGTAAATTTCATGTTTAATGATAACCCGATGTCTGTTACATTTAAAGATGTGATTGTTTTTATTCAGGGACATGCTGCATTGTATACTCGTTCCAATTTAACTAAGGAAGAACCGTTGATCATGTTACATGATATCGGTGGTTTCACATGGGATTATCTTTCTGTACGAAATGGAAATCCTGAAAAAGATATCATGGATACAAGAGAATTGGGAATCATTCCATTTTATAATGAGTTTAGTAATTATATTGTATCAGAATATGATCTTCATCTTAGAGAAGATGATATTGATAATCTGATCAAAAATCGAACATTGCCATCAAATTTAGCTGCGATTCAAACAAAAGTATTAGATACGTTAGATACTATGGCATTACAGTATTTGAAACGAGGTATTAAAACGTTTATCGAAGATAAAATTGATTTAAAAATGTATACAAGTGTTTTTGTCGGTGGTGCATCTTTAATTTTTAAACCATACATCTTGCAGTTACAGGAAGAAGGTTTATTAGGTAAAGTCATTTTCATTGAAGATGTTCATGCAAATGCAAAAGGGGCACAGATTTTGTATAAAAGTGCGAAATCCCTTATGAATAAACAGTAAGCATATTTTTTGTAAAGGTTGTGATCTTATTGGCAGAAAAAAATCAAATCAGAAAAAATATTGGTTTCGATTTATCCGATCCTGATCAGAAATTAGCTTATGATATTTTGGAAATGAAGCGAGGGAAATCATTAAGCAGATTTCTTGCTAAATCCATCATCATTGGTGAAATGATAGAAAGAAAAATGCAGACTGATAAAATCGAAAGACGTGGAAATGAACTGTTAAATAGCTTTGATAATTTTCCAATCAATACGAATACAGTTTCCACTCCAATAGTTAAAGAAAAAAGGAAGAAGAAAAAACAGGAAGAATCTGTTGTGCAAACGAAACAAAATGTAGAAATTGCACAGACGGAACAAAAAGAATCCACAAATGAAGTTGTAGAAGAAGTGATAAATCCAGTAACGCCTGAGCCAGAAGAAGTTAAAATTCCAGAACCAGTTAAAAAGGTTGAGGAATCTTCTGGTGAAGATGTAGATGTAGAAGATAAAGATTCTACAGAACCAATCCTGGATAAAGACACTCTTGCAAAAGCAATGAATTTTATGGCAGGTATGTAAAAAAGGAGGTTGGCAGCTTATTTGCTGTCAGCCTCCTTTTTTTTTGATTCTTCAAAGATATCGACATCTTTTTGACTAAAAAGTGCTAAATTAGATGATCGGCGTAATTGTTCTAATTCTATTAATGATTCTACAATTGCTAGTTCTGGAGCTTCTCTAATAATACTACAGAATAATTGATATTTTATTGATTCTTTACATTGGTCATTTTTAAATACCATATCATCAATATTACTTAACATTTTTTCAAACATTAATTTGCACGAACTATATGTTTTAATTATTTGTGGTGTAAATGTAATTTTAATTTTAGCCCCAACCATATCTGTTAATTGTTTAAAATCATTAAATTTTATAATCCTTGCAAATATATTGTTATATGCATATTTTGGGAATCCTATTTCTTTTGCAAGCCTTGTCATTGTAATACCTTCAAGTGCCATATAACATTCTAGCTGATCTTGAATATCATTTAGTGCGTCAAATAGGTGAACATATCTTTTGTAGCGTACACTGTCTTTTTCAAATTCTAAAGTTAATTTTAATGGGAAATCAGAAGCTTCAATAATTAGTGAAATTATAGTCGTAGCCATTTCATAAGGGTCTAATTTTAAGCGACGATACAATGGAAGTGGGGCAAGTTCCGTAGTAGGAACATAAGCAAAATAACTATTTGTAAAATTCACATCTTTTATTAAATCAAATTTATGATTCGATATTTCTTTATCCATATATTTTCTACTAGTAATGCCTTTTGTTTCAATAATTTCTTTTCTGTTGTTTAAAAGTTTATTATATTTTATTGTTAATATATCGCATGGAGAATAGATCGCAGAAGCTCCTTGAGTACCATAATAATCCTTGAAAAATTTTTCTTTTTCATCTTCATATTCTTTTTGATATTTTTCAAAAAATGATTTCGGAACAATTTTATAGCTTTTTCCCTCAGCTAAGTAATCTGATTTATATTCAAAAGATTCTATATCATATCTGGATCGTACTGGATAATTTTGAGCAATTAGAGCAAATACGTCATATATAGAGCTGAAAGTAAAATCTTTTAATGTAGATACATCATAATCAAACATAATACACCTCCCTGTTTAAAATTTATATACATGATTATCTTTATAATTTTAGTATAGCAGTAATAATATAAAAAAACAAACCATTTATTTCCATATAATACCAATTAAACAAAAAATATTGAAAATTATATGAAATGTTATATAAAATATGTGCATGTTATTTTTATTTATGATATACTATAAATGTATTTTTATCAGATTTCATGAAGACAAGTATAGCATGGACTTTTTTAAGAAAAAAAATATAAAGAAACTTAAAATTATAAATAATAAAACAATAAATATTATATATGCTGTTTTGCTATTTATAAAAATGAATCTAACAGACGAAAAGTCTGTTTTTTTTATGCCATTTTTTAAGAATAAAGGAGGAAATAAAATGGAAAAAGAAATTTTAAAATTACTTGGAGAAAAAGATGGAGAATTTTTTGAGGGAGATGTGAGTGGAGATACAATTATTCTCTATTCAAGAATAGAGAAACTATTTTTAAAACTTCAAGAGACAATTCAAAAAAATGTGTATGAGTTATCTGATACGACAAAAAAATTAATTCAAAATGACGCCAAAATTGCAACAAATTTATATGTAATCGCAGCAGAATTAATTCGTTGGTATTCTACAAAAATATCAGATGTTGCAAATGAAAAAGTGGTAATTGATACTGCAAAATGGTTACGATTAAGTAATCGGCATTTTTTTGATGAATATTGTGATGATAAAAGTTTAGGAAGCATCTTTTTACAATATGTAGAAAAATCCGACAGAAATGGACAAAAGAAATTTGTATTATATTTTTTCCATATTCTTCATTATTGTCCACCAAATGGATTTAATGAATATATGTTAAATCAGAATATCGGAACAAATTGGTATTGTAAAGAAAAATAAAGAAAGAAGGAAAAGTTTTATGAGAAAAATTGCAAGTAATTTGTTGTTAAAGGAACACGCAGAACGAGTATTTTTTCTGTGCAAACAGCCAGATGGATATCGAATTATTAAAGAAATTGATGGTGATTATGGGCAGCAGATTCTGACACATTATCAAAATGGATATGGAATTTTACTTTCAGAGCATGGCAATCTTTTAGATTCCATTGAATATGTTATGGAACATAGGACTGGAAAAACATGTTTTGAAATATTAGATTCTAATTATAATGCTAAGAAGAAAATGCTCAAAGATAGTCGTGGATTTTTAAATCGAATAGGAATGGCTATTTGTGAAATTGAGGATTCTAAGGAAACATACTCAGAATTGAATGAATTTATTCAGGAAAATGAACTTGATGCATTTATTTTGTGTTATTTTGAAAAGTAAGGAGAAAAAAATGAGTAAGTCAAAATATCAAGAAAATCTTATAAAGACAGTCATGGATAAATCATGGGGAAATACATGGGAAGAAGCGGTTCAGGAATGGGATATTATTGATTGTGCCGAGGATAATTCATTAAGTCGAAGTTGTATTTGTGGAAAGGAACAGATTAAGTATTTATACAGATTACATAATCGAAAAACAAACCAATGGTTGTTTCCGATTGGAAGTTCATGTATTAAAAAATTTCAACGCAAAGATTTACAGGAAAAAACAGCAACTACAGAAGCAATGTTTAAATTATTACATGCTGTTGGAAATAATCAATATCTGCAGCTATCATCTGATTTGTTTAGTAGAAAACTTCTTAAAGAATTATATGATCAAGGAGCATTCAAGGCGACTTCATATAATCATTATAATCCAAAAAATGATTATGATTTTCTGTTAAAAATGTTCAACAAACGTGCAAAAAATAGTATTAGTACATTGCAGCAGAAAAAAATTACAGCAATTCTTCTTAATTCAATTAAACCATTTTTGGAACAGAAGTTAAGAAGCCAGATTATGTCTTAAAGTTATCAAGAAAAGAAATTGTCAATCTATGGGTGTAAATTAGAACAGGATTTTCTTCCTGTTTATTTTTATACCCATTTTATTTAGGAGGAAAGAAAAATGGTAGTGAACAGATCAAATTTATATGTAGGACAAACAGTATTTTTTGTTCATAAAGAATACAATTCACTTACAAAAATGAAAGAAGATTCCATCGTTGAATGTAAGATTACTAAAATTGGAAGGGTATATATAACCATTAATAATGGATATCCAAATCGACAATTTTTTATTAAATCTGGAAATGATTACGAGTTTGGTATTCAGGAGAAAGAAAATGCAATTGATGGTGGAATTTTATGCTTTACAAGAGAAGATGCAGAAAAACATCTTCTAAAAAAGAAAATGATGTTGGAATTAAGAAACATCAATTATTCTGAAAAAACTAATTCTTTAAATCAACTGTTACTAATGAAATTGGCATATGAAGTTGGAAAATTAGATTTTACAGATGACACAATGCTTAAAATTCCATTACCGGTGAATTATAAAGAAATGTCAGAGGAAACGTTAAAATCATTTTTAGAAAGTGATGGGGAGTATGAATAGGGAAATTAAAAAAATATCAGAAGACATTAAAACAAATACATTTAAACAGTTTTATTTGTTTTATGGAGAAGAAAAATATATGATCTTACAGATGAAAGATCAATTAAAGAGAGCTTTAATTTCAGAAGATGATACTATGAATTATTCCTATTTTGAAGGGAAAAAGGTAGATCCGACAGAAATTATAGAACTTGCTAAAACAGTTCCTTTTTTTAATGATCATAGATTTATCATTCTTGACGGAACAGGACTTGGTAAAAAAAGTGATGATTTATTCATAAAAGGGTTAAAAGAAATTTCTGATACAAGCGTCCTTCTCTTTATTGAAGATACGATTGATAAACGTTCAAAAATTTATAAGTTTTTATCAAAGCAAGGTCATGCTGCATGTTTTGAACCTATGAAAAATAAGGAATTGTCACAATGGATTACGTTATTGCTAAAAAAAGATGAGAAGCAAATGTCGATTTCAACAATGAACAATTTCTTATATCGATGTGGATCAGATATGCATACATTAAAAAATGAATTAGACAAATTGATTTCTTATGTCGGAGACAGAAAAGAAATTACAAGTTATGATTTAGAACAGCTGACTTCATCTCAAACAATTAACCAGATTTTTATCATGTTAGATGCAATTGCTCGAAAACAACGAGATAAAGTATTAACTTTATATTATGATCTGATTGAATTGAAAGAATCTCCATTTGGAATTCTTGCATTATTAGCCAGACAATGTAATCAGCTGCTTCAAGTTAAAAATCTGGATGATCTCGGCAAAGATAATGGAACAATCTCAAAGGAGATAAAGATTCCTGCTTTTGCAGTAGGAAAATTAAAAGATCAATCGAAAATGTTCTCTATTGAAGTATTGTTGAATATGGTAGAAGCATGTGCAAAAACAGATGAATTAATAAAAACTGGAAAAATCAATGACAGAGTTGGCGTAGAATTAATATTAATTCAATTTAGTCAAAATTAGATTAGGAGGAAAATATGATTAGTGAAGAAGAAAGAAAAAAATATGTGGAATTCATGTATAATCCCGAAAATGAATATAATTGTGATGAATGTCCAGAAAATAAAGATTTTGATGATTGGGAAGGAAAATATCCTTGCGGGCAACAAAATTGCTGGGTTACTTGTCATTGCAGAGAAATTATGGAATAAATACAAGGTGTAAACTTTGTGTTCGTTTGCGATAAATGCACAATAATATCTAAAATGCAAAATATGTACAAATACACAAACTACATATTTTGCATAAATTGTGTATTACATGTAAATCACACTTTATTTTATAGAAAATTTAAAAATATCAAAAGGTATACAGAACATCTTTTATGAGAAATGATAAAATAATTAACTTCACACAAACGGTTGGAATGACGCGATTCAATAAGAATGGATTCCAAGGTGAAAATAATTTATGAATGTAATAACAATCTATACTAATAAATTTTTGGAGTTCTCTTTTCAGAGGACTCTTTTTTTTTATTCATAAAAAGTAAATAAATGTAAAAAAACTATTAAAAATGTGGGGGTGTTACACAAAAATGATACAAAAATGCTAAAATACAGGTTGAAAATAGCAAAAATGGGTGGTAATATTAACATTAAGAAAATGATTGATAAAATCATTATGACTAAAAAATAAGGATAAAGCCATTTATCCTTAATAAGTTTTGCAACTTGATATTATAGTGCTTCATAAGAATCAATTTATTTAAAAAAATCTTGTATTTTATAAACGAAATCTATGTAAAAGCAAAACGATGAATCAAAGAAGCACAGGTGCTCGTGTCTAGCATGAGAGGAATGTATACGGAAACATAGCATACTTATATGTTCAGAGCAGGCGGTATCTCTATAAACTATCGGGTCCGTGGAGCCGATGCAGAAAATCCACCGGACATAATACGGGTGTTTAAATGTGACAGTTGTTCCAGTTATGGCATGGATCAAGGTATGGCGACTACAAAAAGAGCCTGATAATATGTTCGAGAAAGGTTGAGGGCAGAAAAGGACCTTTGCCTAAGTCAAAACATTGCCAATGTTTTGATATGGTTAAAATTACTCTGCGGAAGGACGAATACGGATATGTTGATGCTATGTGAGACATATGGGGTAGCATAACAAACTGAAAAGTCTGGCAGTGAGGGCGTACCATGTACTGTGAAAGTGTAATATTGATTTTAAAATATCAATAAGATAAGTCTGTCTTTTTGTAGACACAGGGGGAAATTATATTCATACACAGAAAGAAACGGACATTCGATGTACGGTTCTTTCGTCCGTTTTAAACTTTATAAAAATAAGGATGTAAAAGCTATTAAAAGGTTAAGGATGTATATTTACGATTCCATGAAAAAATAAAAGGTATTGGCTACCCGAAAGTCTTTCTCAAACTGAAAGTTATCAAAAATAAATATATAATAGATATACGTTGTTTTATCTAAATAATATATATGATTTTACATCGAATCGTATTCTTAATTAATCTTGAAGAGAAAAAATAAGAATATTAATGATGTAATAGCGAAATAAATAATATGATTAAGAAAATGTAAGAGGTAGACATAAAATATATAAAATGTCTGCCTTTTTATTATGTGAGGAGGTATGTTATGACTAAAAAAAATATGCTATTGACTATGTTGATGGTAGTTATAAACAACTGGTTGCTAAATATGGTGTTGACGATGGGATTAATGATAACTGTAAAGAATAAAAACGATAAAGTAAGTAAAGGGGGGGGTGTTGAGTATGGAAGCTTTAACAATTGATGAAATCATATCTGCGAAAAAAAATTTTTTAAATATCGACAAGGATCTGAATCTCATTCATTCTGTAAATGAGACTAAAGAAACGTATTATTTGATTCATTGTGTTGCAATTATTACATTTTTATTATTAAAGCAACAGGCACTTGCTGAATCATCTGCGATAATGCTTTTAGTGGTAATTTATTTTCTTCATCGGTGGGAATTTCATTTATCCCACATGATTATACATAACGTTTTGCTTTTTAGTCATCTGTTTGAAAAAAAATATGCCTATGAATTATTAGATAAATTGAATCTGTGTGATCAGGATTATGGGAAAATTCGTCATGTCATGTCAGAGTTTTATAAAAAAGAAGGGATGTGATAATGATGAGAAAGAGAAAAATAATTGGAATTATAGGCTTGGTGCTTATATTAGTCATTGTGCTTTTTTATGTGGTCCGTATCCGGCCAATGGTAACGGAATATAAGAAGATTGCATATGATAAATTAGCAAATATTGATGAAGACACCTTTGCAAAATTAGAAAATACAAAGGTTTATGGAAAGAATGGGAAATTGATTGGAGAAGTCAATTCCGGAAGTTACCAGTACAAAAAAATTTCTGAAATTTCAAAATATGTACAAGATGGATATATTGCAGTAGAAGATAAAAACTTTAAATCCCATCATGGAATCGATTATCTGGCAACTGTAAGAGCTGGGATTAAACTTGTATTGAATCGTGGTAAAGCAACACAGGGTGGAAGTACCATTACACAACAATTAGTTAAAAACAGCTTTTTAAGTCAGGAAAAAACATTTACAAGAAAGATTGCCGAGTTTTTCTTGGCACCGGAGATTGAAAAGATGTATACGAAGCCTCAGATTATGGAGTATTACTGCAATAGTAATTATTATGGGAATCGTTGTTACGGAATCGGAAATGCGGCAAGTTATTATTTTCATAAAAACGCAGATCAACTAACATTATCAGAAGCGGCATTATTGGTAGGGCTGTCGAATAATCCAAGTCGATATGATCCAGTAACTAACTATAATTCATCGATCAGAAAACGTGATCGAGTTTTAAAACATATGTTGGATGCGAAAGTAATCTCAAAAACACAATATCAACAAGCAAAGAACGAAAAAATAGAAATTGCAGAGTATCGTAAAAATGTAAAACCTGAAGGGTATCAGACAAGCTTTGCAATTTATCAAGCAACATTGGAATTGATGAAGAAAAATGGATTTGAATTTCAGTACACTTTCCAGGATAAAGAAGATGAAAAGCAATATAAAGAAAGATATCAGGAAGAATATCAAAAATATTTTCAGAAATTGCGAAATGGAGGATATAAGCTGTATACATCTTTTGATCAAGAGTGTCAAAAAGCTTTACAAAGTTCCGTTGATCATAATCTGAGATCGTTTACCAAGAAAAAGAAAGGGAAATATGAATTACAGGGAGCTGCAGTCAGTATTGATAATGAAACAGGAAATATTGTGGCAGTTGTTGGTGGAAGAGGACAGAATGATCAATATAATAGGGGTTATTTAGCTATTCGACAGCCTGGTTCATCTATTAAACCTTTGCTTGATTATACTCCTGCTTTCGATAGCGGTGTATATTATCCATCAAAAGTAATCTCTGATCGAAAGACTTCCTCTGGTCCATCGAATGCAGATCACAGTTATAGTGGATCACGAACGATTCGTAATGCAATCATTCACTCTACCAATACGGTTGCATGGAATGTATTGCAGAAAATTGGAGTAAAAAATGGTCTAAAGTACCTTACAAATTTGCAGTTTAGTAATTTATCATATTTAGATAATAAAAACGCTTCTGCAGCACTGGGTGGATTTACGCATGGTGTTAGAGTTGTAGATATGGCAAAAGGATTTGCAACATTAGAAAATGGTGGAGTTTATCAGGATAACAGCTGTATTGATAAGATCATGTTTAAAGAGCATGAAGTTTTAAAGCATAAAAATACAAGAAAGAATGTGTATTCCTCAGCCTCTGCCTATATGATCACCGACTGCATGAAGGATGCTGTGAAAAATGGAACTGGTAAAAATGCACAAGTAAAAGGACAGATCATTGCAGGCAAGACAGGTACGACAAATGATTATAAGGATGCATGGTTTTGTGGTTATTCAAGATATTATACAACCAGTGTTTGGGTAGGATGTGATGATCCAAATCCAATGGATAATTTAACTGGTTCGTCCTATCCATCTAAGATTTTTTCTGATTACATGACGAAAGTTCATAAAGGGAAAATGAAGAAAGATTTTAAAATGCCAGATACGGTATATCGAAAAGATGGAGATCTATTTTCGAAAGACATTGATGATACGTTACATGAAACAGTGCTTGAAAATATATTAAAAGAGCAGATCAAGAAAGCAGAAAAAGCAGTAGAAGATTTTGAAGCTTTTACAATCACGGACGGGGAGAGTGCCTATCTACTTGATGATAAGTATCAGAATGTATGTACAGCTATTGAAAAAGTAGATGATTCCACACAAAAAGCAAAGTTCCGACAACGGATTGAAAATCATTACGATGATCTTTTAGAAGAACAGAAGAAATGGAAAGATGCGATGGAAACATATGCAACACAGAAGGAACAGCAGCGAATTGCGGAAAATGAAAAAGCTGAAAAAGAAGCTGTACAAAAACGACAAGTATATGAACAACAGCAAAATATCAAGTTAGTTGAATCATATATATCCAGATTAGATGTCATGGATACATATGATGATACAGCAGAAGATATTATTACCAAATTACAAGAAGCTTTAAAGAAATGTGAGGATTATGATACATATGATGAGCTAAATCAGAAAGCTGAACAAGCAATAGAGCGTGTTCGCAATCTAAATAGTGATACAACAACAACAGAATCAAATTAAGATCAGGAGGAAATTATGAGAAGAAAAGCAGCATCTTTATTATTAGTAGCTATGATGATGAGTGTAGCAGTGCCAGTTCATGCAAGTGAACAGGCGACTGTCACAATTCAAGAATCACAAGGAGAAAACCGAGAGGTTGATCAAGTTCAATCCTCTGAAACAACAGAATCCAAACCATCAACTTCACAGATCACAACAACAGCTGAGAGAAAAGAAGAAGTAACATCAACGCATAAGAAAAAGCAAAACAAAAAGAAAGATAAGAAAAAAGAGAAAAAAGTCAAGAAACTAAAGAAAACAAAGAAAAAAGAAAAAGTTGTTCATGTAAAAATCAAACCAACAATCTCATCTTCCTATCAGGAACAATCTATTAAAATCAAAAAAAATAAAGAATACATTGGAAAATTTATTTATTTTAATCAGGGAGATGCTGCGTGGAATAGTAGTGGATACGGAATTCGAGCTGCTGGATGTGGTCCGACTTCAATGGCTGTGTGTATTAGCACGTTAACTGGAAAATGGGTAACACCAGTAGATACAACAAGTTGGGCATATGAGCAGGGATATTATTCTTCTGCCGGAAGTGAACATCGTGCAATTCCAGCAATGGCAGAACATTGGGGCTTAAAATGCGATGGATTAGGAACCAATTATCAAAAGATTAAAGAGTCCTTAAAACATGGCAGACCTGTTGTTTCTTTGATGGGGCCTGGCTATTTTACTCGCGGTGGACATTTTATGGTATTAACGGAAATTGATTCTAATGATAATGTAACTGTTGCGGATGTAGGAAGTCGTAAAAGAAGTCAGTATAAGTATTCACTTCATGATGTAATTTCACAATCTAAAGTTGCAAGTGCTGGAGGACCATTTTGGAGTATTTATAAACAAGGGAAAGCCAAAACACAGAATGACAGTAAATCAAATAAACAAGTTTTAAAAATTAGTAAGAATAAAAAAACAGCGACAAAAGCAAAGGTAAATCATAAAGAAAAAGAAATAATCCAAAGTTTTTATACTGAATTATCAAAGAATTTGACAGATCTGGAAAAAGAGCTTCCAAATAGTAAGGTATTGATTGGAAAAAAAGCGACTGGGACCGAAATTCCAAATGGAAAGATTAATCAGTGTATTTATCGTTTAGGTGAAAAGTTAAACAATGGTCATTTACAATTTATTGCGACACATTATTATTTTGGAGAAGAAGCAATCCTTCATGGGGATGCAAAGTCTGCAAGTATTGATTTGAATTCACGTATTCAAATGCTTGATTTTTAAAAATTGAAAGGAGATGCCGTGGAGAAATCAATCTTCACGGCTAAATATTTATTATGGAGTATGAACTTATTGGAACAATTGTTCCGGCAGTGAAATGTATTTTAAAACCAGGAGAAGCAATGTATACACAATCCGGTGGAATGATGATGTATACTGGGGATATAAATTATTCTACAGGTCTGAGAGGTGGAGTTGTTAAATCCGTTGCAAGACAGCTTCTTGCAAGAGAGTCAGCTTTTATGACAACGTATTATGCAGAAAAGCATATGGGAATTGTTATATTTTCTACGACAATCCCTGGAACGATTCAGTGCTTGAAATTAGAGAAAGGTTCTTCGATGATCTGTCAAAAGACGGCATTTCTTTGTGCAGAAGAGCAGATTATGGCAGATGTTGTTTTTACAAAAAGATTACGTGCTGGTTTGTTCAGTGGAGAAGGCTTTGTATTACAGAAAATTTATGGTGAGGGAAGAGTTTTTCTGGAAATAGCAGGGGATTCAATTATTCATGATCTTAAAGAGGGTGAAGTGTTGTATTGTAATTCGGGAAATGTAGTTGCTTTTCAGGACTCCGTAGATTTTGACATTACATTAGTAAAAAGAATGTCTACATTATTATTTGGAGGAGAAGGAAATTTTCTTGTAAAATTGACAGGACCTGGAAAAATTATTTTACAAACACAGAATCAGATGCAGAAAGTGAAAATTTATGAGAATCAATAAAATGTGGGGGCATTACACAAATTTCATAAGAAAAACGTAAAAATATATAAAAAAATACATAAAAATGTGTAATAAACTTGAAAAATGATATGTAATATGATATTATAATATAAACAGAAAAGTTATTATTTGAAAAATCAATTTCGGGAATAAGAAAATTTTTTTGTTAATAACGTGTAGTGTAAATAATAGCGATGGCGAATGGTTATATTGACATTGGAAATTACTTTTTCATAAGATTTTTCTCCTTAAAAATTTTATCGATATGTGTCAATGTAAAATAGATTGGTTCGATTCCAATCATCGCCTTTTATCAAAGATATGAATATCGTTTTTTTGTATGGACCTCTATACATCCCTGTTAAGTTACCGTACAATAAATAGAGTTTTTTATATTTATATCTTTGATTCTTCCAAAAAATAGGTAGGGAAATACGAGCCTTAAAGGCAATATATTCCTTACCACTCCCCTTGGAAAAGTATTGGGATACAATAAAATAATGGATGTATTCCGTTGGAGTATGCTAACATTTATTATTTTATTTCGGAGTTCGATTCTTTGATTTTCCAATCAGGCTAGGTGGGCTCATGTTTATGAGTCTGCATTAGCTTATTAAGTCTATATGGTACAATGGTGTAAATGGAATCACAAGCGAGTGCTAATCGTTCTAGCTTTTTGAGCTATTCAGGTTCGAATCCTGATTGTACCGCTGCTAATAAAGTTATTTTATTAGTTCTGATGTTTAAAGTGGAAATGCTATGTACTCTGCTTTAAACAACTTGGAAAGTAAATGGTAAATTTAATGATCTTGTATTTTATCTTTTTTTGTAAATACTTTTTCAGGATTGCTTGTATTTACTTAAAGATCAGATCGTCATGTTAAATATGGTACCCCACGATCATTACAATCGGAGTTCGATTCTCCGGCTTTCCCTAAGAGTATACTGTTTTGTTTGTTATTTCCAGTTTACTCTTTCTATTGTTATTATTTTATCGTATTACTCATTCGAAAAGGCAATATCATATCATGAATATTGCCATTAAAAATTCCTTAACGATGAACAAAAATGGCGTGTCCAAGAGATACGCTTTTTTTGTGTCTATGTACTATGCAAGTCGGATATTGGATGTCCACCAAGAACGCTGCAGCATTTTTCTTGGTTCCCTGGTTCGAGTCCAGGACTTGCTCTTTCTGTTAATATAAAGCAATAAGGAGAGGGTGGGCTATGCTAGTGACGCAGGGAAGAATCCAGAAACTGAACAGCACAAGCATACGTATACTCAACCTATATATGCTAAAGTTCATCACGAAGAGATAGGTCACATGGAAACAGTAACCGATCCTCCAACATATCATGATGAAAAATGTGAACACGTTATCTGTCAGGATTGTGGAAAAGATTTAACACAGGCTTATATTGAAGGGATTAAAGATGGAATTTATAAAAATGTTAAAATAACAGCTGATGTTTCTTATTCTCAAAATAAAAGCAGCAGTATATTAAAAATGTATAATCTTTCTTATGATTCAAGTATGCCTCTATAAATCTAAACAGAGTACCACGTCCATATTTTAACATGGGCGTGGGTGAATGCGTCCTGACGGACACATTATCGTTTCCCCTGATTCCGAATATACTGTTTTATTGTGTGCAGACTGTTTTCA